AATAGAAAAATTTGCAGAAATGTGCGCCAAATCACGTCACGAAGGATTGACAAAAAAAGAACATCTTAAAAAAATAGATTTAGCAAATGAACTTGTAGAAGATGGTTTAATGACAAATAATGGAATGTATAATTTTGTTAATAGTGAAGATAGTAAATATTTTACAAATATTATAAAAAATTGGAAACCTAATAAAAATTAAATACTTTCTATAAAAAAGGCCAAAGGCGAAGCCAATTAATTTAAAAATTTTTATACGTATTTAATAACACATGCCCACACGTATCACATTCAACATGTGTGTCAGATATATATTCAAATATCGTTTCTCCACACTCTGGACATATAAAATCACCATCACTAAAAGATTCAGATGCAAGTTTTAATAATTTAGCATCATCAGAAATATTTAAACCGTGTTTTTTACTCAGAACCATAATTTTATGTATTTAATGCGCAAAGATATTTATAATTTTTTAATTAATCAAGTATTTGTGAGAATTTCTTGCTTTTAATGAAATTTTTTTATAATTTTGCATATAAATTAACCATTATGGAACAAATAGTAAATATTGCAAAATTAATGCAATATAAATTAGATAAAAACAAACACAAGGATTGTAAAGTGATGAATGCAGATGGCATAGGACGAAAATGGGATAATTGCAGTGTGGAATGGCTACGTAAGAGAATGCTTGAAGAAGCTGATGAATTATATGATGCGATATTACAAAGATTAAGCCCGAAAGAAATTGCATTAGAGTGCGCAGATGTATGCAATTTTGCTATGATGATAGCAGATAACGTAGGGGGTTTGGAAGAACCTACAATTGAAACCACTGACAATGCAAATTTAGGTGATGTTACAAATCTGGTTTGCGACTTTGAAAAACCACAGCATTGCCCATTACATTGGAATGGTGTTGAATGTAATGAATGTGATTATAAGCATTTGGGCATTCCAAACATTTGCTTTTCCCTTACTGACAAAGACGATAAAAGGGAAGTTGATTTTAAAAAGCAGAGACTGGAAAGAGGTTTTGATGATAGCGAAACATGGTCATTGAGAGATACTATGGCAAATTTTATTATCCCAAGATTAAAGAGGTATCAAGAAATTGCGAATGATTTTTTAAAACGTGATGAAGAATTGGTAAATGATATAGATTGCTTTTTAAAAGCAATGGAATTAGCTGCAAGAGATAACGGCAGTTGCATCTTTACCAAAGAAGAAAAAAAGCAATTGAGTGAAGGATTAGACAAATTTCCAAAAATTTTTATGTCATTATGGTGGTAGTTCAATTGCACCCAACGAACACATTTAATTACGTTAAAAGAAATTAATTTGAAACAAAACCTTAAAATTTAGAATATGAAAATGACAGTACAAATGAAAAAAATACAGAAACAAATAGACTTAGTTAAAAATGATATTCTACAACGATTTCCAAATTGTTCATATACCATTGGAATTTTATTGTGGGATGATGGGACAAGTCGTGTAGAATGTCGTCACGGAAATGATGAAGATAAAAAAATATATACATCAACTTATTACAACAATAAATTAACCTTTGGCGAGATAGATGTTGATGGAAAAGTTATGATTAAAGATAGATTTGGAAATGAAAAATTTCAGTATTTAACTGATGAAAAACCAAAACATTCTTAAAATTAAATATAACGGTGAAGTATTGGCATTTGTTGCCTTTAATTTGAAACAGAAAAGTTTAACTTAACACAAATTTTAATATGAAAAATAAAGTACAAAAACCCACAAGCAATAATGCTAATACTGTGTTAGCACCCGTTTTATTTACTCAGGAAGAAATTGAGAAATATTATGTGAGGTGCGAATTTGATGATACTTGTGACTGTTGTGATAACCCGCAGCAAGGTAGTTATGCGGCAGGATATACAAATGATGAGTGTGGTTGTGAAGTAGATTACTATATCTGTGGAAAATGTGCTTCGTTGGCAATACCTAAGCACATTGAAGAGGAAAAGAAATTAGACGAGTACATCCGCTCTTTAAATGAGTACTAACGGTTGCAAATATATTGTCGTTTTAGTTAAATTATTGTTCTACAAATAAAAATAAAAATATATGGATAGTGAATTAAGAATTTTAGTAGAACGTTTGGAAAGAATTTTTCCACACTTGAAACTTTATTATGAAGGTGAAATTTTTGTTTGCGAACCAAGACAAAAAAGTGGGAAAATGTCTGATGTGGGAAAATTAAGTATAGATTGTAATTTTACACCACCAATGGAATATGATTGGTATGAAGTTATAAAAATTCTTAAAGAAAACGGTTTAGAAATAAAAAATTCAAAACAATAATCTAATTAAACATAACGGTTGCAAATACAACTATTGCTTACACAAGTGCTTAATTGGAACACTAGCAAAAAGTTTTTAAAAATAGCGTTGTGAATATTGATTATATCGAATTAAATTAGTATCTTTGTATAAAATAATTATAAACTAAAAAATATTGATATGGAAATAATAGGAAAATTTGAGAATAAATTAGTTGTAAAGTGTGATGGTGATTATTATCACGAGTGGAATACATTTGGGACAAGTAGCGGTTGTTTTTTCTGCGAACACGAAAAAGGTTCAACATATTTTGATTATGTTGAATTTGATAAGTTAATTGAAGTAACTGATAAAAATATTATTAATGAAATTACATTAAAAAGACCAAACAAATTAATTTGAAATAAAAAACCTTAAAATTTAGAATATGAAAATGACAGTACAATTAGAAAAGAATTTGCTAAATTTAGTTGGTAAAAATGTGAATGTAAAAGAAACAGTAGTAGGTAAAGTAATAGAATATGATAATGAAACAGGCTTGGCAACTGTTGAAATAGACGATGGCTCATATTCTAAAATAGGTTGGAATCCAATTGCGGGACACAATATTGGAATAAGTAGTAGAGTTAAATCGGAGGATAATTAAATTACATATAATGGACTTGTGTATAGTATGTAATTTTAAAAAGTATTAACAGATAAACTAAATAAAATGGAACAAAGTAACAAAATGCAAAGAAGCGAGGTTTGGGAACAAATATATAAAGTGGTAAGTAAGATACCAAGAAAAGACGTTGAATGCGATGCAGCAGATGCGCCGAGCGTTGCTACTGAATTGGAAGAACTTTTTTTAAAATTATTACCTATACACGATGTTAGCGTTGTGGTTTGCCCTAAGTGTAAAACGAAAGATATACAGGTTATTTGCTGTACATGTGGACATGGTGATAATATTAGCGACTTCAAGCAAACTGAACGCTAACGAGCCGCAGAATTTTACGGATTAATAACTAATAAATTGATAAATATGACAGAACAAGAAGTACACTTATTATTAAGTGATGTAAAAATTGATAACGACAATCTTGATTACATAAAATTAACAGGGGAAATATGCGGAAAATTACGATGGGACTTAGTAAATTTATTTGCTATACCTGTAGCGATAGCAATTCCAAGCGTTGGGGTGTCGGTTGCTGGGTGTCCTTACAGAGTGCAAGACTCTTGTAATTTTAAGGGAATGCACTGTTTAGATGAAACCTGTAATATAAAAGCAAAACCAATAACTGATTGCTAACGGTTACAAATATATTATGAAATTTTTTTATTTCAATTTTTTTGTTATATATTTGTTATTATGGTTTAGTTAAAAAAGTACAAATATGAAAACAGAAACAAATTTAGAAAAATACGAAATTGAACAAACAATTCTCATTAAAGAATTAGAAGAGAATAAACTAACATTGACACAGACAAGAGAACGATGTTCTAAATTATGGAATTTAATACCAATTACGTATGACGTGAATCCAGTTAGATTGAATAATTTAATGGAAGAAAAATTTGGCAATGAACCTGAATTCAATAAATATAAAAGAACTTTCAAAATAATTGTTTAATAACAGTTGCTTGCATATTTCAGGTTTGCTTATGGGAACTTTGAATTATGCACAAATGCTGATGCAAACTTGAATATACACGATGTTATAAATATGATTGAACCAATAATTGATAAAAGTAAAGTGATAATTAGACCACCAGAAATGCGTGTGTGTGGAGTTGTTTGTAAAGATAATAAAACGATAAACCGATATAAATTATTTGGTAGTATTGCTGTGGTTTGTGGTGTGATTAGTGCGTTGGGTTGTGCGTGGGGTCTGTTTAATTTAGGTGGATTTTTAGTATTAATTTAACAATATAAAAAATGGAATACAATGTAAAAGGTTTGAATTTATTAAGTAAACAATTTAATAAATTTGTTGTAAGTGCTGGATTTGACAATAATGATGTACCTTTAAGGATTGCGTTAATTCATTCTGAAATATCAGAGGCATTTGAGGCATTTAGGAAAGATAAGTATGCTGATTTGACACCTGTTTTAAATGAAACTTTATATTATGTCAATTCTGATATACCTTGTTGTGAAAAAGATAATATTAAATTTAAATTGTTATTCGAAGAAAAAATAAAAGACTCTTTTGAAGATGAAATCGCTGATTCAATAATTAGATTGCTTGATTTATGTGGTAAATTAAATATTGATATTGAAAACCATATTAAATTAAAAATGGCATACAATGAAACAAGAGGATTTAAATATGGAGGTAAAAAATTCTAATGGGTTTGAAAAATTCAAAGAGCGGTGGCAAATTAAAATTAAATTGCAGCTAACGGTTGGCGATATGTATCATTGTAATCATTGTAATTATGGTGATTGCTTTCGGTATGTGGTATTGGTTATAACGGTTGCGTGTATGAAACGTGCCAACACAGAACTAAATTAGAATGACGATATTAATAAACATAGTATTAATCAAAGATGCACGACAGGTATGTTTTATATTGCATGTTAGGCATCTGTAAAAATTATTTTTATGAAAAGGAAAAACGGATTTTATTGGGTAAAAACATTTGCAATAACATGGGCAAAAGAACCAGGAAAATGGACAGTTGCAGAATATGAAAACAAAAAATGGTTTATTGGCAGGTCATGTTATACGGAAACTGATTTTGCTGAAATAGATGAGCGTAAAATTGTGCGTGGGCAATAATTTTTATTATGCCTAACGGCTGCAAATAAAACATCGTTTTAATGTGTTTTATTTGTTGTTATAAGTATGTAAAACAAAAATTATACAAATTAAATAAATGAAATTATGAAAACAACAAAACAAGAATTAGAAAAAAGAAAAGAAGAAATCTTAAATGATTTGAAAAACAGAGTGCAAATAGGTGATGATAATATTAAATGGATTGGTGAATGTATCAATACTATGATTTCTGATGAATTGAAAAGAGAAGAAAATAAACAATCATAATTTTTGTTTTATTACTTATAACGTTTGCAAATATGAGAAGTAAATTTTACCTATAAAAAATTAGATAATTTAAAATTTATTTCTTATATTTGCTGTTATACACAGTTTAATTTTTAATTTAAAACACAAAATATATGAATAACGAAAAAGTAGAAAATTACGCAAAATCGCTTGTTAAACACGGTTTGTATTCAACAATTGATGATGCACGAGCAGAATCTATTAGATGGCACAAAAAACAAGAACGTGGATTGGAAGAACCACTTCAATGCCCACACCATCCTGATATAGAAACCAAAGTAACACACACTGAAAATGGTGGGATGATTGTTGAATACAAACTTCCTAAAAATTAAATTGTGTATAACGGTTGCAGATAAACGAAGTTTTAATTTTTAAATAACAAAATTATGTTTGGATACGAAGAAGAATTACAAGACGAAATAGCTAAATTAAAAGCAGAAAACGAAAAATTAAAGTTGCGTTTATCTGTTGTTAGCCAGCACAGCGAACTGTTAAAAGAGATTTTTAGCATTACTGCTGGTGCTTGGGATGACCCTGTGATTAGCGAAGACTTATACAATAGAATGGAAGCTGCAATCTCTTTTAATTGTGGCTAACGAACGGGGCTTATGGCTGTATTAACGAAATATTGATTGAAAAACTGAGTAAAAAAAGAAAAATAAGGTGGATTTTTAAAAATAAATTAAAAACTAAAAAAATGGAAAAATTAGAAGTTTTAAGAGAAAAAGTAATTTTAGCATCAGAATCTTCTACGGAAGCTAAAAAAGTATTAGAAGTATTATTTCCTCAATGTTTTGTGCCTAAATATGGAGATAGAAGAAATAGTATAATTGGGAAAAAAGTTATATTATGCGATAACTCACAACAAAAAAATCTTTTAACAGGCGAAAAATCAAATTTAGCAGGATTTAGCGGAAAAACTGGTGAAATAGTAGAAATAATATCAGAGCCATATATGTTAGAATATTTCAGTTGTGTTAGCACATGGGATAAATCAGAGTTTATAACTGTATTATACAGAGGAACTCCTTATGTAGCCATGAATATATGGTCAGAAGTAAAATAAAACAGCTTGAAAAGCTGACGAGGGTTGGCTTTTCTTTTTTATTATTAACCAATGAAACTAAAGATGAAACACAGACAATATAGCCATAAGCCCATGTTATGTGGTGTGTTGGGATTTTTGAGCGAGGGGCACGTTTTGCGTTTAAGGAATGAAAGCCCGAAATTACATATGCACGGGTGCATGTGGAGTTGTTAAAGGGCTTGAATGACAGCAAAATGGCACATAACTCCTATATATCAACAAGTGTTTTTAAACAATTGATAATTAAATAGTTTTATCATGAAAAAGACCAATTGCTACGGAATTTGTGAACAAAAATTGAACTATTTAAAACATTTGGGCGAGAATTTCGTATAACCAATAAAATGAAGATGAAAATAACTAAAAAAATTCACAAAAGTTTCAAACATAGGAGCAAACCAACTTCAACTACAATTAAGGTTATCCCAATGAAATGCGTTTGTTGCGAAAAAGAAATAAACATAAAAAAAGAGGTTGCTCAACTAAAAAGTCGTTTAGATTTTATCTCACAAGAAGGGCTTCCTGATTTGATAAATGATTTAAAATTAAACAAAAACCAAAAATTATGATAACATTTTTTACTACACTAGCAATTATAGTATTTTTTGGAGGAGCTTACTTCATGGGAAATTCAGTTTTAAACACATTTGATGAAGACTGGATAGAACAATTAATGTCAAGCTTATATGGAATAATCTGCTGGCTGGCAATTGCCTGTTTAATATTTTTATGTTGTTTAATGTTTTTGGGAGTAAATGCATTATTTAGTTAAAAAAAAGCCAAAGGTCAATATGAAAACATTTTTAACGGTTGGGTGTAAAAAATCGTTTTAATGTTTTTTACACTTTATTAGCAGTATGTAAATTTATCCTTTTTGAGCGTGGGATACTCGTAAATATAAAAAACATAAATAAAATGAAAACATTTACAACAGAAAATTTTGACAACTTAAAAAAAGTGTGTGAAAAAATCATAGCAATTTCAAACGAAAACATTGATGGTGATTTAATGGCAGTACAACTTATGTGTTTGGGTGATAACATAAAAGATTTTGTTGAAAACCCTATTGTTAAAAACTCAGGTGTGGCGGCAAGATAAAATTATTACTGCTAACTCTAAAGTGAATTTAATACAAAAGGCTCTGCCTTGGAACATGATTCATCCCCACAATAAATAAAAGCTGTGGGATTTTTATTTTTGCTAAAAACTTGACTTTCTCAGAATTATTTTATATCTTTGCTTTACCTGTTAGTGTAAAGGCAACTGACAAAAACAAACCATTAACTAAAACCTTTTGGCGTATAGGCAGCCAAAGAACAGCATGAAAAAACCAATAAAAAAACAAATTGAAGAACAAATTCAAAAATTTGTAGAAAACGGAGTTAAAGTAGAGTATGTAAACTGGTGTCCTGTTTCTATTGACAAAGAAGGTAGAATTACCAAAGAAAATTCTCCTTACAGAAGTTTAGATTTAAGCATCATTTCTCTCGAAGGATTTAAAAAACTTGAAGATACGTATGGAAAATTTACTCATTTGTATATTTCCAAAACAAGCCTCTTTGAAGGGCATATTAGATTTGCAATTTACAACGAAGAAGTTGTTGAAGATTCTAAATTAGATAACACTCTCAATTGGTCATGTACCAATTATATGGGCGGAATTCCAAAAAAGCTTCATACGCTTTATCCTTCCAGATATGCAATTGATGAAATGGTAAATTTAAATTTCTTTAATGGGAATAAAATTGAGCATTGCCTTGTTAAAGCAGTTAAATTTACAAAAAGCAAGGTTAGGTACGATTTGCATGTCCCAGTATCAAGCCCGTCAGACCCAAATGCTGAAATGGATGTCGATTATACTACAGTATACGATATAGATAGTGTTTGCGTTGAAGACTTTTGCCAAATTGAACAGGTGTTCGAAACCGATTCAATGGTGAAATGTATAGGAGGAGATTATCCACCAGCTTTAAATAAAGAGGGAAAAGTAATAGCCTTCAATAAACCAACTAATAGTTATATGATATGGTTTACTGATAAAATTCATGATGTTATTGTATGTAATTTCCCAAAAATTCCCAAAGGACACGGAAGATGGTGTGAGTTCCAAGAACTAGAACCTGTTTGTGATGAAGGAACATTGCGCCCATTAGAAGCTGATGAATGTTATGTTTTAACAAGTACTGGTACAGATGGAAAAATTATTGTTACTACTGAATGGAGCCAAGCAAATGATTTTAAATTATCTGGCAATTATTTAACACAGATTGGTAAATTTCCAAGCAAAAAATCCATTGGGCAACAAAGAGCTGAAAGATACAGAGAAATAATGAATTCACCTTCAAAATTTAATTTATCTGAAATATTTGAGCAATTGAAATCTGGCAGACCAGCCGCAAATCAAGATTATCTTGACAAATGTATTACTGAACTAAACAACTCAACCGAAGAATTTCCAGATTATATAATTATCGATAATCTTAATAAACTTACTTTATCAGAGAAACTTAGAAAATTGAAAACAGGATTAAATCCCTCTGGCCAAGAATATCTTGATAAATGTATTGCTGAATTAGAAAATGTCAACTCAAAAACTTTTGTGTGTACTCCTAAACCTGGGTTAGTTGGGGAAACTGTTGTAACTACTGATGAAGTTAAGGCCAAAGAACTTGAAGGTAATGGTGATTGGATAATAGAAGTAGTTGACAATTATAAATGGTTTGAAAAATAATAATTATAGTATCATTATTAGTATAAGAAAATCCCCACAATAAATAAAAGCTGTGGGGATTTTTGTTTTTATCAAAACTTTTTATACCTTTGCATATAATAAAAACAATTATATGAATAATCAATCATTTGCAGAAGATTTTTTTTTAGAAATAGAACATTTGATTGGCGAAGGGAAAAAATATACATCAATTTCTAAAACAATTGAAATGATGTGGGATTTATTAGATGTTCCAAGTCAAGAAAATATAGAATGTTGTGACCAAATATTTTTAACAGCAACGAATAAATCTCTTCCGCAAGGAATATTAATTGCCCTTATAACACAGTCATCCCATTTGAGAGATTCTTTTAAAAATAGAGAAACACTATTTAAACTAACAATGGATAATGCTGTGAAATTGCATGGAAAAGAAGGAGTAGAAAAATCATTATATAATCAATTAAAATAAGATATAATTCCAAACAATAACAAAAAAAACAATTATATGACCACACAAGGATTAGACACTGAAAAATAAGAACGGTTTAAAAAGCGTTTTTTTCGTTTTTATAAATAAAAATAAATTTAAAATGAAAGATAAAATTAGAAAAATAATACATGAAGAGGTTCACGCTGTAATAGAAATAGAAGAAATTTCCAAAAATTTATCTAAATTTTTTATGAATAAAATAAAAACCAACATAGATGAGTTTGTTAATGACGCACAAAAAGTAAACTGGTTTTGCAATGCCGCTTATAATTTCGATTTATCAAACAATATTTTAATAAACGAATTGGCTGTATGTGTATATAATTATAAGCATAACAAAGAGTATAAAGAAAACTATGTTTCTGGGGCATTCACAGGCAAAGTATTTCAGAAAACAGTTGATAATGTAATTAAATATGATTCTAGCATAGATATAAAAATATATAATTGGGACTTTAAAATAGATTTATCAGAACAAATACAGGATGTTTTTGCCCATGAATTACACCATGTTTTTGATGCTGCCATAAGATTGAATAAAAAGAGTAAAACAAAAATTTTAAATTCCGTATATAGAAGGTTGAAATTAAGTTATCCAGGGTTTATAAACAGCAATCCTTTACTAAAGGAATTTATGGATGTGTTTTACCTTAATTTGCCAGAGGAGAGAAACGCAAGGATTCACATGCTACACATAGAGTCCAGAAAGCTAAAAGGATTGTCAAAAGATGAAATGATTATTAAACTTGGAGAGATGGCTCCATTTAAAGATTTTCAAAGAATGTATAAATTTGTCTTAAACGATTTATCTTCAATTTCCATAGACGAAAAGAAACAGTTTGTAAAATATTTCAATCAATTATTAACTCAAGAAATAATTAAAAAAAACCTTGAAGAAGACAACGTCCATTATTCTACCAACCCAGAAAAGTTTTTTCAATTCTGGGCAAATCAATTTAGAAAGAATGCAGATGAATTATTTAAAGATGCTAAGGGCGTTGTAAATCATTTAACAAAAAATAAACTTACAGAGAATACTGATTTTCATTTTTTAGATGGTTTAAGTGATGATGCAATTTTTGCCTTAATAGGAGAGAACTTTAACGAATACGATTAATCTAATGAAGTTATGTCATACATATGGAAAACAAGATGATTTGTATAACTCAATTTAAATTACTCCAGTAATGATGAAAAAAATGTTAACTGTACAATATAAATTCTTCTACAAAGATAAGTTTGGAAAAATGCAATTTCAAATTGTAGAAGTTTCTGAAAAAAATAACGAATTAGCAATTGCAACGTTTGAAAAACAATATCCCAATATTACCTGGAGGTCATTTATAGCATTGTAATTAAAAATAAACAACATGGAACAATCAATGGAAGAAAAATTAAACAACCTACGTATAGCTGCGGGGTTTGATGCGAACAGAACAATGCCAGGTTTATATCAACACATGGGATATCGACAAAGAGTTGCACAGGAAATTTTAAAATGCCACGATGAAGCTCAAATAAAACCATTAGAAGATTTATTGGAGGCAACTAATGAAATAATTAAAAAAATATTAGGATTATAATAGCCAAAATCCCCCATAGAGAAATGAAACTTATATGGGGAAAGTTTCGTATAATAATTAAAATAAGCAGTTGTTGATATATGAAAGTATACACTGAAAGACCATTGAGAGGTAATGCAAGAAAAGCATGGGACTATTTTACAAAGCAACATGGCAAAAGTCCACTTGAACTGTTCTATAGTAGAGATAATGACGATAGCCCTCGCTGGATGGCTTATTATGGCTCTGGTGGTTCATATGGAGCAACACATCATATTTATTACGATATTGAAACTTCGTCATTATTAAGGTTGATAGAGTCGGCTTAAAAATAATTGTTCCACTATAGAAATAAAAAGGCCAAAGACCGAAGGTCTCTAAGAAAATATATTAAAAATTTCTTGCTTTTAATGAAACTTTTTTGTAATTTTGCATAGAATTGCACTAATGCAATTTTATAAAAATCAAATTATGGATACAGATTACATAATAGACAAAATTTTAGGATATCAAAATCAGTTTAGTTTAATTGAAGGTTTTGGGGCTGACTTAGATAAGTATATTAATGATACACCTGTGAGTTTGCGTATTACTCAATTAAATGAATTGAAAAACAAAGTTTTAGTCCACAAAGAATTTTCTGAATATGAAAAAAAATATGCTTCAGAAATTATTAATTCCAGAATAGAGCGTTAAAATGGAACCCCAGGAATCAATAACAATCTCGCTTTCTCCAGAAATTTTACAAAAACTGGAGGATGGCCATTATAACAAGTCAAAGTTAATTGATGACCTCTTGACAAAATACTTTGCACCACAAGTAAAAATTCAAAGTGTTTCCACATGTCCATTTGGGGGAACTCCTATGGAAGGGAAAGATTATGAAATCTTATCAAAAACTGCAAAGAGATTAATTTCAGATTCTCCCACTTCTTTACATAAAGAAGAAAAGTCCCCAGAAGAATAAAAAGCCCAAGACCGAAGGTCTATATAAATATATTTTTCATGTTGATATGATTTTTATTTTTTTCTTCCTATTTATGATAAACATAAAAATCATAAAGCTATGGGAAGAAAGAAAGTTGTACAAGAAAAAAAGAAAGACAGACTGTCTATTACAATCTCTAAGACCAATTACAATTACTTTGAAGAGTTTGGTATATCCAATAAGTCTAAACTTATTGAGTGGCTCCTAAAGGAACATTTCGAACTTAATAAGAAAGGAGTTTGAAATGGGAAAAATATGTAGTAAATGTAAAACTCCAAAACCACTTGTAAAATTTGGTAAAAATAAAAAAAACAAAGACGGACTTCAATATATTTGTAAAGATTGTAGAAGTGGCGAATATAAAGAGCAAAAGAAAAAGTGGAGAGAAAATAATATAGAAAAGTTAAAGGAATATCAAAAAAAACATAAACCTGTATACAATAAAGAAAAACGTAGAGAAGAGTATTTAAAAAATAAAGAAAAAGAAAACAAAAGTTCTAAAAAATGGAATGAGCAAAATAAAGAAAAATTAAAAGAATGTAGTAGACAATATCGAATAAATCATCCAATAAATAAAAGTGATAGGAATTTTAAACGCAATCAAAAATTTAAATCTGACCCCTTATATAAAATTACACATAAAATAAGAGGTATAATATATCAGGTACTTAAAAACAGGGGATACAAAAAAAATGGGAGAACAGAAAATATACTTGGTTGTACTTTTGAAGAATTTAAACTGTATATAGAAAATCAATTTGAAGAATGGATGAATTGGAATAATCATGGAACATATACAGGAACTCCAAAAATTCATTGGCAAATTGACCATATAATTCCAATGGCTTCAGCCAAAACACTAGAAGATATTATACGGCTGAATCACTACACCAATCTACAGCCTTTAGATAGTTATATTAACCAAGTAGTCAAAAGAGATAAAGTAGATTGGAATAAGGGAGAATTACCACTTTTAAAATTGTATGATTGTGGGGAGAGTTTCCATGTATAAAAATCCGCCAGACCCCCTCCGCTAAACTATCCTATTTAATCCCGCAGACTTTCAGGGAGAAGTGTAAAATTTCTGTCGCAGATGTTTGCGATTTATGCGACAAAATATGAAATTTATTTATACCTTAATTGTTACAAAAAATGAGGGAGTAATTGAGGGAGTAATTGGGGTGCAAATGAGGGTGTATTTCTGGGGAGATATTGCGTATTTAATTGGGGGGAGAGTTACCCGTTTTTGAGCATGAAAAAGTCTCCTACTTTATCCCACAATGTCCCACTTTTTCGTCTTTTAAAAATGCAACTAACTGATTTTTAGCGAGGGGGATAAATGTAAAGTTAGAAATAAATGGCTTTTCTATGAAGGTTATTTTTTCGAATCGGGAGGGTTTGAATTTTGTGTGCCCCTCAGTCTCCATCCTATTCACCCCCTATTTTTTTAAATTTTAGACAACTTATTATATTTTCTATTACATTTTTTCAGTGGCACACGTATTTTTAAATTCAAAAGTATTAAATAAATATTTTCTGGTGGTAAGATGTGGGGCATAAGTTTTCCCCCCATTCTAACTCTACTCAGATGTAATCCCAGGGGGTTACAAAAACCTTTCTAAAATTATATATTTTTAATACTATTTTATATAAAGTTTCTGGGGCGTAACTTGCCTTTCAAAAACTAGTCACTTTTTATATAAAAAAAGTTATAGTTTAGCTGGGGGGTTTTTCACCCCCAATAATTACGAATGCAGATAAGCCCCCACCAAAAGAATTTCTTCATCCAGGGGGAGCCTGCTTTCGCTGATGAAAAACTTAATCTTTAATTACCATCTCATAATTACTTTTGTTTAATGTTATAAAATATTTTTTAAAATAAGTTTGTGGGGAATTCCCCTTAAACTATATTATACGTAAATTTTGGGGAGAAGTTACTTTTTTTGTTACTGAAAATATCCCCCTTTTTTCAAGAAGTTTCTTTATATAAAAGTACAGATAATCGAAAAACATTCGTTTATCTATACAAAAAACAAATACTGAAATTTTAAAAAGTCACAGGGGGATTTGGGGAGAGGTGTACGAAAATAGATAATATATTAGTTATAAGCTCAAGGTTTGTTTGTTTCTGGCTCATATATTAACTATAAGTGAGCCACAAAAACGAAGAAGCTCCAGGGGGACAAGTCTTGGAGCTTCTTAATAAAATAAAAACAGTATTTATGGCTAAATACCTTTTCTCTTAGTTATACGCAATAAATTTAAAAAGGTTACAACTTTAAGATAAAATATTTTAAATTATACAAAAGCATATACGGGAATTCTATATTTTGCTTTAGTTTTGGGGGCTATAAAAGCGGTTACAGATTTGGCTCCTTTTTTTCCATTACATTTCTTACAGGCGACACAGAGGTTATCTTCATTATATTTTTCCCCCTCGCTTGATAGCGGAATAATATGGTCAATGGTGGCCAGATTTTTATTCTTATTATTAAGTTGTAGTTCTGCGGGGGTTCTTCCCCCAATTTCCAGGTGGGGTTTTCCGCAATAGACACAGACCAAATCTCCTTCTTTGGCCAGAACTTTCTTAAGATAAATTTCACGAAACTCTAACCACATAGCTAAGCCCCCATCTGCAAGGAAATCTACGTCCTGGAGGCGCAATTCTTCACGGAGAAGGATGGCAGCTCCCAGGGATTTTATATGGGGAGAGGTATCCTCTGCGATAAAATCTGAAATGATGGTTCCCCCATTTCTAGTTTTTCTGGAGACCTGCTTCATTTTACCAATAATACTTACCATTACTTTCCATAATATCTCCACAGTTTTTACAACTGTATGTGTAGTCCCAACCATTATCAGACATTATCAATTCATGTAATTGGTATTTTGTTCCACATTCTATACATTCATAGAGTTGCTTTTCAATTTGCCAGAGCATTGCTGCAAAGAAGAAATACTCAAAAGCTATAAATCCAGTGGCTATTAAGAATAGGGTGTGATTTGAAATAATATCAGAAATAATCACCAAGATTATTCCGATAGCTGCAAAGGTGTAGGTTAAGATAAGATACAATTTTTTCTTATTCATTTTTATTTAATTTTTTAAGATTATCTACGAGAATATTAAAATTATGTTCAAGTTGTTTTATATAATCTTCTGAAAATAAAACCACTTCTTTTTTAGGCTCTTCAGCGAGGGATTGGCCTTTAAATAAAATCATTGCATTCATATCATTGCTTGCTGTAATTTCTTTGGGAAGCTCAATGCTTTCTTTAAAACAAGCTTCTTTGAGAGCATAGAATTCATGCATTGAACCGCTGTTTAATTTTCTCATTTTGCGAACCAATGTCTCAGCAAAAACATCTGGCCTTGCAATCATAAAATGTAGAATGGCATCTTTTTTGCAAAAGTCAATATTTTCTTGAGTTCCTATTCCATAATTTCCCAAGTGACATTCATGAAGTTTACCTCCATCTTTAGAATCTTTAAAAAGAACCAAACCATCATTATTAAGGCTGTTCTTTATTGTATAATCCAGAAATTTTATAGACTCACCTTTTGACAATACGATTATATCTTCCATATTTTTTTATTTAAACATATAAAGAAACTTTTTTAAAAAAGGGGTAAAATCCCCCAAAACTTTCATTCTGGGGAATTTCTGTATATTTTAATTAAAGCCAAGCATTTAAGAGCACTTTAATTAAAATGAGTGTATGAGGCTATATTATACGAAATAAAAAACAAAAAGTTTCAATTTTACCTGCTTTTTATTTCATTTCTTATAGCTGTAGCTCTTTCGTAATTTTCTGCGGCAACAGCTTCTTTTAATTCTTTTTCAAGTTGGGACATAGACATCATTTTTATATAAAGTGGGGGGCTTTCTGTTTGTTTTATGTTTTTTGCCAATCCGACTAAATTGTCAATGCTATCTGCAATATCTGGGAAATTTTCTTTTATTTTTTGTATTTCATCTGGGGGTGTATTTTCATCAATGGTGATATGATGTACATCTGGTGTTGCAAAATAATCTTGGGGGCGATAGATTCTACCGTTATTGCTTTTATAATTTTCTGTAGCATTTGTTATTTTTTCAATACCATCTGCGGCTATATTTATTGTTTCGAGAAAAGTAAAATATAATTTAACACAACAGAGTATGATAATTCCCAATGAGATAAGAACTACGCCATGAAACAAGGATATTTCTGAAGTTAAAAAAGATGCTACAGACATAATAGCACCCCCAATCATAAGGCCAGCTCCTGCAAGCCCAAAGATTAATTGTGAGATAAAACTAAAACCAATTTTTTTCATACTACAAATGTACAAATTTTTTTATTCATTTTCAATAAATTCCTGGTATAAATTTTCAATGGTTGAAAAAACATCTGAAGGAAATCCATCTGAGAAGAGGGGGATTGTTGTAAGAACGTCTTCCATACCTTTTTCATAGTCTCTACTTTTTTTTGTTGATGCTGCCAGCGATACAAGTTCTTTATGTAATTCTATAAAATCTTCTTCTTCATAACAAAGACTCAACATTTCTTTAAAGGTTTCTTTTGCATTCATATTTTTACTGGGGGTTAATTTATCAGTAAATATGAAAAAAAAAGGAGAATTAAAATTCCCCCTTGGCCTCTTTTGTCATAATTATTTTAAATTATATTTTTCAGCAGTTTCATTTACAGAAGCGATATACTTTGAAATCTTCTGGATAATGGATATATTCATTGCAAATATATCATCACACAAAGACGATATTTCAGTTTTAAACTTTTTATAGTTTGGAGCGGTTTTATCCAACGACTTTAAGAAGTCTACCACAGCTGAAGTAAGAAAATCTTCAAATCCTTTTTTATTCTTTATTTTTTCATGTTGCTGTGGGGTGTAGAAATTCATAACTCCATCGCCAAATTCATAAAACAATTTTTTGCTTGATGGACCTTTTCTATTTTTTGTCCATGATAATGTTCTTGAATCAGCTTTCTCATCATAAATCATTCTCAGATGTGCATCAAACATATGTTCAATTGTATTTTTTCCCTCAAAACTTCCATCTTTATTAACGTGACCGATTACAATAAGGACGGCGTGATTTTTATCTGCCCAATTTCTTAATTTTTGAATTACATTAAACATAAATTCTTCTTTGGGGGTATCTCCACAATCAACCATAGCAATTACTTGTAATGAATCAATAATTACAACAGCTGGCTTAATTTCATCAAGTTCTTTTATATAGTCGTCAATATGTTTACAATCATCCCCATCAGCAATAAATGCATTATTATGTTTAACAGGATATCTTTTATTTACTTGTGCAATAACACTGGCCGAACTCATTTCTCTTGAATATAAAGATGATTTATATTTGGCGAGCATTTTCTGAAGAACAACTGAAAGGGTGGTTTTTCCTGCACCTGCTGTACCTGTAAGAAAAATAGCGCTTCCAACAACGAATCCCCCTCCGCTACTTAAAAAATCATCAAAGTTCGCATTTCCAGTTTTTATTGTGGAAACGTTTACTTTTTTTACTTTATTATAATTTGTACTCTTCATAACATCACCTCCTCTTTCTTATACGAATTTCTTTTTATATTTGTTTCAAAATATTAATATAAATCTAAATTTGTTACTACAACTTCTACGGCTCTCTTTCCCCCTGTCTCAATATCCATTTCTCCATGACCCACTTCATTTAAGTTGGTGCCCCAATATTCTTCTTCAACATAAGTTCCATCTTCTAATAGAGCGGTAAATAATATTTTATAATCATCAATGGTATAATATCCATTGTTATAAATTTCAAAATGTAAATCAATTAATCCAAATTCTGGCTGAGAAATAATTGGATATGTAATCCCCCCAATGTTAACTGTGGTACTATGGGGATTATTTAAAGAATCTGTATAAAAATCATGAAACACCCCTAATGTATCAATGTATCCCGTATGTGGATAACTTGATTGTTGGAATCTGGTTATGTCCACGTGAGCTGATGGCTCCTTGGTACAAGATTCAAGCATTATGAAAAAAAGCAAAGAGGCAATAATGATGATTGCTATTCTTGCACGTTTTGAAATTTTTATAGGTTCCATGTTTTTATCCTTTATTTAAACATATAAAGAAACTTTAAAAAAAAAGGGGGAATTTAATTTTTCCCCTTGGTTCTTATATTACTTTATGTTCTTTTAAAAAGTTCTCTAATTTTTCTTCTATCTTTTCATTATACTTAATTCGAAGTAGGGGAATATTATTTTGTTTGCAGTATTCTGTTTTAATGGAATCTCTATTTTTTGTTTCTAATAAATTCTTTTCTCCGCCCCAACAGTCAATAATTTTAAAATGTTGAATACCATCAAACTCTATACATACATTATAGTCTGGCAAATAAAAATCAAATGGGAGCACTTTAATGTTTTTGCAATTTTGAAATGTTTTTTGTTTAATAAAATTGATTTTATTTTTATCAAAATATTCTTTAATTTTTAATTCTCCTTTTGACGCCTTACAAAATGGACATCCAGCTCCTTGTAGGTGAGACATTACATTTTGCACGAAATTACCATGTATTGGACAATTTATTTCTACTTTATCTTTGTGTGAGTTTATATATTTTTCAGTATAGGTATATTTATTATTGTGAATTTTTGTTCCACGAATTTTAAAAGAATTAAATGTAATTCTTTTTTTGTCAATACCTTTTTGTTTACCACATTTAGCACATCCTTGATTATTTAAATGAGCTGCTGGAGATTGTTTAAATTCTCCATGAATAGGACAAATTATTATTACTTTATTAATATTATTAGTATAATTTACTAAAGAATAATTATATTTGTTTTTGTGTACTTTATTTGCTTTGTTTATAAATTGCTCAGAAGAAACATTTTTAAAACAGCATTTTGGGCATCCATCTCCTCGTAAATGTCTAGATGGTGTTTGAAAAAATAAACCATGAATTGGACAAACTATTATTATTTTTTTATGAGCACTTTGGTAAATTGTTTTTTCATAATTATATTTATTTTTATGAACTTTTTTTGCTTCTTTTATGAATTGGCTATTTGTTTTCCTTGTAGAATTACCTCTTCTTTCATTATAACACTTAGGACAACCAGAACCATTATTGAGATGGTCATTAATTTTTTGATTAAAGTCTCCATGAATAGAACAGTTTATTTTTATTTTCTGATTTATATTTTTAATATCAGTTGTATAATATTTATATTTATTATTGTGTTTATCATTAGCTCTATTAATAAATTTATCAAATGTAATTTTTCTTTTTTCTATTGCTTTTTTACGAATACTTTCAGATTTATTAATTCCGCACTTTTGACAACCACACCCAGAAAGGTGTACTCTTGGTTTTTGAACAAAATCACCATGTTCTTTGCAAATTATAATTACATTAGTTCTTGAGTCTATAAAAACGGTTTTTGAGTATCCATATTTATTTGAGTGGATTTCATTTGAATGTTCTATAAAACCTTGCGTAGTTGTTACTACATTAGAACAAATTGGACATCCAAATCCTCTTAAATGCCCCTTGGGTAATTGAGAAAAATTTCCATGTTTTTTACAAGAAATAGTTAATTTTGTTCTTTCGTTTAAATAAGTTGTTTTAGAATAATCGTATTTATCTCCATGAATTAAAATTGCTTTATTTTTAAATTCATCTGTTGTCATTTTTTTCACAATCATTTATTCTTTAAATTTGTCAAAATGATTATCCAAAAGCCATTCAATTAATTTTGACTTGTTTTTAATCCCAAGTTCCTCGAATTTTTTATTATTCTGTTTGGAAATGGAAATAGAGAGATTATCTCTCTTTTCTTCTGGTGTTAATTTTTTACGTCCCATAATTTATAATTTGTGTTTATTATAAATATGAGAAAAAAAATAAAAACATGACCAGTGTGGCAATTATTTTTCGTTTTCCTTGAAATATTTTGTTAGCAAATCATCTATAAGCTTAGACCTATTATAATTACCTTCCTCAAGTTTTTTTAATATTCTTGGTGGAAGTGTAATAGTTATTTTGTCGTATTCTTTTTTTTCTTTCATAATTTTATATTTCAAATATCTCTTCAATTTTGTAAAAACCCTTATAATCTATGGAAAAATTTGTATAGTAAGCTAATCCACGATACGCATTGTTATTGGCTGGAGGAGCTGAATTTGCAATTACTTGTAACATATTCCCAGAAGAATTATAATCATGAGTAATATCTTTATCTGTTGGCTCATAGACCAAACCTTGCTCGTTAACGTTCAATAATTCATTACGATACGTAGAGAAATTTTTATCGTGGTCTAAAACAATATCCATATCATTAAACTTAGTACTGTGAAGTTTCCATGCAATTTCTTTTCTAGCTTCTTCTAATGAAGAAGTTACACAAATCATTTGCCACTCTTTTACCTTCTCGATGGAAGGATTAAAGTAAACAACATATTTTTTACAAGCGTCAATGTCTTCTACCTTGTATTCACGTTTTACATATTTCTGTAGTAAATACTCTTTTTTTTGTTGTGGTGTTAAATTTATCATATGTATTAAATAAAAAATTTCCTATAAATAAATATAGGAAATTTTCTAACATATATCAAGGATATTATAATCTAATGTTTGCTTGTTTAAATTTCTTTTTAAGTTCTTGTCTTGCTCTAAAAAGAAAAGCTTTTACAGTTCCTTCTGGAAGTCCAGTTTCATTAGTAATTTCTTCATATGACATTCCCTCGAAATATCTCAATTTAATAACCTTTTTAAGAACAGGTCTATTCATTGAATTAATGATTCTTCCAATCATTTCATTTCTTTCATCTAAAAGCATTTCTGCTTCTGGAGTATTGTCATCACTTTTTAGGTCGTACTCAATTAAATTATTTTCACCGTCAGAGATAGCTAAATCAGAAAGAGAAATTGCTTCTTCTCTCTTTTTTCTTAATCTGTCAATGAAAAGGTTCTTAGTCATTTTAAACAACCAAGTGCTGAATACACCATCTTCTGGGCGGTATGTGGAAATTTTTTTGCTTACTTTTACAAAAGCCTCATTAACTAGTTCTTGTGCTACTTCTTCATCGTTAATGAATCCTCTAAAATGAAACAACATTGAGTCATGGTATTTCTTAAACAATTCATTAAAAGCTCTTTCTACGTCTCTTTCTTTTGCAGTTTTAATTACTTTAACCAATTCTAAATCGGTTGTTGCACTTTTACTTAATATTTTTCCCATTTTGTTTTTATTTTGTTCTATTCTTATAAAGAAACTTTCAGAAAAAAGGGGGAAATTTCCCAAGCTTAATCCAATAGATTCTTTAAGAATTTTTTAAAGTCATCCAGAGTTCCCCCAAATTGTGCATCACCTCTCAATTTCTCTAGCATAATTTCCTGTACAGTAAGTTTTTTTCTTGGAAATTCTGCCACAGCAGCTACTCTTTTAATTTCTTTATCTTTTTCTTTTAACTGGTCTTCGAGTAATTGTATTTGAGCAAGAAGTTTTCTTTCTTGTTCTTCTCTTTGTTCTTTTACAGTTTGCTTGCGGGTTTTTGTTACCACTGAAGCTCCACCCCTGGATGTAGATACTCTATTAATTCGAGGGAGACTTTTCGACTTGGGGAGAAATGTTCCTCTAATGGGGAGAAGTTTATTAATTGAATAATCTGTTATAAGTCTTTTCCCATTAACAACGTTATCACAAATTTCTATATAGCTACTGTCATTATGATAATTAGTATTCCAATATTCAACTTCACCATCAAGAACATAGCCTCTTGGGGAGAGAACTCTACTTATGATATATTCAATCCACTCAACAGGTTGATATGTTTTTTCTGTTCCATTCCACTCAATTCCAGTATAATCTTTTGTAGGAACCCAGTCACAGTGCAATCCAGGTTGAGTCTTTGGGGAGCTGTTCCTATCAATTATATTAGAATCATATTCATTTCCATGAACATAAAATTCCCCCTCGACACCAAATGCGGCGTCCACATTTCTTGACATTCTACGTGTAGAAGATAAGTCTTTAAGAAAGAGAAAGGTTGCTTCATCCAACCTTTTGTTTAATTTAAAAAATCCAGTGAATTTGTAACTCATATTTTTATATTTAAAAGTTTTTAGTGGGCAAATGTAAATATAATTTTTGAATTAACAACTATATAAAAGAAATTTTTATGAACAACTTTTAAACAGGACCATCACTTTCAGCGAAAGCTCCACTGGGGAGAGTCCATTCATCAACAATGATAGATTGATAGTACTCAAGAGAGAGTCCTTGTTTCATTGTTTCAGAATCCATTTTATAAGGGGTACCTTTTGCTATAGATTCATGAACTGTTTGTTTTCTTTTAATTGTGACGCCGAATTCATTTTCATAGTTCGAAATTTTTTCAGCCTGCAGCGGATTCAATTTATTTAAAGAAGCCCATTGATTATTAGAACCAAAAATGCATGCTATGCAGGAAAGGCGTCCCCATCCCAATCTATATGCTGGATGTGGATTAACTAGATGTTTTTTAAGCATATCCCAAACATCCTGTTCCAGGAACTGGTGCACTGGACGCAGGTGGTCAACTAAGCGCTGTATTCTTTTGCCGTTTCTATTATCGGCTCTGTCTGGTTCGAATATTTTATATTTGGAGCGGGCTTTACTTTCTTGAGCTCTTTCACCTGTCACCACCAGTGTTCTTTTTCCAATGAATCTGGACTGGTTCGTAATTGCAGCTGTACAAACATCAATTTTTAAATAAGCTGAGCACCATCTCACTCTTAAATCTGGGGAGACTTGAGGAAATTTTCTTCTTGTGCTTTCTTGGCCATTCACTCCTCCAGAAACTCCGCATTCAATGATATTGTCATCATTTAAATATTCGAAATGATTTGGGGCTGTTCTTTGATTCTGACGGAGCATCTCCCGCTCAAAGCCCCCTTCTTTCCAAGAGAAGAAAATCTTTACGCCAAAGGCCTGTGCAAATTTTCTGCAATAATCTTCAGTACAAGCCCAGTCCATCATAGTAGAACCCTCTTTGCCGTCAACACAGTGGTGCCATAGCTCTATTTTATCTTTTGGAACCCCATGGTCTAACAGATATAAAAAAGATGCAACGGAATCTTTTCCCCCAGAGAAAGCCACAATGATGTGGTCATATGAATTCAGGTTTAAATTTTCCATTGTCTTTTTTATTTATAAAGAAAAAGTTTAAAAAAGGGGGAGAGTTCCCCTTTTTTTTTCTATTTAAATAATTCTACCAAATTTTCTACTGTTCCTCCTGCTTTAAGTCGAGAAACCAATTTATTAAAGAATGCTACCAGATTTACATCAACTCCCTCAGCTTCTGCAATAATTTTTTTAACTTCTTCCAGCTTCTTTAAAGTAGATACATTTGCAAGTTGTTTGATGTTTTTCTTTGTAACCTTTTTCTTTTTTCCATCAGAGGCAACAGGAGCTGTTTCAACCGCTTTTTCCAATTGAACAACAAGTTCATCTTCATTATCAACAACTTTTGAAAGTTCGACTGCAGTAAGACCAGATACTGAACCAGCAACAATAAGGTCTCTTACTTTTTTTGGCAAGCTTGAAATTTCAATGCAATTTGTTATATGAGTTTGACTTTTTCCTGTCTTTGTAGAAATGTCTGTTACAGAATAACCTCTGTCAACCAATTGAGCAAATACAATCCCTTGTTCTAGATTAGTATAAGGCTTTCCGTCATTCATAACAATTTGGTCAAACAAATTGTTTTCAAGAGAATATGTTACTGGGGCGGCGATACATTTAACAAAAGGGAAATCTACTTCCTGTGAAACAAGTAGTGAAATTGCTTTAAATCTTCTTTTACCTTGCATTACAGCATATCTTTCTTCGTTTCTTACTTTTTTAACCAAGATAGGAATTTTAAGGCCAATTTCTCTTATGCTAATAGCCAACTCTTCAATATCACCAAATTCAATTCTACCATTATTTATTGAATCATTAATAAAAATTTGGTCAAAGGGTACAAGGTTTACTTCCCCCGCTCTTTTTAGTCGTTCTGCTTTAATTTTTTCCATTTTTATGAAGTTTTAATTATTTAAACATATAAAGAAAAATATATAAAAAAAGGGGGAGAGTTCCCCCTATCTTTATTTTTTAATTCCAGTTACTAATTTTTTTGCATTTGCTTCTGTTTTTTCTTTTTCAAAAGCCTTGTAAGTTCGAGGAAAAATTGCTTGAACCTCTGCAAGGGAGAGTACATCAAATTTACCTACAATCTTTTCAAGACGTTTTGCCATTGAAGCATGTTCTTTTAGAATTTGGGGAGTTTTATTTTGTTCAAGGTAGAATTTTGATAATTCTTTTTCAACCACAGGATAGTAAGCCAATTGATAATCCATAGCACTTACAGGTTTAAGTTGAGGCAACTTATTTGAACGACCTCTACCATCTTTTCTTTTTTCCTGTTTATCAATATTCATGAAGCAGTATTTCATTGAAGGAATGTCAACAATCATAACACCGTCATTATTATCGCCCATATTACAATAATGTTGATGATTTACCATTCGGGTATCTACTTTTTCTTTCTCATAATCAAAATGCTCATCACCAATATAAGTCAAGTGTTCTAATTTAAAACGCCCACCAATTAAAGACACTTCTAAATCTGTAATAGAAAGCATAGCTTGAATAAGCTCTATTAACCCAAATCCCCTTAGTTTATTACGTTCTTCTGAATAAGGAACTTCAGAAAGCTCTGGAGAGAAAGGGTGGTTGTCTCCTTTGGCTCTTTTTGCCTCTTTTAAAATTTTTACAAGCATTCCTACAGCTGTTGTACCATACAACCACTGGTGATGAAAAGGAATAATAGAAAACTTGCCTTTACCAAAATAAAGCTCAGCCTCTTTTTTGTCTTTCTCATTTCCAATTTCACCAGAAAGTTTTTTGTTCTTTAAAGGATTTACTATACGAATGTAAATTTGATGTCTTTGTCCCATAATTTTAAGTTTTTAATTTATTATATAAAGAAACTTTATAAAAAAAGGGGGAGAGTTCCCCTTTTTATAATTTAATATCTAGTTCTTCGAGGTTTGTATTAAAAATTCTTTCCCCTGCTTTAAGTTCAGATTTCGCTCTATCATAAGCATTTTGAATTACGTCTATCCCCTTTGTTTTATAAATTTTTATAATAGCTTTGAGGGGAAGTTTATAAGTAATTGTTCTATAACTTGTATCAGTTCCAAACACAATCCCTGTTAAGCATTCTTTTTCAATTTTCTTTTGGAATTTATTTTGCTCAATAACATTTACAGCTAAATTAATAATACTTTCTGCTTGTGTATGCAAATCAATTTTATCAACTGACTTCATAAATCCCCATCCATCATCAAACATAAGCTGTGCTACTTTGTTATCAACGAGAAATTTTTCAAATTTCTTTTGGGCATCATCGGATGCGTAAGCGATTTCTACTTCCCCTCCCCATCCATCGTCATTAAGATAACAAACTTTTTTACCATCCATGAAAACGTCACAGTATAAACCTGCGAGGTCATGTCCAAAGCCTTGTTTTACATTTTTTAATGTAATTTTTAGGGCTAATTTTTTTAATTTTTCTTCTGCCATAATAAAATTGTTTTTTGGTTACGAATTTATAAAGAAATTATTTTAAAAAAGGGGGGAAATTTATTCTTCTTTATCATCATCGGGATTTTCTTTACCATCAACGTGGTCTTCTTCAATATATTCATCAGCCATTTGATATAATTCTTCTGGTGTAAACGTAATTTGTTTCTTAAAGTTTTCATCAATTCCATCTGAAGGAATTGAACTGTGCGTAATGTGTAAAATGAAATTTTGAATTACTAACAGGTTCTTTTCTGAGTTTTTCATGATTATAAAATTTAAGGTTGGTTATTTTTCTTCTTCAAAAGAGCCATATGGGAATGTGGTATCATCAATAATAACTTCAACATTTTCCAAAGATTCATTCATTATTTTATCCACCAACTGAGGCTTTGCAGTTTCCATGATTGTTTCATCATCTGCGTTATCTTCTACGACAACTCTTGTTGTCAATGATACTGTTACTAATTTTGCTACTTTCATAATGTTTTTGTTTATATAAAGAAACTTTGTGAAAAAAGGGGGAATTATTTTTCCTCCTTTTTTGTAAACAATTTATCTAAAGCTTTTTGAATTTTGATTTTTTCTTTTACATCTTTTGCAGTAAGACGGTGGGCGTATTCAAATTCCCAAGCATCCATAATAGGAATATGTATTAATTCCAAAGGCTTCATTGAAGCTACTGCGTAAACTGCATAACTATCAGCAACTTGAAATTTGATAATTTCTCCAACGCCCTCTTCGTTCTTTCGTTTAAGAAGCAATGCTTTTAAATCTTCGAAAAACTTTGTTTCGTCTTTTTGGTATTGTGCAGGATTTTTAAAATCATATTCTGGCACTTTTAAAGTACTTGGTAAACTAAAAATTTTTGCTCCCATGATTATAAAATTTAATTGGTTAATATAAACATATAAAGAAACTGGAAAGAAAAAGGGGGATTTGCAGTTCGCAAATCAAGAATCGGGTCACAGTTAAACAATTACAAAGGTAAAATAAAAATAAATTAAAAAACATTTGGTTTTTTGAAACTTTTGTCATAAGTTTGCGTATAAGTTAGAAAATAACAGTGGCGACATTAAGAGTTACATCGAAAATTTAGAATTTCCAGACCAAACTTTTAAAAATTTTACCCTGTTTTTTGATTTTTAAAAAAATTTGACTATTTAAAATATATTGCGGGGTCGTCTGGAGGTGGTTCCAGCTCGGTCTCATAATCCGAACAACGTGAGTTCGAGTCTCACCCCCGCTACAAATCAAGTAGTTACGACTACAAAAAAAAGATAAAAAGAAATGAGAGTTAATTTTAACATCGAGGAAAGCGAGGAGTTCATGAGAAATTGTGTCCCTGCTAAGATTATGTAAAAATTAATTCGGAGCTAAACCAAGAGGTGGGATACAAAAGTATCTCACCTTTTTGCATTTTACATACTACGGTTGGCAAATTGGAATAAGCCACTTCGCTTTCACCGAAGTTAGTGGGGGTTCGAATCCCCTCCGTAGTACATTGATATTTAGATAGTTACAACAAACAAACCCCGCCAAATCTATATATTTTAATACAGTTTTGGCTGGGGAGAAGTTGGGGGAGAAGTTTGTTTATGCACTAATCTCTTTGTCAATAAAAAAACGTTTAAATATGAACTTAGGATATTTAGCTTTCATTTGAGTAATAAATTCTTCAATTCCCATATCATCGGTTTCGGAATTAATGTAGGCTGTCCACTCTTTTTGAATAATGCTGGAACTCATTTCGGTTTGAAGTAATCCCATACTTTCGCCGTCTAAGTCTTGTAATTGGAATGTTAATTTTTTCATGATATTGATTATTTATTATTTGATTATATAAAGAAACTTAAGAAGAAAAGGGGGAGAGTTATCCTTCCCAACTACCCTCTAAAAAACAAGCTATTTGAATAATAACTTCATTCTGCAGTCCTCTTAGTTTTGACTGGGGGATAGATTACCATTTACTTACAACTTCCTGCTTCTCCAATATATTTGTGACTACTTATTATTGTAATTCCCCCAATAACTGTTAAAATACCACCCGTCCCCATTAATGTATAAGCTGGCGTCAATTCATCATAAACCATAGCTATGCCTCCAATTACGTTAAATAATATTCCAACTATTATACATTCAACACCTGTGGTATATGTTTGATTGCATTTTAAAAGATTATATTGAATACATTGCAACTTATTTTCAAGTTTAGATGTTATTAGCATTATACTTTGAAGTGTATCGGTTTTAATATTATATTTTGCATTATCTGATAAAATATTGTTTACAATTATTGTATTTTGTTCTTTTTCAATAAATGCTCCTATATGCCAAATATTATCACTTTTATATTCAGTTATAGTGTTTAAAAATGCCGTTCCACTTTTTACAATACCATATTTTAAAGTATCAGAATTATTATAATATTTATAATATATTCTATCACTTCCCACTCTAATTATCTTACACTTAATTGAATAATTTCCTGTTATAGATGCAAAAATTATTGAATCAGTTTGTGAAAGTATATTTAACGAAATCATCATTAAACAAATATAAAGAATTAATTTTTTCATAAGTTTTTAAATTTAAAGATTAATACTATGTTATACGAATTTTTGTTTAAGAAGTTTTATAATTATATAAAGAAACTTTTATAAAAAAGGGGGAGAGTTTCTCTTTCTGTTTATTTTTCTTCTGAGGAAACCTCTAAAACAAATTGGGGAAGATAATTAAGTGAGCCGTTAATATTTACTCCAACCAATTCTTCGCTGTCACTTGGTTCAGCAAATACAATTCCAGTTGTACTAACTTCAATATTTTCATCTCCTCCAATATCTTCGGTTGACATAAAAACTGTAGTTTTCACTTCTGTTCCTTCTTTGAATTTTCTGAATGATTTTTTCATAATTGTTTTTATTTAATAGGAGAAATTTGATTTCCATAAGCCCAATGACCATTATCAAGAGTGACAATTACTCGTCTTTTATCGTTGGTAATTGTATCCCATGCAACTGATTTTACTTCTTTTCCATCTTTGCTGTTTTGAGCACAGATTTCAATGTTTTCAACTTTAGCCTTTGCTTCGGGTTCAGTACCCCAAGAGCCTTTCCAATTTACAACGTCACCGATTTTAAGTCTATTATTCATAATTTTATTGTTTGTTTATATAAAGAAACTTTATTTAAAAAGGGGGAGAGTTTCCTCATCCCCCCAACTCATTTTTATGCTGCTTTTGTTTTTTCAATTCTACCAGCACCGACAACGCCCCTCTGGTATCCCATAATTCCTTCTTTTCTTAATTTTTGAATGGCTACGGAGGCTAAGCTGTTTTTTGGCTGGGTCCCATGTAAAAGTAGGGCAAACTTTTTTACATCTTTATTATAGCAATGACTATCATCGTGGTCAATTTCTAAGCCCTTTTCAATTGCTTCATTAAGTGAAAAAACTATTTCTACGTTTTTAAGATTGTGTTTTTCGATTAAACTATCATTTTTACCCCCTTTAGAAGCGATAAGATGAAAGTTTGCGGGTATATTATTCAATTGTGCAACCCAAAATTTTAAACTCTTTGTATAAGCATAAAACGTTTTTTCGGGCATTGCATTTGCAACAAGCAACCAAGCATTAAAATATTTCTGATTAAAAAAGTCACCGCTTGAATGAATGCGAACCTTTGGAGCTGCTTTTGTGAATTTGTTTGCATTAAGTGAATTTATAATTAAATCTGCAATTTCTTTTGAGCTTTTGCATTCTTTAATTAGATTAAAATTGTGCCACCTTTTACGTCTTGCAGCTGCGGAAATTAGCTCACTGGTTGCAGCGAAACAACGAAATTTTGCTTTTGGATTTTTAATTAATTTGCCAGTCACTGGGTCCACCTTATCCCCGCAGTCTTTAGAATAAGGACACGTAAAACCAGCTGGGAGGTCCACTATAGCAATATCATTTTTTAACTTTGCGTTTCCTGTGCCTAATTTTAGTAAATTCATTTTATTTGTTTTTTTGGTTATGTAACTATAAAGAAAAGGAATTAAAAAAGGGGGAGAGTTGTCCCCTTTAAACCAAAGTTAATATTCGATTTTTTTCATTCACAAGTTCAATACTTGCTATTCTTGAATTTCTTTGTTTAAATTTCTTTAAATACTTCTCAGCTTCTTTTTCTGTAATAAAACCTTTTGCCGAATCTGAATAGGGAGTGTGTCTAAAACCATTTCTCATTGCACTATGAAAATATCCACAATGTTCAACTCTAATTACAAAGTATTTATCAACTTCAACAAGTTGTTTTACTTTTTTTGTTGTGGGGAATTTTGCTTTACGTATTCTTTTCATTTGATGTTCAAAGGCATCAATTTTTAAGTAAACAGAAACCCCTGTGCCCTCATAGTATTTTTCTGTTTCTTCAAATTTTGTTAAAAGTTCATCTGAAGAGTTAATTTCAACATATTTCATTTCTTTTCCTGCTTGCTTAAGAGCTTCTTTTTTGCTATCTTCGTAAAGATATGTTGAAATATAAACACCTACGCCAAACTCTTTTAATTCTTCTACTGTAAGAGCTTTTTTGCACCCTGTTATAAAAACACCTTTATATTGTCCAAAAGTGACTTTGCACCCACCACCCAAAGAAAGAGAAGAAAACCAACCAAAGCGGTCATCTGAATATTTGTTGTCATCATCTTTATTTCTTTCAATTAGTTCTACTTTTTCAGCCTCTGCTTTTTCTAACATTTCTTCGAGTGTACCTGCAATTTTACCATTAAGAATAAACTTTAAAACAAACCAATCTCTTTCACGTCTGCCACTTCTGCCACCTTTACCAACTTCATAGCAATTGTTTGAACCGCCATAAATCATTGGTACAAATACTGTTTTTTCATCTTTTTTTACTTTGATGAATTGTTTGTCATAAAAGAGAGTATAGCTCATATTATAAGTTTTTGGTTATATTGATATAAAGAAAAGGAAATAAAAAAGGGGGAAAATCCCCCTTGTTAAATTTTCAAACCGCTTTCTGTAATTATTTTTACTTCTGCTTTTGTTGTTCCTCTTTCTAAAAAGGTTGAAAATGAACCGTCAACTTCTCTTATTTCATTAATATTTTCAGCAAGGTATTTGCCAATTTTTCGCATAGCACTTTTTGAAGTTCTGCCAAAATAACAATCAAATTGCAATGTTCCAGAATAAGCACAAAATATTTCTCCTATTGCTTTTGGATTCCAATACTTTTTAAAATCTGCTAAAGATTTTATTTTGTCTTTGGGGAATTGACTTTCATGAAAAGTACCAAGCCCTCTTTTAAAATATTCATACTCGATTATTTGTACTGTTTCTAAAGATTTAAAACGATATTTTTTTGGTACTTTGTGAATATCCAAAATTGCATTTTGTTTTTCGATGTTCTGAATAGAAACATCTTTTAGCTTTATTTGAGTGAATCCGCCCATAATTGAAAAATTTTATTGATTTATAAACATATAAAGAAACTGAAAGAAAAAAGGGGGAGAGTTTAGTCTATGAAAATAATGCTTACTATTTTATAAAATGAATCTCCATACATTTCTTTTTTAAATTGCACTTCACCATTATAGCAAGCACCAACTTCAAAAACATTTTTTTCACGTTTTTTGTGTAATATTTTATAACGAATTAATTCGTTATTTCTTGTATCATTCCAACGTGATGGATTACAAAATAAATCTCCTCTTTTATCGTCTTGAAAAGGGAAGTCAACAGTTAATAAATCTTCGTCCCCCACTTCAACAGAATTAACTTTTTGCAAGTACATGTGAGCATTTAAGTATTCATTAAAAACTCTTATGTTTTCTCTTTTTGGATAATTATTGGAAACATAGGGCATTCCATGCATCCAACGCCACCCACTACAAGCTACATCAGGATAAAACAAACCACCTTCATTTCTTAAATGCGTACAGGGATTTGGAGTAAATTCATAATCTCCGACTTCTTCGCATTTGTACTTTTTGTTAAGAGTAAAAATCATTAATTGTGCTATTTCTGATTTTTCCAGTATTCCCATTTCATCATTACTTCCTCTGTAATAAGCGACATGTTTACCATCGCCATTTAAAGATATAGATTCATCAACAAATCCCCCATTTCCCGAACATCTTGTCCTATATGATAAATAACGACCTTTATAAGTTCCATCTGCGTTTAACAGAAGTTTTTGAAAAACTTCGGGTAATGTTCTTACTCTTCTGCTATAATGGGGGGTGTGACATCTAAAATATGATTGACAAAGAAAAAAGTCTGGTTTTTCTCCTGTTGGACAATCTCCTGCTTTATAATAGTTTTCTTTCCATTTATAAGCGAAAATAGATTCAATTAATTCCCCGTTTATTGTGGGTAATTCATCATATTTAATTATCGAATTTGGGAATACTTTTGACATTGCCTTTGTTTTTGGTTATATTAATATAAAGAAACTTTTTGAGAAAAGGGGAAATCAGCTATTAAGCAAATTTGTTTGGCTATCAAATCCACCTATGTTTTCTTTTACACTTACAGCTGTAAATCCAAAAATATAATTCATTGCTAAAATATTTATCAAGCGGGAATCTTTTGAAAAAGTTGCTAAGTCGTTAAAGGTAAAAGTTTTTGAAAAAACTGCTTTAACCTCTTTGTTGTTATTAACGAATTGGGTTACTGATTTTCTTACTCTGGATAAAAAAAGGACTTTTGCCATTTCAGTTGAACATGTCATAATAATTACTCCGTCTTCATCTCTTGTTATAATTTGCATAATTGTAATTTTTGATTCATTGATATAAAGAAATTTATGAGAAAAAGGGGGAATTATGCAGGACAATTATATTCAGGTTTGTCTAAAAAAATAGTGTTTTTTGTAGCATAAGTTTGTAGTCTAATAACAGTACTATCTCCATTGAAATTATAATTATCAAAAGCTTTTTGATATTCTTTTTGAATAATCTACATAATTACTTCGGTATATAAAAAATCAGTAGAAATTCCATTAATATCTAAACGAACAAAAGTGGAATTAATTTCTTCAACTTCAAAAGTTAATCCATTGAAATTGCTATATACACTTCCTTTTTTGACTTTTACTATTGCTTTCATGGCTTTTTGTTTATATAAAGAAATTATATTTAAAAAGGGGGAATTACTTAGTTTTTATTTTCTTTAATGTTATTTCAGAATTGCTTACTGAATTTCTGCCTTTAAAATCCCAATACAGTTCGTATCCATTTTTTAAAGCATTTTTAATTTCAGTAAGTGTATAAAAACACGGAACAATAAACCTAATTAAATCATGGTCTTTGTTTTGCAAAGTAATTCGTGTTTTTATCGTAAAGTCTTTACTTGCAAATTTTCCGTAATTAGCTTTCTCTATAGTTTTTAAAAAAAGATGTTCACATCCTTTAAAAGTTACAAGTTGAGCTTCAATCCATTTTCTTAAAAATTCTTTCATGTTTATATAAAGAAACTTTTTTAAAAAGGGGGGAATTAATATAAACCCCTATATTTAATTAATAATTTATTTAACATTTGTCGTCTTTTATAATCATCATGTTTTTCCCCCTCCAACCTTTGAGGTGGTGCAAACATAAAGTAATCTATTTGTTCGGGGGAGAGCTTAAGATTTCTTATTAAACTTAATTTATTTGGTGTGCCATCAAACATTTCCATCGAGGGAATCATTTCATTTAAAAGCTCAGCTTTTGAAACTAATGAGGGAGAGTCTCTTTCAAAAAGACTTAAAGGCAATTGTTTATCATATTTGGAATCATCTAAAACAATTCTTTTGCCCTCTGAATCTGTAACAACTTTGCCATCAAAAACACTTGCAACGCCATTTTCAATTTTATAAGAAGGTTCAGTATCGGTTGCTCCAACAATGATAATGACACCTTTGTCTGCCATTTTTAAAGCAAGTTTAGATACTATTTCGGGAATTTCAGTTTTAACAAGAGTGCCAATATCTTTTTGAGCCATAGCTAAAGCGTGCTTAGCTCCAATAAGTCCACCATCTCCAATAATCCCAATGGTCATTCCTTTTTTCTTTTCGGGGGAGACTTCGTTGTTTTGTATATTGTTATCCTCCATTATTTTTGCAATTACAATGTTTAACTTTCTTATTGCTCCCACAACGACAAATTTCATTTCTTTGTTGTTTGGGGAGAACAACCACTTTTTCTTTTGGAACTGGTGGAGTATAAACAACTTCTTTCTTAGGTTCGGGGAGAGTACCGAAAATTTCAAATTCGCCAGAATATTTATTTATTTTGTAAACAGCGTTATCGCCTACTTTTACAAAAACTTCATCTTTTATTTTAATGGTTGAATCTGAACTGTATGTTTGTTCACAAATTAATTCTCTTGTCAAAAGGTTAAAAACCTTTTTGCCATTAAAAGCAATGTTTTTGTGAATAGAAATATAATCTGAATAACTTCCCTCAGCTTTAAGTATAATTTCGCCCTCTTTGTTTATTACAACGTGTGTAGATAAATATTTTTCTTGTGTTGGATGTCTGTATAATATTTCGCAAAATTGCCCTTCAAATCCAGAGCTTAAACCCCCAACTCTAAAATTAAAGTCAGAAACTCTTTTTGAGCCGTTGTAAATAGCATAATCATAATCATTATTTTTTCTTTCGCCAATTCTTACAGCGAACATTCCCTCTTTTAAGTTATCAAATTTATCAGCTTGGAAAAGTAAATTACAATCCTTGTCATAAACATCAAATTCGTGAGTTTTATTGCAATTTAAAAGGCATTCGTATATTTTGTTTTTAAATTCAATATTAACATATTCAAAAGGAATTTTACCTTCAACCCCAAAAAGTCCTTCTTCATTGGACGTAATACCTGCAAAAGCATTTCTTTGCCGTCTTTCGCTTTTTTCCATATGAGCAAATAAACCGCCCATAAATCCATTTATTCCGTTTGGAGAAATTAATGAATTGAGTTTATAAAAATCATCTAAAGGATTTTTTTTTGTCATAGCATTTATTTTTTTATACGAAAAAAACTTATTCTGGTTATAAACATATAAAGAAAAAGCTGAGAAAAAGGGGGGGAATTATTTTTTCCCCTTTTTTGTCTCTTTATTTAACTTTAATAATTCCTCACATAATTCATCAAAATTGGAATCTTCTTTTCCTACATACTCATTAGTTGAAATAGAGCTAAACATAAAGTCATCAGTTGTATTCATAAGCAATTCCAAATCTTGCTTCATTAGAACTTTATCAGTACTTTTTGCTTCTCCAATCCAACGAATCAATTCATCAATAAACTCTTTTCTGTCAATTATTTTGTACTCAAATAATTCTTCTTGAAAAATTCTTTCTTTTATTTTAATTCCATTAATTGAATTTTCGCCCAATACATGAAGTACTTCTTTTTCTTCTTTTACTTCATTTGTTTTGAAGTCCCAAGAGTTATTACTTAAGTAATCTTTCAGTTCTTGTAGTTCTTCTCTTGAACAATAATGTGTATCAATTGTTATTATCATATTAAATTGTTTTTTTGATTATGAATATATAAAGAAAGTTTGAGAAAAAAGGGGGAATTAAAGAAACTTAAACACACAATAGCTAAATGAAGCAGTAAAACTTCTTATATATTTCCCTTTAGGGCTAAATTGGTCAATCCAACAATAGCCCCCTTGTTTATCTTTATACACACTTGATACAATCCCTTCATTTTCATAAGAGCAAAATCCAACCGCAACTTTTACTTTGTCCCCTACTTTGGGGATAAACTGCCAATCAAGTAAATTGGCAAGTAAATTTTTAAAAAACTTTTTCATGTTGTTTTGTTTTTTTATTGTATAAAGAAACTGAATAAAAAAAAGGGGGAGAATTAAACATCATAAATTGCGTCATCAAATTCATCGTAAGCTGTGCCGTCCATTATTCTATAGCCTTCACTTGTTATACCCGAAATTACCCCCGAACCACCAACTATATTTGGGGCACTCATACCCCACAATTTTTGGTTTATAATCTCTTTACCCCTATCACTTTCTTTAAAAGCTTTATTGGCTGGGCTTATTCTTGTTGTATTATTTCTTTTACTTGGTGTTACGGTATTCCAGTATTTATCTTTGCAAATTGTACCCCCTTTGCTTTTACAGAAAACTTGCTGATAACTTTCTTTTACAAAAGAAGTGTTGCAACTTGGGCAGGTGCAAGTTTCCCCGACCTTTGCGTTTTTGTTTTTATTATATTTATCTTTTATTTTGCTCATTGTTAGTTATCGCCAAAATTTCTTTTTATAACTATATTAAATGTTTCATGTGCCACAAGCAAAAAGTCTTGAAAGCTTAAAGGTTTGCAAACAGTTTGTTTACATACTATTTGCCCAAAAGTAATAGTTTGTAAAGTAAAATCTTTTTTAACATATCTGAATGTTACAGGACTACCAATTAAATGAAATATAAAAGCATCTTTGGTTTCTCTTTTTGACAATTGACTAAAAGTGCTTACAATTTCTTGACTTGTTTGTAATGGTTGCATGATTTTTTGTTTATAAACATATAAAGAAATCTGGGGAGAAAAGGGGGAGAAAGAAGAAGGGGAGTAACCAGCTCCCCTTTATTAACCAATATAAACCATGAAAAAACCGAATCTTTAAATATTTTTATTATACCTTTTTTTACATCCAGTCTATAATTAAACTTTACCAGGAAAACTCCGTTTGGTTCTGATTTTGTCTCCAATACCTGGTTATATAAAGAACTTTTAAAAAAAAAGGGGTGAGTTAATAAGTTTCAAATAAATAATCAACTACCTCGAAGAAATTGTCAGAATCCATCACTGAACAATTATAAGTATATCCGCCATTATCAACTAATTCAATTTCGTCAGTGAATTTACTTACTTTTTTAATTTCAGTTAAATAACGACCTCCCGATAAATTATATTTTAAATCATCTTTTTTGATTTTAAGACTTTTATTGCTGGAATGTTTACTTTCAGTTCCATTTTCATCAATAAGAGTAGAAAGTCTTGCCTCTGCTTCTGCATACATTTCTTTTAGTCTTATACTGAATTTTTTCATGGTTTTTATAATAGTTTAAAATATTTCTTCAACAAATTTCATTGGAACGTCTAAATGCTTTTCGCAAATTTCTTTTGCTGGAAGCTCTAATTGTCCTTTATCAACATAAAAATAAATTTGTTCATCAATATTTGTTCCTTTTAATTGAGCTTCTGAAGTGGTTACACTATTAATTTCTTGCAACAAACTTTCGTCTGCAATTGTGTAAGTTCTTGTATTGTCCCCAACTTCTACTTTAAGAGTGCGAGTTTTAAAATGTTTGTTATTGAAATTCATAAGACATTTGTTTTTATTGGTTATAAACATATAAAGAAAAAGTTTTAAAAAAGGGGAAACCCCCTTATTTAACTGTATTTCCATTTTAAACGAGCAAGTTTTGTGTCGTATTCCTTTTGTGTTAAATTGCCTTGCATAAAATTAAGTTTAAGTTTAATGATTTTAACCAAGAAATCAACATCATCGCCATCTAAAGCTTCATTGCCACCCTCATTAAAATCATCAATGATAGGTTGTAAATGTTTATCCCATTTTTTTGTATTTGCCATAATTTTATTTTTTGGTTACAATTATATAAAGAAACAAAAATAAAAAAGGGGGAGAGTTAAACCCCCTTGTTTATAACTTCTAAATATGCTTTTGCTTCTGTTTTCGACTTCATAGCATAACGGTTCATTTGTTTGCCTTTGTAAGGTTTTAAAGTTACTTTATCAACTGTTTTACCCTCTGAATTTACAAAGTAGTAATATGTTGCACACGCTGGCATTCCACTTGGCAACCGTTTTCCTTCATAAGGAATATACTGATTTGATTCTAACTTAAGTTTTTCTCTGTCAAAAAGATTTATTTTTAACAATTTTTTTGTTTCTTTTATTTTAAAAGTCCTCCAATCTGAATTTTTCTTTTTAGTATTGCAAACAAGTGTTTTATGCACCCTGTTATCAACAGTTTCAAAAATTGCATAACACTTTCCGTTTTCAATTACATAATCAGAATAAAAAGTTCCTTTTGGTTTTTTTATTTTGTGTTCCATTTTTTTTGTTTTTATTGGTTATATAAACATATAAAGAAATTTGAGAAAAAAAGGGGGAATTATTTTTTTCTCTTTGCTTTTCTTTTTCTTCGGTTTTTTTCACAAGTTTGTTTGTGCTTTACAAGTCCAAGTCTTATTTTTCTTTCTTCGGGAGTTTCAAACCTTTCACGTTCTAAGTTATACATTTCCATAATGTTATTTTTAATTTATTAAAGTTTTTACACCCAAGCTTTGTAATTTATAAAACAATTCTTTCTTTGCGTCAATCCCAAAATAATATTGTTTTAATAAACAGTCAATTATGGCTTCATCTGAATTTGGCTTAATCTTTTCATCTTTATAAGTTTTATCAATTCTATGTTGTTTTACTTCTTTTGTAACAAAACCATGATGAACTTCTTTTGTGCCTAATTTATCTCTAAGATAAATAACAGCTTCGTTATAGCAATTATACATTAATTATTCTTTTTTGTTTTTTTCAAATCTTTTTAGTAAAAAGTAAAGACCTGCAATAATAAGAGCAATAAACCCCCAAAACATTACAAAAGCAATTATATCTTTTACAGCGTCAATAATACCTTGAAAACCTCCGAAAACTATACACAAAATGGTTATTATGAACCCTAATATTATTACAAATTTCCATTCTGTACTCATGGTTTTAGATTTTTATTGGTTATAAAGATATAAAGAAAAAGTTTTAAAAAAAGGGGAATTATTCTCCCCTTCTATAAAACTTTATAAAAGTTAAATCTTTTGTATATTTAACCCTTAATTGTCTTCCAATTCCAAAATATGCTCCTTTAGAATCGTATGCACCGTCTGAACTCATTGGTACAGCACAATCAAAAATTCTTTTGCCTTTTGCGTCTTTCTCAGTTCCAACATTACTCCTGCCCACAGGAACACAAGAGTTTGAGATGATTAATGCAAAACTTGATAAAAATTCGTGAACAGATTGAGAGTGCTGAGAAAGCCCCTACGCATGACGGAATTATTGGTGCACCTCGACTTGTATCAACTTTGGTAATAATTTTGTTTATTGTTTTCATGGCTTTTTAAATTTATTGGTTATGAAGATATAAAGAAAAGTAGGGAGAAAAGGGGAAAATTAAGCAACAAACTTTTCACCCCATTTTACATTAGTTGGTTTTGAGAAACAACTGTGAGTATGACCATCAATACTTTTGGTTTTGGGGTTGCCCTGTTTCCATCTTTCATATTGTGCTTTAACAATCTTTTCAAAATTGCTTTTATTAAGCTTTATATTTTCTTTACCTTCATGACATTCAATATTAATGCTTATCCAATGAGCAAACAACATGTTTCCGCAAACTGTAATTGCAAGGTCTTTGAGTTTACAATATTGAACATAAAGAGTTCTATCAATTAGAATATATTTTGCAGAACTAACATTTGAAAACGTGTTTTCAAATCGTTTCCTTAATTCTAAAAGTAATTTGATTGCAGTTCTTTCTGAAAACTTGCCTTGCTTTTTCGCCCAACTTCCTTCTTCTTCTCTTGACATTCCACCAAAATAAGAGCTTTTATTTACTTTTGCGTAAGCATGACCTTCAAAAGCAATAAACTCTTTTTTATCTTTATAATCATTAAAGGAAACAATTAATTCCTTTTCACTTGATTCTAAAGCAATAAGTTCAATTTTGCCAAAATCTGAAGATTCACAATAACCAATTTCTCTGTGTCTTTTGGTTGTTACTATGGTATTAAAAATGTTTCTCATATTCGTTTATTTTTATTTATATAAAGAAAATAAAAAGAAAAAGGGGGAGAGTTCCCCTTAAACTTCAATTGCATTTTTTAAGTGATTTTCTAATTCTTTTAATATTTCGGGTATAGGGAGTTTACTTGCAAGATGAAAATTATGCTTTCCCGAATGTTGATTGTTTGCTTCTTTGCAAGGGGTTTCAAATCTGCAAAATACTGAATAAAGAAATTCTTGATGATTTTCCTCATATAGAATAATGTTTAAAACATTTGTTTTTGTCTTTAATAAGTACTTTGTATTTTCACATGCAAAAGTAGGTAAACTTATAATTTTTGCACCCAAATTTGCAATTATTTTCTTTGCACCCTCAATAAAAAGTATTCTGTTTTTTTTGATATTATTTTTCATGGTTATTGGTTTTATAAACATATAAAGAAACCAAAAAGAAAAAGGGGGAGAATTATTGATTAAACATAAAAGAAATATTTTGTTCAAATCTTTGAATTTTAAAAATAAAGGCATAATTATCAATTATGATTGTTATTATTCTATCACTTTCAAGAATTTGTTGGACGCCTGATTTTGGTAGACAAATGTTTTGGTCATTAATTTTAGAACTTTTAAGCTTACAAATAATTCCGTCATGCGTAGGGGCTTTCTCAGCACTCTCAATCTGTTCACGAATTAAAAAAGGAAGTTTATCAAGTTTTGCATTAATCATCTCAAACTCTTGTGTTCCTGTAGCTGTTACTTTTATCATGGCTTCTTATTTTATTATATAAAGAAATAAATCAAAAAAAGGGGAAATTAATTTCCCACAATGTAATAATCGTATTTTATTCGATTAAGAAAATTGAAAATACTGCTTGTTTTTAGTATTGGTAAAAACTTTGAATTATAGCACCTAAAATCACTTGCTTGTTTTGAGTAATTTTCAATTGCTTTTTCAATCGTCTTTTTTGAAAGTTTCACAGGTTCATTAAGACTTGCTGAAAATAGTTTCATAAAGTTTTCAGTTGCAATCCTTCCGTATTCACTAAAGGGGTTACGAACAACTTGTTTCACAAATTTTACGTTTGCTTTAACTTTAAACTTATCACCACATTTTTTTTGTTTGTAAATTGTAATATAATAAGCCATAATTTTTATTTGTTGATTATAATTATATAAAGAAATAAATCAAAAAAAGGGGAAAATTCCCCTCAGCTCTTTTTAAGCCTTATTAACCCTTTTGTACTCTTTTAAGTATTTATCTCGATTCTGTCTGCGAACTATGTTTAAATCATATCCTAAGCCTTCCATTTCACGTTTTAAGTCTGCACTTTCTTCTACGGTTGCTGGTTTTGATTGTTGTAAACAAACTTGATAATCCCCAGAACTATGCTGTCCTACGTGTTGATAGGTCATAATATCCCCTCTGTAATTATCAACTTCGTGAGGAAATACTGCAAATATTGTACCTTTGAAATCTTTTGTAATATCTTTTCTGAACATTACATCGGTTTTAAAATTATCAACTATTACTATATTCATAACTTTGGTTTTTTATTGGTTATGTTTATATAAAGAAATATTCTGAGAAAAGGGGGAATTCCCCCTCCTTTATTTTTTCTCTTTTCCAAATTCAGCTTCTAATTCACTTCTTAAACCTTCAATTATTTCATCATTTATATGGTCTGTCATTCCATTTGCCCAAAAATCACTTCCATAAAATCCTCCGCAACTATCAGTTTCGCCAGTTTCAAGATTTTCAGAATTAAAACCCCAAACGTCACCTTCAACTTCTTGTTTGTATGTTTCAACTTCACCACCTAATACTTTGGTTGCTTGTTCAATATACTTTTTGGTTATTCTTTTAATACCATATTCTTTTAACATTGTTTCTCTTGTCACAAAAACAAACCCAACTTGTCCACTATCCCATCTGCAAGAAAATGGAGAAGTAGCAATAGTTATACCGCCATGGTCGTATATGTAAAGCGGTTTAATAATTACAGCCTTTTCGTTTTTAATAATAGCTTTTTTAAAATCTTCCCATGAATCAAAGTCATTACTATTATAATCATGCTTATCCCCTAAACGGTATTTGCCATGACAACAAACCATTTTTGTAAGGTTATCCCATGTACGACTGTCACCTTCTGAACTATAAAATTCTATTTTAAATTTTTCATTTGATACTTCATTCATGACTTTAGTTTTTTATTGGTTATAAACATATAAAGAAAACCCCAAAGAAAAGGGGGAGAGTTTATGCAGCCGTTCCATTTGACTGTACATATCTCATTTCGTTTTCTATCTTTATAACATTAAACAAAGCGTAGCCCTCGTCTGAGTAGTTTACAATAATCATGTTTGGGTTCTGTTCCTCTACTTTTGCAGTCTGCAAAGCTGTTAAAACTTTCTCAACTCTTTTGTTGTCATTCATGCTTTCAACAAAATCTTTGTAGTTTATTATAATTGTTTTCATTTTAAGCTTTTTTGATTTATAAACATATAAAGAAATTTGTAAAGAAAAGGGGAAGTTTATCAATGTCTCATTTTTTCTTTGTAAGTTTCATTTGAACGTAGAGCAATTGATAGCTCGCTATTAAGTTTGTTGTCAATTATAGCAATTGCTTCATAAACTCCAAATCTACCACCATAAGTTTGAAATTTTACTAATTTACTTTTTCCTTCTTTTATGAACTCAATTACTTTATTTCTCAAAAGTTCATCCTTAATAAAATAAAAAGCTTGCATATAGAAAATGTTTAATTGCCCATACTTATCAATATTATCAGTATTTTTATAATAATTAATAAGTGCTTCTTTTATAATTTCATCCATCGCTTTTATTTATTTAATTGAATTATGAATATAAAGAAAACAAAATGAAAAAGGGGGAATCAAGCCCCCTTCTTCAAACCAATAAACTAAATCTTTCCTGTCAATATGTTATTTTTCAATTTCATTTATTATTTCTAAAGCTCTTTCTCTTGTTATATCCCCTGCAATAAAATCAGCTTGACAATCTGCAAGTCTAATAAGTCCTTTTACATTGTATCTTTTTTTACAGAAATAATATCCTAAACAAAAAGATATTATTGAAATCACTATGTAAATTGCTATTGTCATAATCTTTTTTGTTTTGTTTTTATAAAGAAATCTGGGGAGAAAAGGGGGAATATTGTTAAAATTTAAAATTACAGTTGGGGCAAGTAATTTTAGGTGCTGTTGAAATTGGATATTGTTTAGTTTTAGTTATTCGCATATTTTCAATATGTTGTTCGGGAGTTGTGAAATAATCATAGCCCAAAATTGGAGTTACTTTGCTTTGTATTTGTTTCATGTTTTGTCCTTGTCTGTTCCAATCAATAACTTTTTCATTAAAGTTGTTTAATGATAAGTTGAAATTTTCAAAGTCAGCTTTACAAATTAAAGTCTTTTTAGTATTATTGGTATAATAAGCAACGCAAGTATATTGTAATATAATTTTCATAATTTTTAATTTGTTGGTTACAAACATATAAAGAAACTTATAGAGAAAAGGGGAATTAAGCTACCCAAAATATATCTTTTATAATAATTTTTTTAATAACTGTTTTTTCAGTTATTAGAAAATGACATTCAAGACTAATATTTTTTGTAAGCGAAGGATGTTCATCAGTAATACTTTCAAGAGAAAATTTTCCAACATTAAATGCAAATTCTTTTATAGGATTTTCAACATAATCTTTTGAGAGTTTCATTATTTCATAAACAGAATTTTTTCCAACTGTAATTTTGAATTTTTCAAAGTCTTTAATAACTGAACCATTTGAAATAATTAAATTTTTGATTTTATCGACCAATCTAAATATTCGAGGTTCATCAATTTTACTAAGTGGAAAATGTCCTGCCATAATATTTTTTATTATATAAAGAAACTTTAAAAGAAAAAAGGGGATTGTTTAAAAGTATCTAATAACAATTTGTAGTTGCAAGATTGAACAGTCCAACGTTCATCAAAATTAAACCAAGCACCGCCACATCTAATTTGTTTATTTTTCATATCTAATGTTGCTATGTCGCCAACTTTACAATACCTTTCTGTTATGGGTGTTTTTAAAACCGTAACAAGTCCAGAAACTAATGTTGTATTAGTGCATTTGTTTTCGCTTTTTTTGGATGATTTTTCCATAATTTTATTGGTTTATAAACATATAAAGAAATATTCTGAGAAAAGGGGGAGACTTCCTCTATGCAAAAACCTCTTTGTGTTTGCCTTTTCTTGCATAAGTTTTTTTGCTTTTATGAGTTTTGTGTACGGCTCTGAAACCATTTGCGAATTCTAATTCAGCTTCACGTGAACCCCTACGATTAGCTTTTATATAATCATCAAGGGAGACTTCTTTTTTGTTTTTTTTCTTCTTTGCCATAATCTTTGGTTTGTTGGTTATAAACATATAAAGAAATAAAAAAGAAAAAGGGGAATGTCCATTTTCCCCTTTAACCAATTTTAACATCAAAAAATGAAAACATGCAATTGAAAAAACTATTTTCTTTTATCTTTACGCCTTTGTCGTCTGTATTCTTTACCGCTTAAAACTCCTAACACTGTGCGACTTTCATTGTACTCTTTAAGAGTTAATACTCTTCTGCTTTCTCTGAATAAAATTATCATCATTGGTTTTTAATTTTTGGTTATAAACATATAAAGAAATTTGTAGAAAAAAGGGAAACCCCCAGTTTTTAAAATTTATATTCGGGAACTCTTTCAATTGCGTTATCAATTACATCAGTAAGTTGGTCGTTGTAAATTCCATTTATTTCTTTTACAACTTCGCCGCTTACTTTCATTAGTTTTATATCGTATAAATCCATTGAGTTTAAAGTTATTCTAACAACCCCACGAAATAACTTCCCTGTAACTCTAAAATGTAAAAAATTTTCTCCTGCCCTCCAAGCATTAGCACCCCAAGTGAAAACTTTAATACGTCCACCTGCATAAAGTTGTTGTCTGATTATTTGAGCTACTTGATTTGGCATTTGATTTGGTTTTATTGGTTATATAAACATATAAAGAAAAAGGGAGAGAAAAGGGGAAACTCCCCTTTCTTTTAATCTAATAAAGTCATGTAAGCTTCAGAATCAAAGGCTAAAACAGTCATACGAGCCATATCAAACTTTTGCACTGCGTTTGAAAGTTTAAGGTCGGGGTGGATAGCTTTTAAAATAGCTTCACTTCTTCTGTTTAAACCGTCTTCAACTTTCATTACAAAGTCAAAACATTCTGCAGCAACTTCATTTAATTCGGCTTCTTCGCCAGAAAAACGATTGTTCCTTTTTACCATTTTTTCTTCTGAAAGTTTGCCATCAGAATTAATAAATTTGTTTACAAAATTTCTTTGTCCTTTTGATAATTTGTCTTTTGCCATTTTGATTTGTTTTATTGGTTATAAACATATAAAGAAATTTACAAAGAAAAGGGGAAATGCAAAACCCCTTTGTGAGAGGGGTTTTCAAGTCTAAATTGTATTTTGTATTTGACTTTATTGGTTATAAACATATAAAGATATTTTGTTATCTTGGCGAACCTTTATTTTTCGGCATAATTAGATTTTTTAAATTTGTTTTGTAAAATTTCTTTTGCTTTTTTACTTTAAGCACTTAAAATTGTACTGCCTCTAATTTTCGTCTGCATAATTGTTTCTTTTAAACAGTTTCTACTTCTTTGTGTTTTTTAATCAATTCAACAGCAATACTGTCAATCTTTTTGTCTTCTTTTAAAAGCCTTTTGTTTTCTTTCAAAAGTTTAAATAATGTAAACCAAATTGTTATTATCATAATAATATAAAGAAATTAAAGAAAAAAAAGGGGAAACTATGCAAAAATATCTTGCTGAATATTACTTTTAACAAAATCAATTGCTTCTGTTATTTTACTTACAGAAACTCCTGTGTTTGAAAACTCAGTTTCGTGGTCTAATAAGCTTTGTAAAGCTAATCCCAATTCAAATGCGTCATTAGCACTTACAATTGCTTCTTTCTTGAAGACGTTTTTTAAAGTTGTAGCGGGTTTTATGTCGCCTCTTTCTTTTAAAGTTTTTGTTACTTTTTTCATGACTTTTAATTTTAGTTATAAACATATAAAGAAACAAAATAAAAAAAAGGGGAAAATCCCCTTATCTTTTTATATTAATACTACTTGTTCTTCAACTTTCATTATTTCAATCCAATCAGTTTGAAACCAACTTTTTGAATTATGCGACCAATCTTTGTTCCAAAAAGAAAAAAGAAATCCCACTCTTTTTGCTTGTCCGTTTTTATCATCAACAAAAACTCCTCTTTTTTCTCTGTGTTTTTTGCTTATTACTTTGCCGTAACGGTCTTTTAGAAATTCCTCAACTTCTTCAATGGTTTTTTTCTTTTCAACTATTTGATTAAAAACATGAGTATCGTCTGATACTTTTGGACTGTTACAAGCCGTTTCGTTAATTACAATTTTTAAATAATTCATTGTTTTATGTTTTTATTGGTTATAAACATATAAAGAAAAGATTGAGAAAAAGGGGGAATCTTGTGTCATAGGGAAAGTTTATAAATTCAGTTAGCCCCCACCTTTTGAGTGGGGGAGAAATTTATTTTTAAATAAATTTCTTTATAATTTCTTCATACTCTTCATTTGTTTATTGTTTATTGTTTAACTTCTAATGTTGTTATAAAGAAAAAGGGAGAGAAAAGGGGAAACTCGTTTTAAAGCGTTTTAAAGCATTTAAAAATTAAGATAGGGAAACCTTTTATTATTATAGGAACGTTTATTATAAAGCAATATATAAACAAAAAAGGGAACTTTTCAGTCCCTTTTTCTTTTTTATTTTATTATCTTTTTGTTATTTCGATTGTGTCCCCGCTTACTTTTATTGCACCTAAGTTGCTTAGTTTGTAATATCTTAATTTTGCAAGTTTAAGGTCAAGTGCTTTGTCAAGGTGTTTTTTTGCTAAAGTCAAAGGTTTACTTTTTACTTCTTTAAATTCGCCTTTTACAATTACAGTTTTTCTTACAACTGAACCATTAATAATTAAACTGTCTGTGTTTGGGCAATATTTCATTCCATTGTTAAGAATAACAAAAGCGTCTTTTTGCCCATTGCTACGATTTTCGTTTGGTTTTAAAATTGACTGTATTTTTTCATCAATAGCTTGTTCAAGTATTGCTATTCCAAAATTTTCAGTAACAAATGAGCCAATACTTCTTTTTGTAGCTTGTAAAACTTCAAGGTCATCAGCTTTTAATTTTTCGTAAGAAATACCTACGTTAATAAGAATATCGGCAACTTCGGTGTTATCACTTTTATCAGAACGATAATTCTTTAAAGATACAAAAGAAACGCCACTAAAGTTGAATTTGTTAATCAAGTTGAATAAATCTGAATTTTGCATATACATTTTTTTATTGGTTATGCGAATATAAAGAAACTTTTTAAAAAAAGGGGTAAACCTAAAATTTCCCCTTTTATTCTTTTTATTCTTTATACATTTATAAACCATAAAAACTTTATTATGTTTGATATATTAGAAAAAAAGATAAGAGGTAAATTTATAGGATTAAGAAATGGTACTGAAACCCCCGCCACCTGCGGAATAGCAACCTTATTAAATAAAATGAAAGGAATTAATGAGCCTTTTTATGACAGTTTGTTATTAGAATATAAAAACATATTAGAAAATATAAAAAACAAACCCCCGACCACTCCCCATATACCCAATAGACTCCTTAAGAAATAAGGGGCTTAAATAAGGGGTTTACTGTGGGGCTGGGGCTTAAATAGACCCCCTAATTAGCCCCCTTCGTACCCTTAATAAGCACTATTTAGACCCCCTAAATGACCCCCGTCCCGAACCATGCACAATTTTTTTATCCCAAAATTTTCAACGTTTTCCACCTTTATATATTGACTATCAATTAGTTATAACTCTTCGTTTGGTTTAAAAACAGCTTGGTAAAAAATTTTCCCCCCATTTTTTTATCAGAATTTAAGCCATTACTGGCATATTGCAATTCGGGCACATATATTTCAAGTCAACTCCAATTAACTTAGAGCCATGTATTCTGTTTGTTTCTGTCCATCCATAATGTCCAGCGAATTGTTTTACTTCTTCATCAGAATATTTTTTATAAGATTCGTGTCCCCTAAGAACTTCGTATATATCTCCATCGTCTAGATTAAATTTACAATGGGGACATTCTTTTAATTGAGTTATATCGTTCATACAGGGATAAGAATTAATTTAAGTTTTTCTTTAGCAGCATCAGTCAAAAAATTTTTTCTAATTTTTTTTGCCAGAATTTCAACCTTTATACAAGAATGATTCCTTTTCTTCTGGCGATAAGTTTACAAATTTTTGCTGGAACATAATTTTTTCCATCTGATTTTGCCCATCCCCTTTTTTTTGGTTTTTTGAATTTATCAATAACTAGTGCAGCTATTAATGAGATTAAGATTATAAAAATTATTGTTATCATTTGATTATTGTGTTAAAAAGTTCTATAAGCCAGTAAAGTATACAGGAAGATGTTATTACAACAAAAAAGAATGATACTATATCGGTATCTGCTATAACATACTTAAAAAAAGTATCTCCACATAATAATTTATTTTTCTTCTTCTTAATAAGGAAGGAAAAAATTCGTATTGCATAAAAAATGGCAAAAAAGATAAAAGAAAAAATAAAGAAGCTCTTTAATTCTATTCCAGGTCCTTCTCCACTATATGGAATTATAATTTGTAATAGGTTCATATTTTATATTTAGGTTCATATTTTATATTTAGGTTCATATTTTATATTAAAGTCCACATTTTTCTCTATCTTCTTTGGTCATTGTTTCAACTCCTTCAATTATTTTTGAATCTTTTTCAAAGGGGGCATAGAGTTTATTAATTGCGTCCAGGAGATTATTATCTATTGTATCTGGAATGCTCATGATGCAGGTTCCGTTCTCATCATAGAATGTTACATAATCACATGACAGATTATGGTGAGCGAAAAGAACATGTTCTTCTGTACTGCCATAAGCTCCTTCAGAGTTATATTTTGTTTTTAGACGATAGTGGCTCATTGTTGCAAGATATAAACTATATGACCTTCTATAGAATAGGTGTTTACGGAATCTCCTCCTCCTGCGATTGCAATGTGATTGGCGGTGACATAAATCACTTTATATCCATCATCAAGAATTGATTGAAGTTCGTGAACACTTTTGAGGTCTGATGGTTTTAATGAGAATACTTTTTGCATATTAGTTGGTTTTTAAAATAATTATTCTTTGTAATATTTAAAAGATTGTTCGTGAATCCATTCTCCATATTTGATTGGGATTTCTTTTATATCAATACAATCTTCAACATATTTAATATATTCTTCGAATGCACTTTTACCTATAAGTGCATCATGAAAAGAAAATGACGTAAGCTCAAGTAAAGTGTCATATAATTTTTTTTCTAACTTTGCACTTTCTGTGGTGTATGGATTATAATTTTTTATTCTGTCTTCTTTATGCATAATAAATTTCAAATTTTTTGGCCGTTAATTTCAATACTTATTGAGTTTCCAAGATTTCTTAAATCTTGAATTATTTTTTTTAATCCTTTTGTAAGTTTATCTTCTTCTGTTTTTCTGTCTATAAATGTGTAAGAGTAATAATCTTCAGCTCCTTCATTTTCCCACTTATCGCTTATTTTTTTAAAGCCAAAGATTTTTCCCAACTCATCATTTCCGTGACAATGGGGAAACATTGCGATTGCCGATTCTCTTTTACTTCCGTTATAGGGATAAGGGTTGCATGATTTGCACATTGAAAGGTCTGCAATATATTCTTGTAAAAACTCTACACAGACTTCTTCGTATTCATATTCAACAAGAATTTCTTCTTCGAACAGGTTTTTTGTTTTTTCTACTAATTCTTCGTTTACTTCAATTTCATTGTTAAATGTAAACATGGTATAACATATTGGCATAATTATTTATTTTTTAAGTTCAGATATATTTTTCTAAGCATTGGTTCCAAGCAATCTTCCAGTATTTTGTCTGGATTATCTTTATAAGTTTCTGTAAGCCATTTTTCAGCTTTTTGAAGCATGTGTTTATTATTGTAAAATCGCCTTTTAAAAGATTTTTTTTCCCAATCAGAATGTTTTTCAACAATATAATCGTCCTTTATAAATTTTAAATATGCTTCCGTACTTGGTCCCACATACTCTTCTTCAAACAATTCTACGGCATTAAATATTTGGTCAACATCTGATGTTGAAAAAATATCAAAAAAGCTTTTGTATTTTTCATTTTTATCTGTTTTTCTATCACTATTGTTTAACATGTATCCAGAATTTGCCCCACCTTCAGCATTGAATGAATATTTCATTTTTACATATCTTTCAGAAAATAAATTTTCACAATTTATTGAATAAAGAAAATCTTTTTCTTCATTTAATATACAAGCAACTTTGAGAGAGTCTGGCTGATATATTTTATATTTTTTCCCCTTTGGGTGATTTTGCAAAAGTTTGAGAAATGATTTGGAGTTGATTCTGGGGGTATTGTTTTTTTCAGAAAGTATTTTATATTCTGCTTCTCTTTCTTCCATCCATGTTTTCCATTCAGAAGAATTTATTATTTTCTCTTCACATTTAATTGACTCATAGCAATCTCTTAAACTATAGGCTTTTTCATATACTTCAGCCATCCCCGTTATTGCGTCTGAAGAATATATGTATTCGTTCTTAAGCCATGTTGTAAATTCTGATAATTTTTGCATATATTTATATTTTATTGTTCATCAATAGAAAAAGAAACTTTAACTCCCATACCCCTTAATTTATCTGCAGCGGCCTTAAATTCTTTAACATACTTCTTGGTCATTTTCTTAACATCGGTGTAGGTATAATAGTAATGGTCGTCTGAGCCACAGCCTTCGTAATTCCACTCATCGTAGAGGTATTTGATACCGAGAGTGGTTAAGGGAGTTGATGTTTCGTCTAATAAAGCTTCATTGATAAAATCTACAACGACTTTTTGTTTTCCGTTAATACCTCCTCTAGTGAATTCGTTGCTTACGCAATTAAAACCTTTCAATGTTTTTATAAATTCCTGGAAGAATTCTTTATTAAATTCTGTGCAGTTAAATTCTCTAAGGGCTTTTTCAACGTTATCATTATCGTCATTATAAAATATTTCAAAGTCATCTTGAAATTGTGCTAAAATTTCTTTGTTTACTTTGACATTTGTATCAAATGTAAAGAATATTTCTCTTGCTGGCATAATAAAAAATTTTGTGTAAAGGTATAAAGATTTTTTATATTAACCAAATTTTATGAAACAAAAACAGAGGGAGCAGAATGTTCCCTCTATTTGAGCGTTAAACAATTTTCGCCACGGAAAAAAGTTTAAAAACAATTTCTATCATCGAAATCCAAGATACTTCACTATTGGATGTGTTCTGATTTTTTTGATTAAATTGCTTGCTCGTTTTTTTGTGTTTGCAAAAGAATAGTAAGGATTTGACATCTTTCTTTCAAACCTTGCTTTTTCTTCTAATTCATCTAAAATTTTGACTGCAGCTGTTTTCACACTCTCACTGGGAGTAGAAAAATCTAAAAGAATAGGGGAGCCAAAAAAATCACGATAATTTCTAATTCGTTGTACTCTAATTCGTTGTACTCTAATTTTTTCAGCTGGACTGGTCTTTCCTTTTTCTGCAGGATTTTCTAATAGAACTTCACTTGTGTTTTTTTTCATACTTATATTTTTTTAATTTATATAGCACAAACATGATAATAAAAAGAATGGAAAGGTTTACATAATTATAGAAATAAGTTGTAAAATTATCACACTTTGTTTTTTGTGAAATAGACCTTTGGTCTTTGGACTTTTATTTTGGCGGGACTAGTTTTTTAATCCATTCTTTTCTTTATGTCTTTTCTGGCCGATTTTTGCAAGAACATTTTGGTCAAGCAGGAGTAATTCCTCTAAAGAATATCTAAGCTTACCTTCTTTCTCATCATATTCACATTGATTTCTTGATATTCTTAATGCCTCTTCCATGCTTCTGGGGTTTAATGCTTGCAATGTGGGTTTATGTGTTTGTAATTCAGAGTCAAAGTAAGTTAAATTTTTTTCCCATTCGATTTGTCTTTCAGCATTAAGTTTAATCCATAGTTCACGGTCTGCTTCAGAATTAAATAGCTTCTTTTTAAATTCTTCATTTAAAACTTTTCTTATATATTTTCTTATATTTTCGGCCACTAGAGAGTGTTCTTTGATTTTTTTTAGAACTGGGTGTGTTCCTTTGAAGTATACATAGATTTTTGAATGGTGGATATCTCCGCTCAATTTATCATCAATTGAGAAGAAGTTATTTCCTTTGATAAAAACTTCATAGCAATCTGCTCCAAATTCTATTCTAGGTTCTTTTTCGTCAACAAAAATAATTCCCCCAATGACATCGTCTATAATTTCTCCTAATTCATTCATTAAATCTTCGTCATAAGAAGATGTCATAGTTTTGGGAATATTTCTAAGATTTATTTGTGGGGAGTCGGAAATTTCTGCTAATTGGTTAAAATAGGCAATATCGGAATAAATTTTTATTTTAAGTTCTTCTGGTAATTTAACGATAATATTATTGTAGTAGGGGGCGTAGCCAACCGTGCTGCCTTTAAAGTCAGTTGGCTCCATATCGGAACCAGAGCAATGATATCCTATAAATTTTCCTGTTGGGTCCATTCGATTTTCGTTTCATATAAATACTTAAAAATTTTTAGATATTTATTAGAAATTCTGTATAAATTTAAAAGAATTCGCTGACTTAAGTTATTAAAAATATAAAAATATGAATATAAAGGAATTTATCAACAAAGAAATAATAAAACTTCACAAGAAAACTTTGTTAGAAAGTGAAAAAAATGAAATTGAAAATCAGTTAAAACTTTTAAAGGAGTATAATAATTATGATTATCCTGCAGGTGCAGATGCAGACCCAAGTGCTCCTTGGAATCAAGTTGAAAATGACTATCCAAAATTTGATGATTTTGAAATAGAGGAAGATGGTGATACTTTAGAAACTTTTTATATAAAAGCTATTGGAAACGATGGAGATTCTTATGCTTCTGATTCTTTATTAAACATATTGGGTGGTTTGGAAGTTGGTGAAGAAGTTGTACAATATTTCGAAAAATCTCTTATAGAAAAAGGAGATGAAGGAGACCCATCACCAGAATTACATACAAAATTAACTAATATTATTGGTAAATGGTTTGAACGTGTTGCTAATGTACAATGGGAGGAGCGTGAAGCGCCAGAGCCAGATTTTAACACAGATGATAATTAACATATAATGAATCTAAAAAATTTTATAAAAGAAGAGGTAAAAAAACTTCAAAGGATAACCGTGTTAGAAGAAGAGAAAAAAAATATTAAAAAGAAACTCTCTATTCTTAATGAGAAATTTGGCTTATTGCTTAATAAAAACTTTAATAAAGGTGAAACTATAAAAACAGATAATTTAGCATTGAATGATTTTCTTGAGAGATTAAGGAAAGATTTAGAACAATTTAATTTATATGTTTCAAGTATACATGCAGATGACGAAAAAAACCAAAAAAGTTTTATTGCTTATCTAAAAGATTATGATTCTACTTATGGGAAAGATTTTAATGAAAAATATAACCTATCTAATAAAGAGCTAATGAATATTCTTTTAAAGTATAATGGCAAGCACATTACATTTGAAAATGAAGTTATCATTATGAGCATAGAAATCTAGTTTTTTATAGTGGGTACTTAAATACTTCGTTTTCGTAATTCTTAAGATAAATATATTTTTCATCTTTCGAAACAACTGAATTTGGCACAATCGGAATTTTCCCTCCCCCGCCAGGAGCATCAATAACAAATTGCGGAATAGCGTAGCTGCTGGTATGTCCTCTTAGCCCTTTTATAATATTAAGCCCGTCATCAATTTTTGTTTTAAAATGAGCTGAGCCTTTTATGGGGTCGCATTGATATAAATATAGAGGTCTGACACGAAGTTTTAAAAGTTCGTGAAATAAATTTTTAAGAGTTACAGTATTATCATTTATTTCCTTTAATAAAACAGTTTGACTTCCCAATACAAGTCCTGCATCGGCCAATTTTAAGATGGCGGCTTTGGATTCTGGGGTAATCTCGTTGGGGTGAGTTGAGTGAATGCTCATAAACACTGGGTGATACTTTTTTATCATATTCACCAAGTCATCTGTAATTCTTTGAGGAAGAACAAAGGGTACCTTAGTACCTATACGAATCATTTCAACATGCCCAATATTTCTAAGTTCTTTTAAAAGGAATTCAAGTTTATCATCGGACATTATAAGTGGGTCTCCCCCTGATAAAATAACATCTCGAATTTGTTTATTTTGCTTTATATAATTTATAATGGCATAGATATTTACACTTTTGTGCTCACTATTATCGTTTTCAATAATTCTAGAACGGGTGCAATATCTACAATTGGCAGAGCAAACATTTGTGGTAAGAATTAAAACTCTATCTGGATATCTATGAACCAATCCAGGTATTGGGGAATCGTGATTTTCTCCAAGAGGGTCAATTTGTTCTCCGAAACTATCTATAAGTTCATGAGTAGTTGGCACCATAGTTTTTCTCAATGGGTCATTTTGCTTTTTGTTATAAAACAAATTAAGATAATATGGTGTAATTTTAAGAGGAAGCCCAGCAGTTTTGATTGTTTCTTCTTTTGTAAGTTTGATAAAATGTTGTAATTCTTCTGTAGTTTTGATTGCATGTTGCAATTGCCATTTCCAGTTATTCCATTCCAAATCTGTAGCTTGGGAAAAATACTTTTCTTTGAATAAATTTATTTTTCCTACGAATGGGACAACCTCTGGGTCTCCCGAAATCTCTGAGTTCATTTATGGGTTTTAATTATCAATATTAAATATATTCTTTTTTACGAAAAAGCAAAGAAAGATTATAAAAAATGAAAATATTTTTTCAACAAATTTTTTGGCATATTTATTAAGAAAAATTGTTTGTGCAAGAATACGAAAAAATAATAAGAAAGTTGATACGTGAGAGTATAAATCTTCTTTTTGAAGTGGGAGATGGATTTTCTTTTGCTGAGAAAGAGTATATGTCTTATGATGAAGATGCTATGCCTTTTTTCTATTACATGGATAAATTATACATTGGAAAATTAAGAGAAACACATTGGGACCTTATAGATAATCAATTATCAGGTAGAATTGGTGTACTGGCAAAAAAAATTGAAGATAAATATGGAGTTATAAATTATGATTCCCTAAACATAAAGGAGGTTATCTGGGAAACCGCAAGAAACGATATTATGACTGGAACCAAGTATAATGGTAGAATTTGGCTTAACAGTAAATTGATTGCATTTTGGAGATTACCAGATGAAAAAAAATTTCTTGATTTAATTGAAGAATTAAATTCTAAAGTACCAAACTTAAACATTGACGGTTCCTGGAAAATTTTTACTCAAGATGAAAATGGTGATGACAATATGATTCCTCTTAAAGATTTTACTCACGGAAAATTATCTCCAGAAGCCGAAAAAGTAAATCAAGAGAAATGGAAACAACATATGATTTCTCCTTTAGAAAAAGAAAAACGGGGGCTTAAAGTAACACCTCAAGGATGGGGTTCCACGCATCCAGATTATGCTGGACACAGAACAATTGATAGAGTTTTGGGGAGAGCTGAATAATGTTATCAGAATCATATAAAATAAGACTACAGGAACTTTCTGGAATTGTTGTTAAATCAAAAATAACTCCAAACACAGAAGATTTAGAAAGAAATAAATTAATTGGCATGAAAATGCTGATTGATGAAGCTAAAAGATTTAATAGCTCAGAAGAACTTTTAAGAGGCGGTGGATTTTCCAATAATGCTCTTGACTTGGCAGCCTTTGGTTTTACACCAGAAAGTGTAAAACAATTAATGCCACATCAATTAAAAATAAAATGGAAACAAGATTTGGCACAGGCTAAATTTGAGCAAGATGAGTATTATCGTAGGGGAATGCCACAAACTGACTGGGCAAGGAAAATAAATTTATCAGAACCAGTTGATGTAAGTTTCGATGGAGATAATTTTTTCTTAGAAGATGGCCACCATAGATATGTTGCAGCAAAGACATTAAATGTCCCTTTAAATGTGACGTTGGAAATAAAAGCAAATCCCATAGTAAAACTATCTGATAAAGATTATGATGATTTTCACAGGGAATTTTTTAACAAATTATAGTTTGGCATATTTTTTGATTTATAATATAAACCTCTAAAAATATTTTTATGAAAAAGTTATTTTTTATTGCTGTTTTATCTTTGATTTCCTTGATTTTTTATGGCCAGGAATATGTTGGTGCTGCCAAATGTAAAATGTGTCATAATTCGCCAGCTAAGGGGGCTCAATTTGCAAAATGGGAATCTAGCAAACACTCAAAAACAATGAGTATATTAAGTGAAGCTGAAAAAATTAATCCAAAATGTGTAAAATGTCATTCAACCGCAGCAAATATAAAAGCTGAAGGAGTTTCTTGTGAGAGTTGTCATGGTCCTGGAAGCATTTATAAATCTTCAGTTATTATGAAAGATAAAATAAAAAGTAAAGCAAGTGGATTAATAATGCCGACAAAAGAAGTTTGTATAAAATGTCATAATAGTGAAAGCCCAAAATTTAAAGGATTTGATTATGACAAATACAAAGCTATGATAGCTCACTAAATTTTTCGTTGATAATTTGTCGGATAATTTTTTTTGCTTCTTTAAGTCCAGTTAATTTTTTAAGTTGAGGTATTGTATCAGAATAAATTATTTTGTCATATCTTTCTTCTGGAGTTGGGGGTTGGTATCCGCTTATCATTCTATCAAAAGCTGAATCTGGAATAGTTTTAGATTTACCCATTCTTTTTGTAGCTTCAGCTCTTTTTTTTGCTACTGCTTTGATAACTTTTTCTTTGTTTATAAATTTAAACACAACAGCAATTCTTACATCTCCTGGCTGACCGACTCTATCGAGACAATCTAATCTTTCATTTGTTTTTAAATTAGTAAGGTCGATAACAACATTTTTATTTGTGTTTTTTGCATCTTCTAATTTTTGATAGAAGGTGTTTTTTATACTTTTATTTGCCTGTAAAACTTTATCGAAAACAGTTGGGCTCCAAAATATATATTCTGGTGAAGCTATAACTTTCCCATATTTTTCATCTATGTTCCCTATCTCTGCATCATTTGGTGGGTAAACATATAAATCATCGTATGTAAATCCAATAGAATCAGCCACTTGTTCTACAATTTCATCTCTGTTTACAACAAAGGTATTTGCGGGGTCTGTCATGTTTTTAATCCAGGTGGATTTGCCGATGGCAGGTGGACCTATAAGAACATATATAATTCTATTTTTCATTATCTAATTTTTAATAAATATAATGAAAAAATTCACTTTAAAACACAATGCTTATGCGTTGACTCTGAATGTTTTATAATATAGGTATTATTGCTGATATATAATAGTTATCGGTAATAATTCTTAATTTTTCTATCAGTATTCCACATGATATTTTTTACCTTTTGATTTACATAATCAGTAGTGTTCCAATTACTACCGATAACATCAGATAACAATAATTTTTCAGTGCCATTATCAATGTTTTCTGCTATTTTTTTAGTTTCTTTTTCCATATCTAAATTTGTTTTAAACTGTTGTTATCTGTGCCCGTTATGCATCATTAAAACGGCAAGGGCTAAAGCCTGCATAACACTGGCTATAAAACATGCCTAATTCAGTGCTTCGATTATAATTCATTGTTGAAAATTTTTAATATTTTGAATTTCTTTTATTAATTTCGCTTCAATTTCCTTTAACGTTGCGTATCTATGTGTTTCAGTATCTTGTTTGTTTTCAACAAAACTCAATACGCCACTTTTAATTCCATTCTTTTCTGCAAAGCAAAACTCAATATATTCACCCTGTATTCTTTTTACTTTATTGGCTTCTTTAAAATAATCGGAATATATCCAATCACCTTCGTTTAAATTTAGTCTTTCATATTGAGTTTTATCAATTTTTACTTTGCCATACTTCTTTTCGTACAATTCAAAATATTCTTCCTCTAATTTTGCAATTTTTTTTATTTGTGTTTTCATAATGTAAAATATTAAAAATTTATGTTCGTTTTCAAATTAACTTATCAACTATTTTTCGCACTGTTTTTACACGCAATCGTTAAAACGAATTTACTTTATTTTCAATAAACTTAAGAAGAGCTTTATCACGTTCTAAATTTTTCTTGAGTTTTTTTAATTCTTGTTCTCTATTAAAAAATGAATTTTTAAGACTTTCTCTTAGAGATTTATATTCTTTTGTTTTTTCAATTTTTCTATTACAAGATGGACAAGATATATCAGAATCTATAGTTCCATGCCAAACAACTAAATGAACATCGCAAATAGGACATTTTCCATTTGATAATAATTCTTCATGACCTAAGTGATATGTTTGTCGTTTTCCCCTAAAATTAATAAAAGTATATTTTCGTTCTTTTTTAAAGGCATATTCAAACAATTTCTTGTCTGGTTCTTTTACAAGTTTCATTGTTTGGAGAATTTTTTATTAAATTTTTTATTAAATTTTGAGAAGGCTGTTTCACCTATTAAAAAAAATAGAACAGTAAGTGAAACTGAGATAAACACAATCCAAAATGTTAAAGTTATAAGCATCCAAAGGTGAACGAACTTTTTATTTTCCAGTACTTCAAACATAAATGGAATAGCAAACATTGACATTATTGCATAAGCAGTAAAAGTTATTTCAGTATTGATAAATGCCGAAGCCGCTAATGCAATAAACAGAATTCCATTCCATAAAAAGGCGATAGGGGGAATAACTTTAAAGCCATTTCTAAAAGATTCTAAAATTTTCATATTGTTGTATATTTTCTATATTATACGAGAAAAAATGAAAAAAGTTTCTATTCTAAAATTTTTATGGGTCGAACTCCCCACCATTCATGTGTTCCAAATTTAAATTCAAATGTGGATAAACCAGCCTCTTTGCATTGTTTATTATATTCATCCCACTCTTTCTTTGCTTCGCTCTTGTGAAATTCCATGGCCATCTCAGCGCCCTTTTGAGTGCGGTGAATACTCATGGTTGCTGCAGCACTTTCGTGGATACAACTATTGTACAAAAATTCATAAACGGTGTCACATTCTTTAATTTCTTGTTCATGAAACTCTTGAATAATTTCTCCCATCTTCGAATTAGTATCGAAGTAAACACCATGTTTTTCGAAGTGTTCTTTTTGTTTTTGCTCGTAAAATAATTTAGCTTTATTTTTTTCCATACTTATTCTAATTTATTCAGTAATTCAGAAGCCAACAAAACATTTTCCATTGAACATGAGAAGGAAAATCTAATATGATTTTTTCCTTCAGGACCAAACACTTCACCAGGAGCACTTCCTGCACCGAGCTTTAAAAGGTTTAATATCATGTGCCAACCCCTATCTTCAACGATTTCTGGTTTCCATTCATTTTTGATTTTGCACCATAGATAAAAAGTCCCTTCTGGCTTAACTGGTTCAAGATATTTATTATTTAAAGCAGCTTCATAGATTGCATCTCTTCTTTTTGTATATTCTTCCAAATTCTTTTCAATGTATTCACTTGGAGTTTCTAATATTGCAGATACTCCCCCCCATTGTGTAACAGAATTTACCCCATTAATTGTACAACGGATAATTTTAGAAAGTCTTTTTAAGATTATTGGGTCGTTTGTGCAGGCGCATCCCAATCTGAGTCCAGACATTGCATAGGATTTAGAGAATGAAAAAATGGAAATTATTTTATCATAGTCTAATTGTCCTGGACTAACATGCTTTAAATTATCAAAGATAATATGTTCATAAGCCTCATCTGATATTAAATAGATATCGTGTGCTTTGCAGAAACCAACGACTTTAAGAATCATAGCAAGGTCAAGAATTTTTCCAGTAGGATTGTGAGGTGAATTAATCACCATAGCTTTGATGTTGGGGTATATTTTAAACAAAACCTCTAACTCATCAATATCTATGGGAGCATCTGAGAATGGATTAAAATTGTAATATATTGGAGTTCCCCCAACTTCTGATATATTCTGTGCGGTTTCTGTCCAAGTAGGAGAAGGAACTAACATAGAAACACCTTCATTGTTATTTATAGCGTGAAATATTGTATATAAAGCATTCATAGCGCCATTAGTAACCATAACACTATTTCTTGAGTTAATGTTTATTTTATTAACGTATTTAACTTTTTCGTAGATGGCATCTCTAAGCTCATTTATTCCTGCACCTGCGGTGTAGTGAGTTTTGTTTTCTCTGAGTGCTTTTTCGATTGCAACTTTAACATTTTCTGGGATATCGAATGAGGGGTCTCCCGATTCTGTTCTTGCTATTTTTTCGCCTTTTGCTTGCATTTCTAAAAGAAAGTCTCTGATTGAAACTATTCCTGCCACTTTAAATTTTTCGATTAATTGTTTTTCTTCCATGATTATTTTTAGGTTAATTGTTTCGGGAACCAAATCACACAGCTCGGTGATAAATTATATACTTTTTTTAAAACGTCTGAGGGACAAATAGGTATATGAGTTATTCTTTGTCTTGTAGACTTGAATGCTGTGCAGTTTTCATCGGTAAATGTGCCATTGTGAACCCCCTTAATAAATTCATCTAAGTGAATAAAAGTTCCATTTTCTGGAATATCGAAATAGACCAATGTTTTATTCTCGGTCAAAACAAAGGGACATTTTTCTGGGAGCGGTCCGTTTCTATTCTCTTTTGTAACAATAAGAAGATTGGATGTAGGCTTCCAGTTCCAATGGTAATGAGCGCACCAGGGAGTAAACATCATTTCACGATAATATTGACACTCAATACATTTGGTTGGAATTACTTCGTTTTCTCTTTCTTCTTTCATTGCTTGTTTATACTTTGTAAAAGTCAAAGATTCGTCAAATTTTTTTCCATAAATAGTTCTAATTTCTTGTCTGTTTAAAATTTCGGCAATTTTCGAAAAAGAAATATTTAGAGACCTTAAATCACTGATTAATCTTAAAGTTTTTTTATTTTCGACTCTAACTCCTTTTGTCATTTTCCAAAATCGGGCTCTGTTTTTGTTTCTATGGCAACAGTTTTTTGTGAGTTCGTGTATTCAACTTTTCCACACAAATTGCATTTTCTACTCCATCTAGGTTTTTGTACGTCATGATATCCAGCAAAACTCCAATGGGGGTCTGAACCTTTTCCATCTTGCACTGAACCATAACCTTCACTTACAGTTTCGGGGTCATAAACAGGTTTAGGAAAGTCATGCTGACAATTTTCAACTTTGTGTTTAAGAGAATTAATTTTCTCTTGAAGTTCGTTAATTTCGTCTTGTGGTTTCATAATGTTTTTATTTATCAAAATCGGGTTTTAATCTAACATCGTCATTACCTTCAATTTTTTCTTCTTCGGCATCTTTGTTAAGATATCGTTGTGTGCGTGATTTTTCATCTTCCTTTGGTTTTAAAGGAGGAGTATAATTATCATCGTCATTTTTTCCGTACCAGCCCATACAATTAAATTTTATTATTTCTTATCATATCCTTTACTTCAATATAAATAACCGAAGCATTGGGATATTTTTTGATAATATCGAGTTTTATGTGTTCAATTATGTTTTCTACATCATATGCTAAAATATTATCATAAACATCCAAAGATATAAGAAGAACAAATTTTTCTCTGCCAATAAACATTGTTTGAATTTTATTTACATGTTTAACAATTTTATTATGCTGTGAGCAGATGTGTTTTATATCAGTTCTTATTTCTCTAGGAATGCTTTCTCCAACAATTAATTTTCTGAGCTCATTAGAGAGCATATAAGCGATTGAAATAAGAATTGCACCCACAAGTATGGAACCAATTGCATCAAATATAGGAGCTATTGTAAAAGCTAAAATAGTGGTAATTAAAACAACTATTAATCCAAGTAATGCCGCAAAGTCTTCAAGTAAAATTACCAAAAGATTTGTATCGGTCACTTCAATGAGTCCTTTGTAAAAGGATGAATTATTTTTAATTTTAAATTGATTATAAGCAATTCTAAACGAGTTGAATTCTAAGACTATTCCAATTCCTAAAACGATAAAGGATAACATAACATTTTTAATTGGCTCTGGAACAAACAACTTATGAATTCCTTCATAAATAGAAAAACCACCCCCAACAAAGAACAATAATGTTGCAACAATAAATCCCCAGAAATATTCTTCTTTTCCATATCCGAAAGAATGTTGCTCATTGGCTACTTTTTTGGTTCTCTTAGACCCAATTAATAAAAATATTTGGTTCATACAATCTGCAGTAGAGTGAATCGCTTCAGCCATCATAGCGGCACTGGTAGTTATAAATGCAACTATAAATTTGATTAGTGCGATAAATGCATTGCTAAATAATGCAACAACTACAGCTTTTAGCGAATTTCCTTGTGACATTTTTTTTGATTTAATTGTACATGTTTTTAACATATACGAAAAAAACTAAAAAATGTTATAGCTCTAAGACAAATTTAATAAATCTTTTATTTTCTGTGGAATTTCTCCATTTATAAAATTTTCAGCAAAAAAAACCAAGTCATCACAAAGTGTGGCTTGGATAAGTTGCCATTACTTTTACAAATACACGAAATTATTTTAAAATAGTTTCACAAAAGTGTTTATATTTTTATAAAATTTTAATATATTTAATTTAAAGTTCTTTGAGATATTGTGGTTGGCAAACGAATTGTTGTTTGCTATAAAATCTAAAAAACAAAAAAGCATTGCTGTGGAGGATAAGGGACATTCTTCGCAGGATAAACAAAAAGGCGGTGAGGCATCGGTCATAAGACGAGTCTGAGAAACGTCAAAGAAGCCCATTCATCAATAAAGTTGTGAGTGGGTCAGTTCACCTGGCAGTAAATCGTCAATAGCTTCTTTTATATATTTTCGAATAGTTTTTTTATATTCCATAGCTATTTTTCTTTTATCTTTATTAGTTCATTACATTTCTCATATTCCTCGGTTTCAATGTAACACTTAATCATATCATCTATTGTTTCTTTGTTATAGAAATTATTTCCATTTCTAATGTTTTGCAAGTAACTTTCACATGTTTTTCTATCTATTTTATTTTCCATAGCAGTATATGCATATACAATAAATAGAGAAAAAATCCTCCAACTGGAGGATTTTTTAGAAACAAATATAACAATTAAGAAAAGAGATTACCTAAATACACCATACATTAAAACAATTCCGCCGCCATTGTCGTCATCGGGAGGGTAGTTTCTTGGAGAAATGACCCCATACATAACAACTCCGCCACCACCTGGAAAATTTCTTGGAGAAATAACCCCATACATAACAACTTGCCCTGCATCAAATGGAGGATTTTCCTTTTTAACTTTTTTTAAAAATTCATTAATGTTTTTTTCCCAATCTTTTTTTTCTTCTTCAGACTTTGGAGTTATCTCAAATACTTTTCTTTCAAAACTTTTTATTTCGAGAGTTTTATTGAGACATATGTCTTTGCAACATTCAAATTTACAAAATCTTTCATTAATAAAAGATGTTTGCCAAATTTCCTCAAAAGGAGTTTTTAAAATATTTTGATATATTTCTTTTTCACATAAATTTTGAATATCCCTCCAACTTCTCATACTTAAACATGGAATAACATAACCATCATATGTGATGCCTACAGAGCTAAATCCAGCACCGCAAGGCATATCATTTCTTATATTGTCTGATAGAACTATTTTTGCTGAACTTGTATTAACCTTTTGTTGTAATAATTCAAAAGCAATTTGATTATCTGGATGGTATAAAGCAAGTGGATTATCTTTGTCTTGATAAACTGTAAATTGAATTGTCCACATTTTATCATATTTTTTAACAAACGCTTCAATTTCTTCAAATTGATAAAGATTTTGAATGTTAAAATTTGTTATGACGGTGTAATTTTCATATTCTTTAGTTTCTGCGATATCTTCAAAGATTTGTAATTCTTTTTGGGTATTAATAGAAATTCCAGCCCAATCATACATTTTAACAATTTCAAAAGCTGCAGATAATGGGTTTTTAATGGATTTTGGATTAACAATAATTTTGCAGACTATTTCTGACTGTTTTAAAATCCTTAAAATTTCAATATGAAGGTCAGCTGGAAGAGTTAATGGGTCTCCTCCACTTATGTTAATTTCTTTTGGGGGAAAATCAGCAATAGCTTGAGCAATGTCAATGATTTGTTCGTGTGTAAGGGCTTTTTTAGACACATCTTTTGAGCCACAATATGAACAATTATTAAAACATTGTCCAGTTATTTCCCAGATAATTTCTCTTAGTTTAATTGGTGGTTTTTGCATAGTTTTTTAGTTTTTTAAATTTATAATAACCATTCGATTGCTAGTGATGCTTTTTTTACATTTAATCTGGCACCCGAAATACTTAATGTTGCACTAATTGGTTTCCATGGCAAAAATCTTCTTTTTGTTGTGATTGTGCATTCAACATCAAGAGATTTACAAAATCTTGGAAAAATACTTTTAAAGTGTTTTGCTGATTCAGACCCTTTTAATTTAATATTAAAATTAGAGGTAAAAGTTTGGTCTCCAAATTCATCAATAGCATCTATTTCTTTTAAAAACAATTCAATTATCGTTGTATCGTTTTTTCCAGCGAGAACTTGTCTGAGTAGTTCTACTGCTTTGGGGTAATTGTTACTTGCCTCTACAATGTATGCACAATCTTTAAGATTGTCAAGCATTTTATCATGTGGGTCAAAAATAGATTCATATTCATTTTTACTTTCATTGTAAACAATAATATCCCAAGTGTTTTGCTTGAATGGTAAGGGGCTTTGAGGTTCTTTCATACTACTTTTTGTTTACCATATATAAATTCTTCGAATCGTTCAATAAGATTCCTCCCCTTGTATAAAACACCTGTGTTGATTCATCGGCAATGCTACACTTAAACTTAGCAATTGGTTCCAATGTGCTGTGATTAAGGAATATTAATTGATTATCCTCTGGCATAATAATGAAGTTGCCAGGATTATAACCGAAGTGTCTGATAGAATTAAGGGGGTAAGAATGTTTTTCAAGTTTAAGGCCATTAATTTTGAATAGGTCGAAATTTATTTTTCCTTTTTTTACAGTCTGGGCAATTCCCATATCTCCATCTTGGTAAACATCACTTAATACATCATCATAGATAATTGTATCGAGATTATCATTATTATTTACTCTTAAGTAAGTGTTCTGGCCAAAATTTTGCATCATACCATTATACTTTTTAAAACTGTTTCCGAACACTTCTTTTGTTTTAAATCTAATGTGTGTTCCAACAGAATCATCCAAATATAACGTAAACATTTTATTTTCTTCAATTACAACAAATATATTTCCATATTGCTTTGCAACAACCATGTTTTCAATACCCATATCATCCATTTCAGTTCTTTGAAAGGTGTCAAGGTCGTATTTGTAGAACTTTTTATCTTCAAATACAAATAAGTTTTTATCAGTTGGAAGCGGAGCTAAATCTTTACTTGTTCTTGGTATTCTGCCAAGTTCTTTGTAGAAGCCCCTATCTCTCACGCTATAAACAATAATTTCGTCTTTAAGTGCTACACAAGCAAGGTTGTTACTGCAATTGACATATCTTATTTCAACATTTCTTAACATTGGCGTAATTGTTAATTCTCCTTCTTTTTCAATAACTTTGTCGATATTAATTACATGAATAATATCTGTTGTAGCATCAAGGCTAATTGCAAATCTTTCCCCATCTTTAAATATTCTCTTAAATTGTTCCATTAAATATTTGTCTTGGATAGGGTGATAACACTTTGGAACAATTAGGTGTGGGTCATTATCAAATACTGTAATTTTTTGAATTGCACGTTCTGGAAGGCTTTTATAAATTGAATGTGAGCCTTTAAAGGGGTGTATATTAGTTAGAAAATTAAACACTATTACCGCAAGAGCATAGTAGTCACTCTCTTTATTTATTACGCCATGTTTTAAATGGTCTCTGATATCATCTAATAATTTGCCAGAATGCACTGACCCTGGAGTTTGATATGAATCTGTATCAATAAAGAAAGTGGTACCTTTATCGTCCAGCATTATATTAAAGGGGTTAAAATCTCCAATAATAATATCTTTTGAGTGAGCTGAATTAATGCTTTTTATAATGGTTTTAATTATTTGTAATTTTATTTTATCTGTCAATCCATTTGTGGCACAGAAATTATAACTAAAGGCTGAATATAGAGGAAAGAAATTTTTAGGCAACATATTCATAATGAATCCAGCTATTTTTTTGTTTTTATAAAAAAGAATTTCTTCTGGTCTTATAAAAACAGAGCTATCAAGTCCATATAAATGTTGAAGTTTTGATTCGGTGAAAGATGCGTTTTTGGTATCATGATAAATTTTGGCGGCTTTTCCATGCCCCATATCTATAATCATTCCTTCTCCACCCCTAGCAATCTCTTTGCTTTCATCAACGTTGACCAGAGTGCCTATTTTATTATATAGTTTCATCTTGTTCTGGAATTTCTATGAAAGTTATATGGGCAATAGATAAATCATCACTTGGAGCAAAATGTTCACTGTCAAGAATATTACAAATTCTTGCAAGCCCAACTTTATTGTCAAGAAGATATCCGCTTTTAAAAAAACGATGAATAATATCAGCCTTTTCAGTTTCGTTTACATATCTGTTTTCGCTATAATGTCTAAATGAGTCAATTCCATCACTCATTACAGCTATTGTATCTTTTACTTTGGCTTTATATTTATTAACATCATCACTCCAAAAATCTTCATATTTTTTTCCAAGAAAATAAGCTATATATCGAGGTGCGTTTTTTTCTGGTTGTATTGTATTAATTTCTCCGTCAACATAAACACTTCCATCTCCAATAATAATAGAAAAGGATTGTTTTGTTTTTAAATTAATGGCAGATAGAACTATTGTTGACAATATTTCTGAATCATCAAGCTTTAAATAATATTTTGCCTTCTTTAGTTCATAAAAAAAGGAACACATTATTACATTTACTATATCTTCAAGACTTGTTTCTTCGTTGATTTGTTTAAAAAAATTTTCTTCCTCAATTGCTATTTTTTTTAATATTTTAGCAAATAAACCAGATGCAAAATAAGAATCCGTTCCATCAGAGCATCCATCAAATACTGCAATAACTGAAATTTGATTATAAGAGAAGACGAGGGAATCGTCTTCACAACGTTGGTCATGAGCTCTCCCTCGCCTTACTACTTTTCTGGCTTTAACTTCGAACATTTTTAGAAATTTAATTTCTGAGAAATGTTTTGCCCGTTTGAAACACTTGATACTGAGCTACTGATAATAGATACAGCTTTTCTGATATCATCACCAAGTTCAGCTAGGGCATGTAAGCCTAAATCATCAAATGCTTGTTTAAAATTAGCCTGTTCGCCAATTCCCAAAAGAACTGAAGAGAATGTCATAATATTCTGTTCTTCTTTGTTTAGTTCCTGTAACTTAACTTTCACATATTCTGCATCACTTTGTGGAGAAGCATTGTTTTCACCATCAGTAACAACAAAAAGGATAGTTTTTGCTTTTACGCCTGTTTTTAACAGAGAGTTTCTGTAGTCAATAGCTTTGTCCAAACCAAGTCTTACGGCTCCATAAAGTGCGGTATTACCGTGTTTTGGAGTAAGTTTAAATTCTTCAATTTCTGTTACGGGTTGGAAGCCTGTAAGAACTTCTGGTTTTGCATCAAAAACAATAGTTGATACTAACAAACGGTCTTTAACATGGCTTTTTGACATATTCTCAACAAATTCATTAACAGCTTTATTAAGCTCATCGCATCTTGTTGAGGTTGTGCCGCCTTTAAGAGTTACTTCTTCGCCCATAGAGGCAGACAGGTCAACTACAAATACTGCATTGATTGTTTCTTCTACCTCGATATTTTCGGGATTAAAGTCGGCGTCACCACCGAAATCGAAATTCACTTTATTGTTATCCATTGTTTTTAAAATTATAGTGTAACATCTGTGCTTTTTACAAATTGAATGCCAAGAGCTTTAGCATCATCATAGATTGGCTGAGCCAATTTTTCAAAGGTAAGTCCTGGTGCAGCTTCTCCTGGAACAGGAGACATACAATCTTCAAGGATAACGAATTTTTTAGCAAGGTTTTTATCAAACTTCATTGCTTGTTTTAAAGAAGTAGCGGTACAGTGAGTTTTAGCTTCTCCTGCGAAATACACAGTATCATATTCATTAAGAATTTTTGCTAACCTGTCGTTGAATTGTGTTCCGTCCTCGCCTGGAATTGGAATGTTTGCTTGAAACACGCCGAAGTGCTCGGTTAAAGGATGAACTCCCTTTTTAACAATTTTGTGAAATAAACACTGAGAAGCTGACCATTCTTTTACAGAGTTCATAAGAACTGGAAAAATAGCTGCACCTTCACTGCCATCAACACAATGAATTGGCCATATACAATGTGGAAATTCCCCTTGAGCTTCAAGGTCTTCTAAATATTTAAGAGCGGCCAGTGGATAAAATTTTGGAGTCCACGTTCCATCTTTTACGTTTTGAGCTGTAATAATAGTAAATGGATTTGGAGAATTTCCGTCTTTATCCTGCCAAAATGGGGGATGACTAATATCAAGAACCATATGGCTATCTTGGGTCAAACCAATATAACCAATTTTTGTTTGATTTCTTTTAATAAAATTAGCTAGACGCTCCATATCATGGTCTGCTCCAGGAACGAAGAGAGCACCCGAAGGGCTACAAAAGTCGTTCTGTCCGTCAATAATTAATAATGCATTTTTTTTCATATAAACAAATTTTAATTTAATGTATTTTCACTTGTGTATACGAAAAAAAAATAAAAATGTTACACTATTTTTAAAAAATATTGGGTTTATGTTTTATTAAAACACTTTGTACATCCAAGCTCTGGTCGTCTGACCCTATTATCAACTCTTCGTTTATAACTGGTACCACATTTTTGACATAGCCAGTATGCTTCCTTTTTTATAGAACAAGGAACTTCGCTTGCAGCAACTCCATTTCTAAGTACATCCCATTCTGCAACAAGTTCTGGGTTTTTTTCTGCAATGCTAACAAATTTTCTTTTTTTATCAGTGAAAGGATTTTTTGTTATTATTGGGCATGAACCATTTTTTTTATCATTAAACTCCATTCCTGTTGGCAATACAGTAAAATCCAAATCAATAAATTGAATTCCTGTTTTTGGTTTAATTTTTATGTCAAAAGCAATATTTTTGCTTGACACTTTTTTTACTTTAACAGATTCAATGTCAGAAACACTAAAATTAGTTTTTTTAGATGATTCCATAAATGGAATAATTTCTAATTTACAATTTCCGTTTAATATTTTGTCTTTAGAATTTAAGCAAATATATAACTTCTTTTGTTTTGTTCCGAAATGCTCACAAAACTGTTTTGCACTAATAAAAATTTGAGTATCCTGTGGGTTTTTTATGTTGGTTACTTTAATAACCATTGGTTTATTATAATCATACTTCGTCTTGTGTACGTAAGTTGGCAGAGAAATAGACGGTTTTGGCGAATGAGACTCTGCATGTGGGCGTGAATTAGGTCTAATTTGAAGATTTTCTTTTATTGACTTTTCTGGGTCATATAAAACAAATGATTTATCTGAATCGTTTGATATAAAATCTGAAGTTGGGATTTCTTCTGTGTTTTTACTCTCTTCTTCGATAGATTTTAGCAGTAATTCTGAAAGTGAAATCGGGGGATTTATTTTAGCTACTTCTTCATAAAGAATTTTGTTTAATTCTGTTACAGCATCAATGCTTTTTGTACTTAAAGTTTCCATATTGTCAAGTTCATCAAATTGAGCAACTTGTGGAGATGTTTCATTTTTATTACCATAGAATCTTTCGTAAGTTGATTCTGTGTTTATAGAAGCTGGTGCCTCAGTTTTTGTTTTTTTAACTATACCCCAACTGATAAGTAAACCTTTAAAAGAAAAGCTCATAATAATTTTTATTTATATGAGCAAATATAAAAAAGAATTATGATAAAATCAAATTAAGTAGATAATATTTTTAGCAATTGTTTAGCTATATCATCCTTACCATCACAGTCAACAATTTTCTTATCTTTGTTAATTATATAAGCTATATGACTGCCCTTTTCTTTCATTTCTATTTTATCATTGGCTATAACAAAATCTCCATCGTTTTTAATTAAAGATTCATAAGCAATATCAATCAACTCTTCTTTGGTTTTGCCAACTTCAAATTTAAAGCTTATTAGTTTAACTGTGGGGTTCCATTTTTTAATAAATGAGATAACCTTTGGATTAATAATAATTCGGTCTCTGAGCGAATCTATGAAGGCTTGAGGGTCATTACTTTTTAACTTTGTATGTGATGGTTTAAACCCAAAGTCACTTAAGGCCATTGCATGAATAACCACATCAACCTGGGGAACCATTTTTTCCATTACATCATAAACTTCTTGAACGCTGTCAGCATAAATTGTTTCAATAAATTTATCTCCATCTTTAATTGCAGGAAATGAACCTTTACTACAAATATAATAAACCTTTTCTATTTTGTTATGATAAGCATTTGCAAAAAATGTATTTGCAATTGTTGCACCCAACTTTCCCGTACTTATGTTTGTTAAAACTCTAACATCGTCAATATATTCACGTGTTCCCCCGCTGGTAATTAAAACTTTCATAATTATTTCTCCTCTATAAAACGACAGTTAATATACTCTTTCCAAATTTTTTCATCTTCTTTTGTGATTTTGAGACCAAGTTTTTTTATTTCTTCTTTAAGCTCAATAAAACCTTCTTTACTTTCTTTAAATCTTGTAAATGTCCATGGCGACATATCAATTTTATAACCATTGTTGAAGTGGTAGTCTTCTTCGTTAATTTTTTCATTTAAAACAATAGTTAATCTTTCAACATCAGTTTTATCTTTTATTGTTTTATATTCTACTGGAATTTCTTGTAGCTCTTTAACATTTTCATCTTTATCAAATACCAATAAACATTTTATTTTTCTCGCATCAACTAATTCTTGAACTGATTCCTGTGTATGTTTGTCTTGGCGATATAAATATTCAATTTCGCTTGATAAAACAACATTTAAAGAAGAATATCCTTGACAGTGAAGTACATTATTTGTTTGATAATCTATAACCACTAATCCATAATCAAGAGGAGCAATGTGACCGCTGTAAGGAATATACACATCAGTCATATTATGCTTAAACTTCTTGGTTTTTTTGTTTTTTTTATAATCCAATTCCATTTCATAAAAAACTTTGAGATAATTTTTTAAATGATTTGGCTCTTTATTAATAAAATGAATACTTTCTGTAAATCCTGGCAATGAATTTGTCCATCTTGCCATTTTATGAATCTTACCATCTTCTTCTCTGATTATAACACCAATTGTACCGCCCATTATTTTGTATAATTTTTTAATTTAGTTCCTAATTCTTTTAATGCTTTGCTAAAATGTTTATAATCTTTAAATACTAGTTTTGAGTCTGTTGGAATTCCGTGAAAGCATTTTATATCGGTTTCTATTCTTTCTACAATATCTTTATCTATTCTTTCGTATATAGTTCGGGGAATGTTTTTCCCTCCTTCATTAAAAACAAGCTGTTCGATATATAAAAATCCCCGCTTTTCTTTTTGCTCTTGTGTTATTATAGAGCCATTATAGATGTTTTCCATTTGAATATATGTATTTAATTACAAATCGGATTAATTCTACAATTATGTTAATTGATATTTTTAAAATATAGTATAAAACCATAGTTAAAATACTAAAAATCAACCAAAGAATAAAAAACTTATCAACTCCAATTATTTCTATTCCTCTTTCTGTCATTGTGCTTCCTCCACTTATATACTGCACTAAAACCATAATTAATCCTATAATAACAACAAGTAAACAATTTCTTATTATAGTGAAAACATAAGAAATAACCATTAAAACATAAAACTTTTTTTTGTTGGCCAAAGAATTTTCATCTTCATCAAATCCATTTTCTTTGTTAATGGTTTGAATTATGTTTTTGATTTCTTTTTTAAGATATAGGTGGTGTTCTCTAAATCCCATCGACTCTGAGTATAGAGTTTTAAATAACTCGAATAACGCTTTAAAAAAATTATTCATATACTTATTTTTTAAATTGATGATGTTGTTTCATTGCCCTTATAAGGAATGGAGTTGGGTCAAGTAAACCTTCTGGTAAATCTTGACTCCATTCTTTATCTATATTTCTGTAAAACCCTGGTTTTCTTAGTTCCAAATGAAGCATACTAGTTGGTCTTCCTTTATCTTTTTTTAGAACTCGTAAAACAAGTCCCAATAAGTCTCCAGCTTTAACTTCATCTCCAATCTTTAGTTCAGAATTTACTTCCAATTCACCATAAACAACGAGTCCGTCTTCTCCTTCAACAGAAATTGCATCGGTGTCATTCCACCAATCACAATCAGCATTTGTTCCAGTCCATGGACGAATATCTCTAACTATGCCCTTTTGTACAGCAAACACAGGAGTACCAACTGGAGCATATAAATCTACTCCCCTATGTCTGTCAAATCTTCTCATGGCTCCAAAAGCACCAAAGTGATATTTTATAGGAATCTCAACTTCTCTTTCCAAGCTTATTCTTAAAAATGAATTTGAATCTTCTGTAGTTTTTGTTGGGGTCATTTTGTGAAGCGGCCACAACCACGGCTTGCTTGTGTCAAAAAGTTCAATAACCTCTTTTACGATATCTCTTGGTTTTGGAAGCTTTCCAATTCCAACAACACCGCAAGCAAGTTCTCCGCTAACAGGTTCAATAATATGACACCCCCTCTCTTGCAATGTTTTTAAATTCATGAGACAAGCTTCGCTTTCAAACATTACTGTGTTCATTGCTGGGCATATAATTTTCGGAACCCCTCTTGGAATTGCTATGAAAGTAGATGAAACAAAATCATCTGCTATTCCATGTGCAAATTTCGCAATGATATTTGCTGTCGCTGGAACGCAGATGAATGCATCACAATTTTGAGCTTCGTTAATATGATTGATTTTATTTACATCTTCATCAGTTACATAATGACCGCCAGAGACGGCACCTATAACTGTGGGGGCAATAAAATTCAAAGCGTTTTTTGTTGTAATAACATGAACCTCAAATCCATTTTTTTTAAGCCCACTAATTACATCAGCAGCTTTATAGGCGGAAATACCGCCAGAGATAGCCATTAGAATAGTTTTCATAAAGATTTTGTTATTATACGAATTATTGCGTTTTTCATATAAAAGTCTCTTGTTACAACTCAAATTCTGTATCAGATTCATCCACTTCAATTTTTGCACCATGCAAGGTCTCAAAATAGCCACACCAAAAGCATTGCATTTGCATTAATGAACCATCATCGGTTTTTAGCTTCATGCAACGTGAGGCAATGCTCGTATCAAATCTATTTTCCCAATCGTTTTTATATTTTTCTTTTTGATTTTCTGAAATTGCATCATCTTTGCTAATACAGTAAGGTTTTAAAACTTTTACAAACCACCATTCATTTTGATATTGTTTGCAAACACTTTGATTGTCTTTTTGTGCAGAATACGAACCTTCTATTTCTTTATAAACATTAATATAATGGTCTTTTATTGCTTTTAAATTTTCTTTAGCAACATCAAAATTATCCCAATCAATTTCTAGCACATCTGATTCGTTGTGACTTTCAAAACTATTTCCAGTCTTGTAATTGATTTTTATTTTATACTTTCCCATTTTTTTGTTTTTTTATTATACGTTTTTTTTTTAGAAAAGTTTTAAAATAAAGAAACTTTAATTCTCCTTTATTAACCTATTAAGGTCACATAAAAAAATGGAGGAGCAAAAATTTATTCAACAAGATGTAAATTTTCGATGCAAAAAAGAATAATAATGAAAAATATATTGGTTGGAGTGTTGTTGTTACTAATTAAAGTTTCTACAAGCAAATTTATAGAGAGCTTCCTCTACGTCCTCGCTATTTGTATCATCTCTATACGCTCTGTTGCTGACTATAAATTTTTTTCCAAACATTATATGTGTAAATTCATTACTCATTTCATTTTGCTGTAATTTGTCCTCGCCAATGATTTCATTTATATCATCAATAGCTTTCTTCATTAAAGTTGATGATAATTGAATGTGGGGAATTTTTATTATTAATCGCCAGCCTTTGCTTTGCTACTTCTTCTAAAATTTTTATCATTTTATTTATAAAAAGGGTTTTGACAAAATAATTACTGCTTAACTAAGTTTATTAAGTTCTTCTTCTAAATTCAAAGGTTTGTGGACTGGGCACTTTAAATTATAGCTTCTGAATTTGGTGCCAGAGAAATCTTCGTTATCCATTTTAGGGCAAATACATTTTGGCACGTCAAACCAACGATGGAAATTTATATCTTGTGGAAATCCCCAAACTTTTTGTAATTTAAATTCAATGTCTTCAATGTTTTTTGCATAACCAGGTAATTCTAACTCTTTACAAATTTCCATTTTTTCAAACACTTTCATTTTCTCAACATGCAACTTTTTTATTGTGTTGAGTTTTTTCCAAGCATTTTGTCTATCAAGTAAATGAGAATTTATAACACAAGAATATTTGCCATACTTTGCAATAAGTTTTTTATCGGGTTCTACTGGAGGAAAAAAGTCTGGAAATGCAATTCCATTTGCTGAAGGCAATAAAGAGTTTTCTTTATTAATTCTAAATACTTCATACAACTTATCCTTAGAAAACCAAATAAGGCCACTTGCATCTATTTTTTCTTTAATTTCTTTCTTTGTCATGGTACATAATTTATGCAAATGTAATGCTTTTTTTGATTAAAACAAAAAATCCCCCAATTTCTTGGAGGATTTTTGTTTAATAAATATTTTTAAGAACCGAATGTCGCAAATGCCACATATATGTTTTTATCTTGTTTAATTTTAGATATAGTATATACTGTTGATGCCGATGCTGTGCTAATAGTTCTAGATACTCCATTAACTGTATAAGCAGAAAGATAGTAATTTGATTCTGGGTAAACAGAGAATGACAAATTCATTTCATCTGTCACTGTAACGGTTGCTGCACTTAAAGATGTTGTACCTCCAGTTGCTCCATTAGCGGCTGAAATCAAGAATGAAAAAGGGTCTGATGAGTCAATGTTTATTCCAGTATATTCTTCTGCGTGAATCATTGATTCTTCATGGGCATTCAAGTTTAATTGACTTACATCTGTAACTTCATCAAGAACAATTGAATCATATCCTGCTAGCCATTTTTTATAAGACACTCCGTTAAATTTAACGTGAATCCACTTTCCTTTGCCACCTTTATTACTTATTTTCATAATTACATTTTTTTTATAAATAGTTTATTTTTTTAAAATTATAAAGCAATTAAAAGTTTTTCGATTTATTATTTATTGAAGTGCCTACTCTTGCATTTCCAGCGGGCTTTTCTTTTAGCGTTCTTTCTATGTTATCATTATGAAGTGCAAATTCATCTTCAGCCTCTTTTCCAAAGGTTGATGGCATAGGAACATTAATTTTATCAAGACCCACTTGCATTGCTGTGGTCCCTCCGTACATTCCAACAACTCCTTCGGCTTCATATATATTTGTTTTTGTAGCAGCATTAGGCGTATTAAAAGCAGGTGCTTCAAACCCATTATCTAAATCTTCTTCCTTTTCTTCTGGGGTTTCGAGTTTTTCTTTTTGAGTTTGAATTATATTAAAATTATTTATTGAGTCGTCCATTCCTTTTCTTGGCAATTTAAATAGTGACATGTTCATGGCAATTTGTTCTGCTGCATCAGCTTGAAAGTCTAATGCTTCAAAAAATTTGTTAAGCTCTTCTTTTATTAGCTTTTTAATTCTAAATTTAAGAATTGTTTTACCATTAATAGTAGGTTGGTTTTTATCGTCTTTGCTGATACTTTTTACTATAACTTTTTTATTTTTAAATCTCCCAACAAGAATTTCGTCTCCGATATTAATATCAAGTTCAATTTTTTCTCGAATTAATTTTCTAAGTTGATTTTTCATAAAATTTATTTGTAATAAATAGTCTTAAAAATTGTTATTAAACTCCAGCAAGAGTTTTCATTCGGCTCCCTTCTTCCTGTTTGTTTAAAAAATCTGCTATTTCAGATAGATTGTCAAATACTTTTCCTCCATTTTTTTTAACCATTTCTTTAACTTGGTCTAAAGACTTCATTTCGGATTTATCAAATTCTTTTTTATCATCTTTTTTAAGAACACAAAATATTGTAGATTCTGGCCTTTTGTTCGAGCAATCTACAACCTCAGCTATTGAAAAAACACCTTTCATTAATGGAGTAATAACGAAAAGTACAAATTTAGCACTTTTTCTTTGTTCATCTTCTCTTTTTTGGTCTTCCTCTGTCCAATCTTCGACTACGGGATTGAAATAAGGTACTTTAAGGTCTTTAATTAACCTTTCTCTCCAAGTGGAATTATTACATGTTCCACCTAAGAACGTTTTTTCATTATTGTTTTTCATTGCATATATTTTGCAATAAATAGTTTAAAATATATCCAAATTTTTTAAAAAAAGTTAACAAAATAGTTTTACAATGTAAAAATTTTTCATTACCTTTGTAATAAATATGAAAAATGGATTTAACAGAAAAAGTTGTAGACCAAGTGTGCTACATGCTTTCTAATTTTGGAGATGGAAAAGTAAGTATTGCAAACGCAATTGAGATAGAAGAAGTCGTAAAAAAACACTTGTTAGCCATAGGATTTAAAAAAGAAGATATTTATGTAAACTGTGATTGCTGTCGTAAGAAGAAAAATTTCTTACTTACAATAGAAAAAAACGGTGATAAAGAACTTGAAAAATTTAAAAGAGTTATATGAAAAAAATTATAGTAGTTTTAGGAACTCCTTGCTCTGGCAAGGATACACACGCTAAATTGTTAGCAAAAAAATTGAGTTATGAATATCTTTCTGCCGATGATTTGATTGCAGAAGAAATTAAAAATAAAACAAAAATTGGTTTGATTGCGGAAAAATATTCTAAATCTACAGAAAAAATGCCAGACGAATATTTGATTATGCTTATCAAAGATGTTATAATCAACTTAAAAGAAGAGGGAATTGTTTTTAATCAATTTCCAAAAACTCTTACTCAAGCCAAAGCACTGGAAACATTTTTATTTTCCAGAAAGACTAATAGACCTATTGCAATTTTGTTAGAAACAGAACTAACCACGATAGTAGATAGAGTGAAGAAAAATGGCGGAGATAAAGAAAAATTTAAACTTTTAACCAATATATATAATTCTGAATTAAAAAAAGTAACAGATTATTACAAAGCAATTGGGTTATCTTTTAACACATCTAGTAAATCTATAGAAGTTGTAAGTGAAGAAATTTCAAAAGCTTTAAAAGAAAAATGTCTATTAACTTAATTGTTGCAAATGCCGAAAACGAAACAATTGGAAAACTAGGTTCCATCCCTTGGCATTTCCCCGAAGACCTAAAACGATTTAGAAAAATCACAGAAGGCTCAATCGTTATAATGGGCAGAAAGACATTCGACTCTATTGGAAAACCATTAATTAACCGCTATAACTTTGTAATTTCGAAACATGGTTTTTTTGCTAAAGGAATATTTCCTTTTAAAAGTATAGAAGATGCTCTTGCTTTTGCAAAAAGAAGATTGCCGCAATACAATATTTTTGTAATTGGGGGCGCTAGTATTTATGATTATTTTTTAAAGAACAACTTGATAGATAAAATATATCAAACTATTATTCACAGAGATTATGATGGAGATGTGGTCTTTGCTTTTGATGAAAGTAAATGGAAATTAACTGAAGAAATCAAAGAAAACGAATTATCTTATCTGACCTGGTTAAAAATAGATAATTAAAATATCCTTTTTCATTTGGTGAGCCTTCTTCATTGAATCTCTTGTTCCTGGAGATTTCCCGTCCCAGAATACGGCTACAAGATTTGCTTTCTCTATTATTTTTGTGTTGCGATTGAATCCTGCCAATGCATTGTATTCTTTACCGTAAGAGTTCTTTTTTATTTTACATGGCTCTGCAAAATTTTCCCACTCAGCTTCGAAAATTTCAGTTGGAATATTAAATTCTTTTGCAAATATTTCTCCAAGTTTGTCGGCACCAAGTGCACCTCCCGACACTATTTTGGTAATGCTGGCTTTATATGGAAGAAGTTTAAATTTAAGGAGTTCGTAATTTTCAAAACTACGACTTCCTATTATTGCTACAATCATTGTTTTTTATTTTTAAAAATGCACCAATTTGGTCTTCATCTTTTATTTCTGCATATTTATAATTACAAATATATAATTAAAAATGAAAACTACAAAATTTAACACAGAAATATTTATTCAAAAATCAAAAGAAAAACATGGAGAAAAATATAATTATTCTTTAGTAGATTATAAAACAGCGGATAATAAAGTAATTATAATCTGCCCAAAGCATGGAATTTTTGAGCAACTTGCATATTCTCATTATAGTGGAGTTGGATGTAAAAAATGCTCAGATGAGAAAAAGGGGTTTTCGCTAAGAAAAAACACAGAAGACTTTATAATACAGGCAAATATAATTCATAATAATAAATATAATTACTTACCATCTAAATATATTAGAGCACATAATAAATTGAAAATTGTATGTCCAAAACACGGAGAATTTGAACAGTCCCCAGATAATCATTTACATGGAAAGGGGTGTAAAAAATGCCAAATAGAAAATACAAAAAAAAATCTTACTTTAACAAATGAAAATTTTATACAAAGAGCAAGCTTGATACATGACAATTATTTTAACTACGACTTGTGTATGTATGAACACAATAATAAAAAAGTAAAAATAACATGTCCAAAACATGGGATGTTCGAGCAAACTCCAGATAATCATTTACATGGCAAGGGATGTAAGAAATGCAGCAGTTCAAAAGGTGAAATAATAATAAGAAAGTTATTAAATGAACTTGATATTAAATTCTACGAACAAAAAACTTTTGATTGTTGCAAATCAGTCAATCTGTTACCTTTTGACTTTTATTTAAAAGAGTTTAATGTATGTATAGAATATGATGGTATACAGCATTTTAAATCTGTAGAATTTTTTGGCGGTGTAAAAAGGTTTAATGAGAGAATAAAAAACGATAAAATAAAAACCGAGTATTGTATAAAAAACAATATTCGGTTAATAAGAATTAAGTACAGTGATAAAATAGAAATAAAAATTAAAGAATTATTTCCTAAACTCGCTTAAATTACATATAGGGGGCATTTCCATTTTATGTGCATTTGCAAAATGTCTTGTCTTATAAATTAACAAGACTGCTTGTTGTCTTTCAGATAATAAGTTTAAATCTTCTGGGGAATATGCAAAATGTCTTGAATTATTTTCAATATATTCCATTGCCCACTCCAATTCATCATAAGTTGCTTTTAATTGATACTCATCACCTCTATTGTCATCCCATAAACCATCAGATGGAATTGCATTTACAATTTCCAAGTTAATTCCCATGTGTTTTCCAAGTGCACGAACTTCTGATTTCATCAAATCTCCAATAGGTGATATATCTACTTGAGAGTCACCTCCCTTTGTACAAAATCCAACTCCAAAATCTTCTACTTTGTTTCCAGTTCCAAGTACTAAACAGTGTTTAATGCATGAATAATAATATAAATTAACCATTCTAAGTCTTGACCTGGTATTTGCTTCAGCTAAATGTTGCATTTCTTCATCTTCAACTTTTTCAACATTTCCAAGAAATGACTCGAATGTAGATGTTAAATTTGTTTCAAGCGTAGAAACATTTGGAAAATTTTCCATTAACCAAATAATGTGTGAAGTAGCTCTATTAACTTCATCTGACCTTTGGCGAATAGGCATTTGTATGGTATATAATGGCAATCCAGTTTTCGCAGCCAAAGTGGAAACAACTGCAGAATCAACTCCGCCAGATATTCCAATAATGAACCCTTCTACTTTTGCTTTTTTTGCTTGCTCATTTAACCATTCAGTAATATGAGCTTCAACTTTTGAATAATCTAATGCTTTCATGATGTTATTTTTGTTTTAAAAAATTATTTATTCTTACTATTTTATACGAACTTTTTTTTAAAAAGTTACTAAAATGGGATTATATCTTTGCTAATAATTCGACAATTTTCCCTTGTTTTATTGAGAGTATAAAATTTTTTAGAAATCCAATAACCCTTTCTTCATAATTATAACGTTATTACACTTTATCAGCTACCACTATCCGAACTTCCACTACCACTATCCGAACTTCCACTACCACTATCATTATCGCTTGAATAATCACTTTGACTATCATGTGAATCATTATCAGTTGATAATAATGTGTTATCAATAATGCTATTATCTATGTTCATTTGATTAATCGGATTGCATATATTTAGCAATGAATTTTCGCAATCGTCTTCGTTTTTACTTTGTGATATATAACTACTTGTTGTTTTAGTAGTAACAGGTTTAATATATTCATATTTAACACTTATTATTATTTCTTTTTTTTGTTGATTCTTACTACTAAAAAGTTTTTGTATCCAGCTCATGTCTTAATTATTTACGATTTTTTTTGTTTGAGAAAGCTCCACTTTTTCTTTAGCTTGGAGGTGAATCAGTTTTAATATTTTTAAATTAATTATTTATATTTAATAATCCGTGCCAGCAGCGTTTAGCTGCGTACCGTTAGGCGTAATTAAATAAATGCACATTGAAAAAATACTTCATCATAATTTTTACCACTCTTAATTATTTTTTCATAATAATTCTCAGAATATTCTCTTGTCCAAATGTTTTTTATGACAAAATCATCTTTACTCATGAATAACAGTTTTTTATAATAATCTTTTAGTCCATATTTGGTGATGTTATCAAAACTATATGATGTTTGACAGGACATCCAATCACCATCTGTGCAAATTATTTTATTGTTTTTTAAGTCCAATCCAACTGTCATATCTGCACAATCGTATCCAACATATTTGGAAACGTCCAAAGGTTTTTTAAACCATATTGCATCTGTATTTGGAAACATTTTTTTTATTTCCTTAATTTTTTCTTTAAATTTTTTCATAATTAATTGTTTTTTTTGTTTATCTGTTCTATTCTTTCTTTCATAATAAATTAATTTTATCTATGACCATTATAGCCACCTTTTTCTTTTTGCAATGAAAAAAATTACAACTTCCATTAAGACTAAAAATATCCAAAAACATCCATAGCCAAATTTCCACGTCAATTCTGGCATGTTAAAATTCATTCCATAAATTCCAACCAGAAATGATGCGGGCAAAAAGAACAATGTGATAACTGTCAATATTTTCATTATGTCATTGGCCTTGTTGGATTCGATTGCTAAATGAATGTTAATAATATTATTTATATTATCAATTATATTCGTTGAGCGAAATTGGAATTTTTCATTAGTCTCTTTTACATCTTGAATTAGATTTTTATTTATCTTAGTATCCTCTAAAACATTTTGTACTAGGTCCATGTTTAAATCCAATATTTTATCAATTACATATATTTGTTTTTTAATTTTATATAAATTCTGTAAAACATATTTTGAATTTCTTTTGCTAAACAAGTGATTTTCTATTGTTTCAATAGAATTGATTACATTGTTTATTCTCTTTTCAAATGACAGTATTGAATTGTTTATAAGATATAGTAATAACTCAAGAACATTTTTGCATGTATTTTTTTTGGTAATTTTCGTAATAAAATCAATTTCTTCACGATGTATAGTAACAATAATATTATCACGATAAAATATGGAAAGTTTTTCAGTTAATTCTGAAATGGTATCAGCTCCTTCTTTTGAGTTTTTGTCAAAGATACGAAATAATAAAAATATTAAATTATCTATCATTTCGTATTTAGGTAGGTGACCAGATTCAATACTGTCTATCAACAATGTATGTTGTATAGCATAATCCTTAGATATGATTTCTAAATCTATATCTGTTGGTGTTAGCACATCAATCCACTTAAATTCCTCTATGTTATATTTTGTTATCAATATTGCTTTTTATCAAATAATTTTCTGTGATGTGCTTCGTATGCTAAGAATCTAGTTTTTAAATCTTCTAAATCACTCATCATACTTTTAAACTGAAGATAGTGAAATTCGCAAACCTCGATGTGTTCGTGCTCACCTTTTACTCCTCCGCCTCTATTTATTTTATCTCTGTTTGTAGCTTTGGCTAAATAAAAGTAAAGTTTTTCAGTTGAATATCCTGGAGTTGCAAAACTCCAATTACAATATTGAATGTTTTTGTTTTTAAGTTTATATCCAACTTCTTCTAAACACTCTCTTTTAAATGCTATTAGAGGGTCTTCGTCTCCATCTATTTTTCCAGCTATGGCTTCGTAAATGAATCCGCTTCTTTTCCCTAATTTAGTTGGATATCTGAATTGCTTTACAAGAACAATAGTTTCAGTATCTGTATTGTAAATGAGGCCTGTTACGGCATTTGGTCTTACAACCTTTTCTCTGGTGTACTTATCTACTTTACCATTTTCTAAAGTGTCTTCTATTGATGCTTTGTCCACCTTGGTGTAGCCGTTAAATACCCTTGTTTCCTCTGCTATTTCAATTGTCCTTGCCATAATTATTTTTGCATTAATCTTTGAGAATTCTGCCATTTAATAAATTTAATTGTTTCTGGGTCACCTACGTGTTTCGTTGGAGAGTCAGATAATTTAACAGATGCCATTCCATTTATTTCAAGAAGTTTAACAACAATGTTTAAAGGTTTAACTCCATCAATATCATTTGTTAAATTAGTTCCAATACCATATGATTTTCTGATTTCACCCCTACGGTAATCCTGTAATTTAACAACCATTTCTGGATTCAAACCATCAGAATAAACGATTGTTTTTGTAGTCGGGTCAATACCAAGTTTTTTATAGTGGTCAATAATTTTATCTGTAAAAACGAAGGGGTCACTACTGTCGTGTCTTACTCCAGTGAAAAGATTTGCATATTTAGAATCAAAATCTGCCAAGAAAGCATCTGTGGTAAATGTGTCAGTTAAAGCAATACCTAAATTCCCATTATATGTTTCTGACCATTTTTCCATTGCAATTCTATTTGCATGAGCATATCCAAACATTGCACCTATTCCAGAAACCCATTCATGTGCATAAGTTCCAATTACTTTAATATCATTATATAGTGCAAGTTCAACATTGCTTGAGCCAATAAAATTCTTATACATTAATGAGTTTGTCATCACATCAATCATTGCTATATGCATATCTTTTGACTTTGCTCTTCTTGTTCCGAAGTCAGCAACTTGTGCGCTATTTAAGTGAAATAAAGATGTTTTATCTGCAGTTTTTCGTAGGGCGCCCTCAATATCTACTTTATCATCGCTTTGGCCTGTCATATTAAAATATAACTCAGAAATATCTTCCATTAGTGTAGTTTCCCACATAACAGTTCTGTACCAGTATCCAGCAATTTGAATTGATAATTTTCCACCTGTTTGAATAATTCCGACCTCACTTGGGTCATATATGTAGCCTTCGAGAAAATCAAAAAAAGCAGCTGGCAAGAATGGACATGCTTTCGCAAACTCAACCTTACGCTGTTTAGATAATCTTTTTTGACTATAGTTATTTACTATTTTTCTTAACTCAACTGCAAATTCATCTGGATAAACCGTATCGTTTCGGTCAATAAATTCATATCTCACTTTTGCTTCGGGGAAAAATTTAATAATTGCCCAACACATTGTAAACTTATATAAATCCGCCCAAAGAATTGAATTTTTATTTACTGGTTCCAAAGATTTTGTTCTCATTTTTTTAAATTTTATAAATTTATTTACACTAATTTATACGAAAAAAAATTAGAAAAGTTGTAGAATTAGTCAACATGTTCTCTTTCTGCAAGAATTTTTTTTAATTCTGCTTTGTAGTTTCTGAATCTTTCTAATTCTACTTCGGCTTGCTTCACATTAACTGGGACATGGTCACAACAAATGGCAAACGAATTGGTTTCTAAATAAGAAATGTGTTTTTGAATTCTATTCTTATAAGCCTTCACTCTTTTTGTGTCCCAGGCTCTAACCGACTTAAGTGGTTGTAAATTTATATTGTGTATTTTTTCCATGATTTTATATTAAGTTTTTATTAAAATTGTTAAGAATTGGTCGCCTTACCGAATGTGAGCTTATTCCTGCCTTGTAGGCCATAAGTAATCCAGCTGCCTCAATATAATTATCTACTATAATAAAATTATCGGGCATTTTATCATTTAAAATAGTTTTATTTTCTTTTACAGCTATAATTGGTATTCCAGCATTCATGCAGGCGTAATGAGGCTCGCCAACACAATTTATTGGAGTTATTAGAAAATCAACGTCATCAACTGATAGTCCTTTTTCGTAATCAATTTTTGGCGCTTTATGTAATCCTTTTAAAATGCAATGCAAATAACAAAGTGATACCATTTCAGCACTCATTCTGGGGTCAACAACTTCATTAAAATCTGCTAAGTCATCCTGTCCGTTTTGCCAATCAACAAAAGGAGAATGAGCAACGGGTTTATCAAGTTTGTCGGCAATTAATTTTGATGTAATTGCTTCGATTCCGCCCCACGGATTTACCCCACCATTTTTTAAATAATGTAATTTTGTTTCTCGTTCAACTTGTATGTTGGTTTGAATTGCCAAGGCGGCAAAGTCGTAATCTTTGATTTGTTCAACTAATTCCAAACATCCTGTTACTTTGCCATCAGCTTTTCCATTTTTATAAAATCCCATCATTTCCAATGGAGTTTCAAGTTCAACTATTTTAATGTCCGCTCCAATTGTGGTCCTTGCAGCATTAACTGCGTTTATCGTATCATTGTTTATAGGACTATTTACAACCAATAGAATTTTGTTGTAAAATACTTCTTTCAAATATATTTCACCTCTCAAAAATCTGTCAAGGATACTTCCTTCAACATACAAAGTATTATAAGTTTGCTCGTTTATATCTGATGCGTTTACTACATTTGGATGTGTAATTAGTTTATCACAACAGGAAGCAAGTAATTTAGCAGCAGGGTTTGCATCTCCTGCGTGTCCGCCTATTTCTGCACCTATTCCAGTAGGCACTATTAAAACTACGTTCATAATTATTTTTCTTTGTTTTTTGTTGCGTTTTTATTTCCAAGTTTGCTTTTACGCATCTTTGCTTTTGTTTCTTCTGAATGAGTTTTCCCTGTCATAACTTTTCTATGCTTATCATTTGTTTCATTTGAACGCTTACTACCTGCAACATTTTTATTGCCAATTTTTGCCTTACTCATTTTATCTCGTGTTTCTTCTGAAAAAATTCTCCCTTTACCTAATTCGCTTAATTTTCTTCGTGTTTCTTCTGAAATATGCCTACCTCTTAATTTATTTTTAAATTCAGATGTTCTTTTTATTCCCAACTGACTCCCCGCTTTTTTACAATTATTAAAAAACGGTTTGTATAAATCAATATAATATTGCTCATTTTTTATTAAATCTTCTCTTTCACAGCTTAAAAGGATTGAAAATTGCAAATCAGATTCACTGTATTTATTAAAATGACTTTGAAGTTTTCGATTAGGATGTTTATTTAACCTTAGAAGTCTTAAATGGATATACCATCTATTGCTAATACAAACAGCACTACCTACGTAGCATTTGTTAGATTTGATTTTTGATTCTATTTTATAAATACCAGACTTTTTCATTCTGCAAAGATAATCATTAAATTCTATCTATTGTTAATGATTGTTTCACTTCGCCTTTGAAATGTTCTTTTGTTAGTAATTCAGCTTTATGAGAATCAAAATCTTTGCAGCTAAATATATTCACATAAACAGTTTTTGTCAATTCAAGTGTATGAATAGTGATATTACTTGTAAGGATAAATTGAACTGCCGATGTTCCTTTTGTGTGTGACAAAGTCTGTTTTTCTGCTTCAGGTGTATGTAAATCATCCCACCAACAAAGTTTGCATCTTTGCATATCTATTTCATTGCATAGTGCTTTGAAATACTGCTTCAAATATTTTCGATTAAACATTCTTACATCGCAGTTGTGTAAGTCTAAAATCAATTCTTTTCCGTAATTAGTCATAAATTATTTATTTTTTTAAAGTTATAAGCAAATATAAGAATAAAAAATCATTTTACAAAGCAAAACTTTTTCCAATGTTTTTCGTATAATGAAAAAGGAGACATATTTATAAAAAAATATTATCCGATGGAAAAAGAAATAAGAAAAAAGGTGAAAAAAATATTGTTAGAAAAATTCTTACAAGAAGCTGATGGAGCAAAAACTTTTGCTCTCGAAATGCCTGTAAAAGAATCTGATAAAAATGATATTTCAAAAATAAAATACACGCTCAACAAAAATGGGTTTAAAATGTGGATTATTGGAGGTGCAGTCCGAGATACTGTTAGAAACTCAATAAAATTATCAAAAAATCCCATGAATGAAACTTTGGTTGTTCCAAAAGACTTTGATTTAGTTACAGATGCGACTCCAGATGAAATTAAAAAAATGTTTTCTGGTGCAGATTTTATTTCAAACATTTTAAATATTGGAGAATCTTTTGCTATCCAATTTCTTGTTACAAAATCTCATAATCAATATGAGTTGGCTACACTACGTAGTGATTCTGGCGGAGGAAGAAAACCAGATTCTGTTCAGTATGAAAAAACAATTGAAAAAGATTCTCAAAGGAGAGATTTGACTATCAATGCATTATACTATGAAATAACTGGAGTTAATGATAAGGGATTCATTGGAATAGTTCATGACCTAGTGGGAGGGGTTAATGATTTAAAAACGAACTCAATTAACACTGTTGGAAACCCAGAAGACAGATTTGCAGAAGACCCCCTTCGAAAGATTCGTGCCGTGAGATTTGCCGCAGTAATGGGTTCGGAAATTCCAAATAATGTTGCTGCTGCAATTAGAGCTGGTGGCACATCATTGGTTGACCCAATTGGTAAAAAAGTTTCAGATGAAAGAATAAGAGATGAATACTACAAAGGTATAAAAAATGCAAAAAGTGTAGTTCATTTCCTTTCTTTATTACAGGATTTTGATTTCTTTAAACACATATTTGGAACTAATTTAAGTGTTGATTTAAGTGCTTTTGCAGAAGAAAGACATCCAATTGCTATGACCGCTAATTTATTAAGACGTAACAATATTAAAAACATAGGTACTGAACTTAATTTGAAAAAATATAGTTCTGATGAAGTTAACTGCTTTGCTTTTCTTGTTAGCTTAATAAGTTTAAATGAAGATAATGCTTCTGAGATTAAAAAATTTTACTCGCAAAAGGTAAAAAACGCAAAACCTGTAATATCTGAAAAACCATATCCAATGACTGAAGAAGTAATGGATAAATTTGCAAACTTAAATCACATTGATAAGGTTAAAATAAAAAACTTATTAAGACTTGCAGATGAATTTATTCAACCATCAGAACTATTAAAAACTTTGGGATATAAAGATAGAGAATTAGGCATAGCTATCGCTAGAATTGAAAAGGAATTCTTTAAAAATCCAGATAGAGTTAAGCCTATAATTGATTCTGGTGATGCGGAAGAAATAAAAAAAATGATATTTATTAGCAAATAATATGAAAGAGTTAAATAGTAACATATTAAATGCTTATAAACAGGTGTTTAAAGAAAAAAAAGTTTCTTTAAAAAACATTAGTATTGACCGAGATGAAAATAAACAAATAACCTATGTCCATATTGTTTTATCTGGCGGAATTCACTTTTGGATAAAATGGGGAAGAAACACAGACGTGGCTGAATTTATAAGCATAATTAATGATATAAAATCAGCCCCCCAAAGAGTACATAATCCCAACATAGAATCTTTGGTAGATGCAATCATAATAGAATATAAAAAATTACTGAAAAGGCAAAGCTTTTTACAGCAATTAATTGCATTAATTTTTGCTGATATAAGTGATAAAAACCCTATGAAATAAGGGTTTTATTCTTTTTTTTCTTGTATTAAAATAGCAATAGCATCTATGAGTTCTTCAAAATAGTTTTTTCTATTAGTTGTCATTGTCTTTCTATTTTTGTTTCTATACTATTATACGAAAAAAAATAAAAAAAGTTTTACTATTATGCAATAATTATTGAATTCCAAGTGCTAGAGAATAGGATTTCATTTTTTTATTATATTTATATAAAAACTTAACAAAATTTTCTTATGGATAAGAAAGAATTTAAAGAATTTGTAATTAAAAGTGCCAAGAAATATCTTTCTGAAAACGAAGATTTATCTAGAGCAGAGGTGTTGGATGAAAAGAAAAAAACCTTAAAGGTTCCAGAACTACCTAAATTTACTAAACCCAATTCAACAAAAGGCAATGTAAATAAACTTCCAGAAGCTCCAAAACTTGAAAAAGAACCTAAAGTTCCAGAGACATTATCTATAGGTGAATCTTTTTCTCCAGAGAAAATTAAAATCCTTGCAGAAGAAATGAAAAAGGTTAATAAGAAAATGGATTTAAGAAATCCTTTAATTAATCCAGAACTATTTGATATTATTTCAGAAGAAAAAAATATTGTAAAAGAAGACCAAAAAGGTAGATGGCAAAATTTATATTCATATAATATACCAAAAGACGATAATAGGTAAAAAAAATACTAATAAAACATAAAAGCTCCACATTTCTGCGGGGCTTTTATGTTTTATATGCATTTAGTCAGCTTTAACCTGACTACAGTAATATGAAACATAATTTTTGATAATTGGTTTTTTTTATATAAATTTGCTTCATGAAAATAATAAAAGGAAAATATGATTTTAAAAAAGATGTTATAACAGGAGAAAGGGGCGAAGATATTGTTAAAAACTTCATGATACAAAAAGGATATGCTTTCATTGAAAAAAATTACGATTATAGATATGATTTAAAAATGTCATTTAAGAGTTGTATAAAAACATATGAAATTAAAACTGATATTTATCCAATCAACACTGGTAATATAGTTGTAGAATTTGAGTGTAGAGGAAAGTCATCTGGAATTGCAGTTACAGAAGCAGATTATTTTACAACTTATTTTTTACATTTTAACGAAATATGGAATATAGAAACACATAAGTTAAAATGTATGATTGATTATTTAAAACCAAAAATATTTAATTTGGCTGGCGACAAAGGCAGTATGACTAAGCTTTATAGTTTTAAAAAAACAGAAGTTGCAGAGTTTTTTAAAATTCATAATTTATAACTATTTATTGAAAATAGTTATTTAATGAAGTCAAAGAAAAAAAATCCATATATTTTAACTAGAAGTTTTAGTTTTCTTGAAGAGATTATTTCCCCCAGCGATATTGATGTGCAAGTAAATGAGCCAAAAGACACTTTAAACGCTGAAATTTGGGATGGAGAGAAATTAAAAAAAGATGCAAGACTTACGATATTAAAAATTGCTAAGGCTTTTAAAGAATATTTAAAATTAAACTGTAAATTAAAAGATGTAATTTTTACTGGAAGCTTAGCTAATTACAACTGGACTTTGATGAGTGATATTGATATTCACTTAATTCTTGATTTAGAATCAATGAATGAGCCAATGGAATTCCTTCAAGAATATATTGTCGCAAAGAAATCCTTGTGGAATGATGAACATGATATCAAAATAAAAGGCTTTGAAGTAGAATTATTTGCAAAAGATGAAGAAACTTTGTTTTCTTCAAAAGGCGTTTATAGTGTTTTAAAAAACGAATGGGTTCAAAAGCCAGAAAAATACACAAAAGATATTGATGAAGTTGCAATTAAAGAAAAGGCAGCTACAATAATGAATGATATTGATAGTTTGGAACAAATTAATGATGAAAAGGAACTTTTAGCTAAAGCTGAAAAAATAAAAGATAAGCTAAAAAAACTTAGAAATTCTGGTTTAGAACAAGGAGGAGAATACTCTGTAGAAAATCTTGCTTTTAAAGTTATTAGAAAAGCTGATTATCTTGAAAAACTTTCCAATATTAAAAAAGCCGCTTTTGATTCTTCTTTATCTTTAGCAGAAAAAGAACAAGTGGCTGAATCGGTTGAAAATAAAAGAAAAGTAATTATAGAAGGAAAAGAAGAATTTAAAAAAGAGTTTGGCTGCTTAATGCTAGATTTAAATATAAAAGGATGGGATAAAATTACTGGTATAATTGAACAAAAGGATATTTATGATGCTATTGGATATGGATTAGAAGATAAACCACATATTACAGCATTATTTGGATTTATTCCCAATAAAGTTTCTCCAGAAGAAGTTGAGGAAACAACAAAAAAATTATTACAGAACAAAGAAAAATTAAAAGTTAAATTAAATAACATATCTTTATTTGAAAATAAAGATTATGATGTTTTAAAATTTGATGTTGATTCCCCAGATTTAAATGAGTTAAATAGTGTTTTAAGAGAAAATTTTCCCTATAAAAATGACCATCCAGAATATCATCCACATATGACAATTGCATATGTGAAACCAGGAACTGGGAAAAAATACATAAAAGATTTAAAAAAACGTGCTGTTTTTGAGAGTGATACTTTTTCTTATTCTTACCCTCCAAACAAAAAACTTAAATTTAAATTAAATGGAGATAAGCAAGAAAATATTTTAGGTGTTGAAGATGGTATTGAAGGAATGACCCCAGAAAAGGTTGAAATAATAAAAAGTTTTATAAATTTTGTTTGCAATAGATTGGGAATAGAAGAGCCAGTGTCAATTTATCTTCATAAGGGCAGAGACGAATACATAATGACAACAGCTTCATATGTTCCAGGCGAAAACTCTAATCACATAAGATGCACAGGCAGGGCTTTAGTTGACATTTTAAGAAGTATTGGCCACGAATTAACTCATAACAGGCAGAGAGAAGTAAAAAGTTTTGATATGGGTGAAACAATTCAAACTATAGGAGGATGGATAGAAGATGAAGCCAATGCTAAGGCTGGAATTATGATTAAAGACTTTGCAATGAATTTTGGATTTGAAATAATTTATGACCTATAATTATGAAAACATTTGTATTATTACTTGTATTATCAATAACATGGCTGCTTGGAGTAGCTCAAAATCACAATCAGTATTATTCTTATAAATCAGATGCTGGATATAATACGGAAGCAAATATGTATCAAATATTGGTTGATAAAAACGGAAGAGTTTATGATTGGGGAATGTTTGGCACTGTTTGCGCTGGCTGCCCATGTTTTTACACGAAAGTAATGAGAACAACTTATGCAATTAATGGATTATATACTTATTATGTATATTTTTATAGTAATAGTTATAATTCTTATGGATATTTAGCAGGAACATATTTGAAAGGAGTTAGCATTTCTAAGTCAAATATTTTAGGAGTTTTACAAAATGTTAAATATTTAGAATATTTTTTAATTAACCCTAAAAGCGGTAGCTTTGATGGAGTTAACCTCGTAATAATGTTTCAATCTTTAAATTCAGATGACATTATTTTGATAACTTGGCAAAATTCCGTGGTTTATTAGAAAATTTGTAATATTTATTAAAAAAAAAAGACATGGGAGATATTGAAGCAAAGGTTGGAGTACAAACAATTGGTGAAAACACTAAAATCACATTATCAGTAAAAGTTGCTATATGGGTTGTTGGTGGCTTAATAACATTATTTTCTTCTGCTTTTACACTTGCATATTTTGATGTTAAGGCGGATGTTAGTGATTATAAATCGCAAATGGAAAAAGATAAAAGTGAATTTATTCAAACAGTAGAAGAAAAATTGGATGAAAAACTTGGCTCTTTCCAGATAAAAGATGAACAATTCATAAAACAAATAGAAGAAATAAAGGGAGACGTTAAAGTGATTCTTGATAGAACTTCGGGGATAAGACCAAACTCAACAATAACAAATTCAGATAAGAATAAACCCCCACAATAAAAACAAAAGCCAGGATTGCCTGGCTTTTTTTTATTCTTTTGCTATACTGCTACTGGTGCACTTATTGCTGGTAGTGGATTATAATTTAAAACTTCTATATCTTCAATTCTAAAATCAGAAATATTTTTTATAGCTGGATTTAATTTTAATGTTGGAAGTTCTGGTCCACGATAATGTCCCACACAATTATCTGATAAAGTTTCTCTAATGTTATCCCAGTAATCTATTTCATCTTTGGGGTCTATTCCTTCCCCTTCGTTATAAGTTCTGTTTAATAACTCATTTACCTGGTCTTTATGATTAAGATATAAGTGTAAGTCTCCAAAGGTATGAACAAACTTATATGGCACCATATTGACAATTTGAGCAACCATATGCAAAAGTAAAGAATACCCTGCAATATTATAACTTACGCCTAAAAAAGTATCTGCGCTGCGTTGATAAAGCTGTAAAGAAAGCCTAAATTTGGGGATTTCCAATGTTGTTAAAATGGAACTTACTTGTTCGTCATTCCCCCCAATTCCCAAATCCAATACGTCACCACCATCTTTTATAAATAAATCTATTCTTTCATCAATGGTAAGTGGCTCTGCTTTAAATTGGAATATGGTATGGCAAGGCCTAAGTGCCATTTTTCCCAATTCTGCTACATCCCATGCTGAAACCATAATTCCCCTATCGTCTGGCCTATTTTTTAGAGTATTAATAAGAACATCAATTTGATTAATGCCTGGGATTTTTTCTTCTTTCCAATCGCCATAAACAATGCTTGTTTCGCCACCAAAGCTTCCACCATAACTTCTTTGTTCTTGATATTTTTTAGTGTAGCCACCCCAATCAGTCCATTGTTTTCCGTAAACTGGACCAAGGTCTCCCCATTTCATAGCAAATTCATCATCGTTTTTAATTGCATCTGCAAATTCTTTTTGAGTCATTTCTCTAACGCTATTATTTCGTTGAGGGTCATCTATAAGAACTGACATATCTGGCTCTTCTATGGTACTTGTGTGTTTTTTGTATTTTACATACGCCCACTCATCCCAAATATGAACGTTATTATCAACCAAATATTTAATGTTTGTGTTGCCAAACTTTTTATATTCTTCTGGCACCGCATTAAGAAACCAAAGAAGCTCATGAATAATTCCTTTGTAAAACGTTTTTTTTAATGTTAGCAAAGGAAACCCATCTTTCATATAGAATACAGATTGATGTCCAAATGTAGATACTGTGCCCACTCCAGTGCGGTCTGTATTTACTCTACCATCTTTGAGGATGGTTGTAATTAATTCAATAAATTGTTTCATTTTATTTTATTTTTAATATGCTCCATTTCTAAACCAAAAATTAGTACCGCATTCTGTACATTTATGAGTTTCATCCCAGTTGTGATAAGAACCATCCATATCTGACCCAATTGATTCATTAAGGTATATAGGAAACATTACTCCATCTATGATGTATTCATCAGATGGCATTTTACCACATGTAGGACACTTATAATCTTTTGCTTTTGCTCCGAATGGTTGTGAGTAGCCAGTTTCTATGTTTTCCATTATTTATATTTTACCTGTGTGACCGAATCCCTCAGAACCACGTTTTGTATCGTTTAAGATTAGTACAGACTCCAACTCAACTCTTTCGTGTTTTGCAATAACCATTTGAGCTATTCTATCACCTTGATTTATGACAAATTCTTCTTCTGATAAATTAATAAGAATTACACCAATATTACCTCTATAATCAGCATCTCGCTTTTGTTATCACCAAAGCTCTTTATCTTTGATTTCTGCATCTTTATTTATACATGCAGGTCAGACTATATCATCAACATTTATAATGTTGCAGGGCGCTCTTGTTTTCGTTACCGTCTTCAACTTTACTTGCTAAGACTTGGAAATTAGTCGTTGAACCTTCTAAGGAATTTCTTCCAAAGCTTGGCTGCTGATTGTCTTGTGAATTTATACAAGATTTTCCAGCAATTCACCCTGTTTTAAAACGACAGATTGTTCTATACATGTCAAGTTTAAAAATTTTTAAACCGACAAAGTACGATAGAATTTTTTTTAGTTTATCGTTCCTGGGCTATTTAACACAGTAATCCCGTTTTTTAAAGCTAAACCACTCCGAGGACGAATAGTTGCTTCGTAACCAATAGGAAGTTCAATAAACAAGTCTGTTTTAATTAATTTCCTTTCAAGTGGTCTAATTGATACTGGGGTTTCATTTTCTAAACTTGCCCTTAAATCTATTCCCGCAGAGAATGCTGTTGCATAATCTGGAAGTAAATTTTTTGATTTGTTCACAATTCTTACAAATTTCATATTTTATTTTTTAAATTAAAAAACAAAGGTAATAAAAAAATTTTTATTAAACAAGTTAATTTACATGAAATTTACTAATGTATTGATAATAATTTAATTCGCCTTTGTTGATTATTTCTTCTTTAAGAAGAATCAGTTTTTTTTCTATATAAGAGATATCTTTTTTAATCATTGATGCTTTCTCAAATTCATCTTTCTCTGCATGAGCGAGCATTCTAGGAGTTAATGCCTTAATTATCATATCTTCAAAAATTGGAACTATTGTATTAATACTATGTTTTAAATGAAATAAAGCTCCGTAATCTTTTTTTATCCCTTTGGACATTAAAATCATTTTGTCAAAATTAATTGAACTGTCTATTTCTATAGTAATTCTATTTTCTTGCGGAAAATTGCCTTTTACTTCCATTAAATAATAAACAAACAATTTATCTAAAATTTTATTTCCTTCTTTTATTTTTAGATTAAAAGCTCCATTAAAGTCCATGGGGAGTTTTTTTAATATATCTGAATTCTTTTGACAGCTTTTTAAAATTATTTTATTTGGATTATATATATTATTTATTCTAATAAAATCACATTTAAACGGAGTAATATAATTTCTTAAAGCATCACTTTTATTAGATATAAAATCTCCATTTAAATTTAAATAACATTTATCTCCAAAAAATTTACATTCAATAAATAAATAAAAATATAATGTTAACTTTTCTCCAATTTCTGGTATTTTGTATGAGTTGCCTTTTTTTTGTGTGAATAATATTTCTGGAGTTAAAATTGGTTGAGCACTATTTAAGTCTTGCAAAAGTTGTTTAGCGCCCCTTAAATTAAACAACTCAAATTCAGTTTTTATAGTTTTTTCCAACTCTTCGCTATATTTCATTCCCTCGTTTTCTAAAGTTTTTTTAATATCCTTAATTTCAATACTTGGAAATCCTGGGTCTTGAGAAAACTCAAATGTTAATATATCAGATTCGATATATCCTATGTTTTTGATAATATATATAGCTTTTTCGTAATCATCTTCATCAATTATAGTTTCATCTAAATATTGTCTACCCTTTCTAGTAACAAAAATAATTGGTCTTTTGTTTTTATCCAGGGGATTTTCAATTATACAAAAATCTAAATTTATATAGTCCATCACCATTTGTATTATTTATATAAATATTATTTATTTTTAACTCTTTTAAAAAATATAATAAAAACAATTTTTAAAAAAAACAGTTTTTGTTAATATTTATATAAAATAAAAGGAATTATATGGAAATTGATGAAATAAAAAAATTAAGAAATCAAATAAGAGAAATACTTTTAAACGCAGATGGAATAACCGATTCTACATTGACAAAAAGAAGTGGGTTTGATGAGTTGAAAAAAGATGCTTATGATAAACTCGTTGATTTGAAAAATCAATTTGAGGCTAAAAAAGAAAATCCAGATAAGGAAGGCACTATAAATCAAATTGATGGTCTTATTACCTCTCTTAAAAAGTTAAAAACCACGCTTGGAAATCAATTGTAATTATGGTTTGTATGATATTAAGTGTGGATGGTAATTAAGAATGTTTTTCCAATTGGTTTCGTTTAATTTATTACTACAACACTCATCTATATACTCATTTGGACGAGTTATAATCAATTTTTCCCAACCTAATGCCGAAAGTTCCTCTTTATAATTTCGGTCTTTAATTAAAAAATCTAAATCTTGACGTGGAAATAAAGAAATAAGCTCTACGCTGTTGTATATGTCGCTTTCTTTAAATTTATTTAAATTACAACAACAAAGTAATTGTGATTGAACCGATAGTATTTCAACCCATTTTCTTGCTGTTAGTTTATTTAAATCTAATAAGTTAAAAAATTCATCTCCCGTATTTTTGATAATATCGCAGATGTGATAGTCTTTTAAGTTTTTTAAGTTAATTTCAAGTATAATACGCCTTTCAAAGTTATTATATTCTATAATATCATATACTTCTTTAGGAGAAAAATTATAGTTTTTTACATCTATTTTTTTAGATAGCTCTTCAACTCCAATAGTTAGCAAAGCAAAAGCATCTTCGTGTTTTAGTGTGTTTAAGTCAGTTTTTATTTTATGGATTAAACTTGGGTGAATTCTAAGCATGTTTTTTGTTTCTCTGATTGTATAATTAAACTTTGATAAATCAACTAAGTCTGCAATTTTTATATTTCTAGCAATTACTCTTACAATTTTCATTCTATCTACTCTTTCCCAGGGAATTATAGAATATATTTCTTCGTTATCTGCTATAATTCTATCTGAAATTTTATCAAAATCAGCATATTGGCATAAATGAAACGTCTCACTATTGTTTAAACTTTCCCATTCATCAGAAATTATCTTAACTAAAAAAGATTGTATTACAATATTTGTTTTTTCATTTTTTTTCATTATATTTACTTTATGTACTTAAAAATATATAATTAAAATTATAAAATCAATATGGAATCAAACAAAAGAGAGCTTGCAATTGATATGGATAAATTAATAATAAGGGTTCATAATAAAATTGCCCTATGGAATAACCAAGACTCCACAACAGATGAAAAAGCTATCATGTTGAAGGTTTTATCTCATGACATAGTTTCTGATATAATATCTAGTGCTTTTAGCCAATTAGATGGAGTTAAAACCAAAGAAAAAATAATTCCTGGTGAGCCTAAGCTTGAAAAAAGAGGGGTGCTAAGCAAGATTTTTAGCAAAAACAAAATTTAACTTAATTTTTCTTTGTTATCTTTTTTTAACATTTTATATAAATCAATTTCCTCTTCTGATTTTTCTTTTCCAATTCCATCATTGCTAAATTTAGCTATACTAAATTTTTCTGGGTCTATTTCTTCTTTTAGAAGGCTTTTTTTTGATTTATCTTGATATATAATGTTTTTTAACTGTCTTTTGTCTTCGTTTTCTACAATACCGCAAAGTTCTTTAAATCTTTTAGAAATATTTTCCATGGTCAATTCTTTTTTGTTTGAGTTTTCTTCGGTTTCTTCTTCTTCTGAGTTTTCTTCTAAATCTTCTGTCTTAACAGAATCAGCTTCATCTTCCATTTTTTTAAGTCTGGTATAATAATCTGGAATTTCATTTAAATGTGCCAATGCTATTTGAAGAGTTGCTATTGGGTCATCATTAGTGATATTTGTATTTTTCTCTTGACCTTGGCTTCCGTGTTCTAATTCCACAAACATTCCTTGCACCAATTCATCCATACTGTATTTTGAAATATCAACGTCTATTTTTTTGGCTAATAGTATAACTAATTTCTCAGCATAGCCTTTTGCTTTTTTGCTTGCTTCCATAACAATTGAATTTATAATAAATATTGTAAAATTTTTTTAAAACTTAAGTATTGAATATTGTAAACTTGCCCCCACACCTGGTCCTATTTGATAGGTTCCTTTACTAAAATTCATTCCAAAGCCAATATAAAGCCCTATAGACCATCTTTTATTTTTGGATGGAGGTTGAGGTGGGTTAATCATACTGGACACGTCAGCTCCTATAATATCACCTACAACGACCTTTTTATTGTCGGGGGTAATGAAAATTTTGTATAAATCGCCTTCTTTTGAGATTCCAGTAGTAAATCCCATTTTTAAACTTAAATCGTTTATTGTAGAGATACCAGGGGCTGTAACTACTTTATATTTATTTTTTTCCTTGTCAACCAATATTGGGTCAGCAAAAAATGTATTAGTTGATTTAATGTGTAGTGAGCTGTCTGTGGAATAATATTCATATCCTAAAACAAATTTATTACTATCAAGCTGAACTATGCCGTTTTTTACTGAACCAGTGTCTGTATACTCAACATGAGTTTTCCATAAAATTTTAACTTCTCCCAAAGCAGCATCCATGCTTTTATATAAATCTGGGAAATGTTTTTTAATTTCTTCTGGGGACATTTGAGCAATTGGTTTGCTATAAGATATTTCCCCAGCATTGTTTTTGTAAACTTTAAGTGAATCACTTAAAGTCGCTATATTTTGCTTGGAAATTTGTTCTTGGCGTTGCATTTCTTTTTTTAGTTTTCTCGTTGTATTACATTGATTTAAGAAAAGAAGTAATACTAAAACAGCGGCAATAACTAAAATTGTTTGGATGTTGTCTAAAATCTTTTTTAACATAATAGTTGTTTTTTAATTATAAATATCTAATAAATTATAGAGTTTGATTTAAATTTAATAATCTTAACGTTTCAGCATTTTCTAATTTATTGTAATTAGTTGCAAAAAGAACAAATTCTAACATCATTTTTTTGTATTCTGGCAACGGGGGGGTATTTCCCTTTCCATATTGTTGCACAATATTTCCACTCTTTACATTGATTTCTGTCGTAACGTGAGGCTCGTTTTTTTCATCTCTTAAAGAAATAATAATTGACCTTCCATTTTTCACACTGCTTTTATATGAGTCTCCTCCCACACACATACCCATCATTTTCCCCTCATAGGGCAAATCTTTTGGCTCCAGTAAATATATAAAAAAATTTTTATTTGAGCATCTGAACAAAACTCTTTCATTGTCAACTTCTTTAATTTTTAAATCCTCAATGTCATATTTTTCAAACATTTCTTTGTGCCATTGACTTTGTGCGATAAAAGCATCATCAAACGAATAAGAAAAGATATTGGCTTTTGTTTCTATAGTCCAATCTAAAACAAATCTAATCTTATTGAATTCATCTAAAAGGTTGGCATTTTTTTTAATTTCTTTTGCAATCCACACATCATATTTATGCTTTCTTTTTGATGATTTTTCTATATCTTCGCTTTCTTTATCTCCAACAAAACCATATCTTTCTCCTATACCAGATATAGCTTTAACAATTTCATCAACTTCTTTCTCTGGTAAGTAATCTTTTTTTTGGCTTTTATTTTCGGGAAGAAAGATTGATTTAATGTATAGTTCTCTTTTTGTTAAATCAAGGGAACTCATTATATTATTAATTTAAGTATGATTTCTTTTTCATTTTCTGCTTCCAAAACTTCATATCTTACGACATACTCTTTGGGGTCTTTCATTTTTATGCCGTTTATTTTGTGGCTTTTTTTGAAAGTGATGGTATAATTTATTTCATCAAGCAAAATGTCTCTTATTGTATAACATTTCATTAAAGCTCTCAATTTGTGCTGAAATATAGTAATGGGTTTTCTATCAAAATCTCTCTTTTTAATTTGAAAGTTTCTAGTAACCATATACTATTTCTCCGCTTTTTTTCTTTTAGACCCTTTTTTTGGACCTCTTTTTTTCGGTCTTCCTGGACCTTTTTTTCTCCTTGGTCTTTTCTTTTTAACTTCTGAATATTCTTTTACCTCTTTTATGGCCTTATCAACAATTGTTGTAACATCTTCAACTAAATTTACTTTAGGGGCTACTTTAAGTGTTTTACTAACAGAGTTTACAATATCGTTAATATCATTAATCACTGGCTTTGGATTTTCTTTATCTTTTAAAGACCTTTGTAGGCTGTGCAAAAAATGTTTATTATCCAATTCTTCTTCTTTGTATCCAGTATAATATTGTAAATATTCTGGCTTTGTAACTTCTTCAATTCCTATAATGCCTTTTTTTGAATATATCTTTAGTGAATTAGAAAGGTGATTTGTTTGAGAATAAACTGTTTCTCCAGGCCTCAAATCAATTTGTACATCATTGTTAAAAATATCCTTGAAGAAAACTCTAATCTTCTCTGAACCACCATGTTTAATGGTACTTAAAAAAGTAACTTTAATGTCTTTGTTTGAATTCATATATTTTTTAATTTAAATATAATAATAATAAAAAATAAAATCAATAAAAAATCCATCGAGTTGATGGATTTTTATAATTTAAATATATTTTTTTATTATTCTTTTGATTTAAATAAAGGATTTAGGACAAGTTTTTTTGTGAAGTGGTCAATAATATATGTTTTATTTTGTCTTATATCAGATTCCGATAATCTAAAAAGAATCATGCTTCCTGTTGATTTTGGAATATCTATAAAACCCTGTTCTTTTCCAGAAAATGGGGTGTTACATAAATTTGACTCTAAAGATGGGTTGTTTGCTGCAAATTCTTTACTTACTATTTTATCATAATCATGACCAGATATAGTATCTTTTTGGTCTTTTACATCACAAAAACAATCATTTTCAAAAAGTTGTTTCCACCTTTTTGATTGTTCTTCTTTGGTAAGTTTTTCTGTTATAATATATCTTTTGTTAATTCCTTTTTCTTCGTTTTCTGCTAAAGAAGAGAATTTTCTTTTTGTTAACTCAAGCTTTTTCTTGTATGTTTCTTCAACTTTTTCTAATTCACTTAGACCTCCGTGCCCAGTTTTTTTCAATTCTTCTTTGCTGTTAACATCAGCTCCAAGCATATCTCCAACAGTGTGATTTTTTTCCATTCCTGCAGGTGGCCACAATCCATTTTCTCCCATTTTAACTACGTCTTGATAAGGAGTTTTTGGTTTTTGAGTTTCAGTTATTAATGCATATGAACCATTATCTTGTCTAGTCAAGTGAGGTCTAGTTGTTCTCATAATTCCGTAAGTTGTATTTTTTATAGCCTCATTCACTTGTTCAAAATCTTTGTTCGCTTTTAAATTTGGAGTTTTTCCATCTTTTGAAAAACCATATGGGGTCGCATATGCGCCTCCAACCGAATTTGGTTTTGTCTCTGTTGCACCATCAATTCCTGCTCCAGCTGGAGCTGCAGGCGCTGCTGAAATTTCATCTAAAGTATTTTCTTCTATTTTTTCTTCTTCGTCACCAATAACAAGTTTTTTGTCAGTTGGTTTTCCAGATGGAGTTTTTGGCGTACCAGTACTACATTCTTTTTTTTTCTCTTCAGTTATTTTAAGAGATTCTTTTACAAGATTATCTATTTTATTTCCAGCATCTTCAAAAGAGCTAGAAAAAAGGTCTGTTAATTTCATATTATATTTATTTTCTTTTACAATTGAATCATTCATATCTTTTGGATTTTTATCACTGTTTCCTATTTTAGTTCCAGTTAAATATTCTGCTTCAGCTTCTGCTATTTCAGTAAAAAATTCTTTTAATTTACTTTTAAAAGATTTAGTATCTGTAACTCCTGGAATAGTTGCATTTTTATCTAATTTTCTTGGAGCATATGTATCTTTATTTGATGATTGGTGAAAACCAGAGGCCTCTGTGTTTTTATAAGATATATTTACAGTATCGTCAATAATTTCTAAATAAAGTTCACTAATAATTCTTTTCCCCCCAAATGTAGTTACTTTTTGCATATAAGAAACTGGTCTTACAGCTCCCATATTAAGCATTTTGGGTTTAGATATAGTAACATTTAATTTTCCTTCTTGAACTCCTTTGCCAACTTCTTTTTCTTTTCCATCTTCTCCAGCAGCAGCCATAAACATATAACCTTCTTTTTCTTCATAGCCCAATTTTTTAAAAGCTTTAAAGGTTTCTTCCTTTAAAATAGCTTCAGTTTCGTCCCCAACAATTTTTTTAATTTTTTGACGGAGTGCAAAATCATCTGTTTCTTGCTTTGTGCCTTTTGGATAAATTTCTTCGTTTTCCATTTTTAAATAGATTTTTTTATAAATATTAAAAAAAAAGCAATTTGCACTTATTTAAAATAAAAAAAGCTGTATCTCTACAGCTTTTATTTAACTAAACCGTTCTTTTTCCATGCTTCCCACGTTTCTCTATCATCAATTTTAAAGCCTGGATTATCTAAATAAATATTGTTTTCAAAAAAATATCCGATAAATCTTTTTTTATAAACAGTTTTCTTTTTTCTTTTTATTGTATAATCATAATTCATGTCGTATTCACCATCTTCTACTTGATAAGAAATGTTTTTATACATTTTCTTTGCAAACAGCCAAAATCTATAATTCCATCTGGCGTTTAAAATGTAAAACCTTAGCCTTGAATGCTTCCATATGTTTTTAAACAACTTCATAAATAGAGAATTATTTTTTGAATGGGTTTGGAACTCTTTTGTGAGTTGTGTGTATATCACCACATTCAGAACAAACACAAGTATTCAAATCTTTATATTCATCTCGTTTATCAGAATATAGAACATATCCCATTAATGTGGTTGAATGTTCTGTAGCACCGCATTTAGGGCATATTGCATGCTCTTTTTTGTATTTGGTCATGAACTCATGGTAATCTTTTAAAGATTCTTCTGTGTGTTCTTTGCAAATGAATGGTGCGTAAATATACCCAGGTTCTCCACTCACAAAGTCTTCCGTAGATAATATTTTATTTTCATTTAATCCATCAATTGTAACGGTTCCATAGAATTTGTTGTTAACTATTTTGTTTGCATAGCGAGATTCTATTCCAGCTATGGGCACCCACACTTCTGTCAAGCAATCTTTAATTGTTACAGAGAATCTTTTAAAAGAGTTTCCCTCTTCATTTTTTTCAAGAATTGCAAAAGAAACTTCTTTTTCAAGTTTATCTGGGTCATACATTATATGAGATGTTTCCCCTATTTCTGCGTGAGAATCAATAAATTCTCTTATTAATTTTAATAATTCCGTTGCTTCCATATTACCATGTTATTTGCATTGGTGAAACCACAAAATATAAAAGAAGCAAGCAAAATGCAATGATTGTAATGAGAGAGAAATAAAGCATTGACTTTATTTTAATTTTGTCTGCCACAGTGCTTTCTTCGTACTCTGGGGTTTTTTCTGTTTGCTTAAGGTCTTGGTATAAGGTTTTTCCTATAAACCAACCAAAAGCAATAAATAGTGTTAATATGATTTTAAGGATTATTATCATTTGATTCTTCTTTTTTTGGTTCAACTATTGGTTCTGTGGTAAAATTTTTGGCATAAAATATTTGAATGGATTCTATACTAAGTTCTGATTGAGAAATCTTTTCAAATTCTTTTTTAAGAGCTGAAATATTATCGTCATCATGAGAAAACCCTTTGTCTAAAAGGCCATTAATGGCAAAGGTGGACTTATCTCTTTCTGCTACGCATTGAGATAAAACTGCCAATATCATTTTTTTTCTTGTATTTTCCATAATATTACTATTCGTTACCGTCTTTTTCTTTTCTCTTTTTTTCTTTTCTTTCTTCTTTTTCTTGGGTAACAATTCTATCAATAGCCATAGAGATAATTTCAGAGCTATTTAATGCCTTTTCTACTCCAAAACACTTAAGATTACTATCGTATTCTTTAATGTCCACAGGTTGTTTTTTAACCTTGTCGTTAACATCAATTTCAACACCGCAAAGAATTTTATCAAGCAAAATGATTTTATTCTCAATATCCAATTCTTTCCATGATTTATAGTGAATAAAAAGGATGTAATCATAATCATCATTAATCATTCTTTCTTCTTCTGCACGTGGTTTTAGTCCCCCTAAAACATATTTTCCCCCATCTTTCTTTACAAGTGTTGTGTAAAGATATTTAATTCTTGCTGGGTTGATGTCTGAATTATGGTCAGTGTTTTCTTGAATGAATTTTGATAAAGCAAGTAACTCATCATCTGCATCCATGTGCTGTCCACCGCCAGCGAAAACAACAGTTTTTTCTAAAGTTTCAACCAAAATTTCTGGTGTAACAACATCTTTAAGCGATAAATAATTCAATTGTTTCATGTGATTATATTTTATTTAAATTAATAATCACAAATGTACGTAAAAAAATATAGAAAACAAAATTATCTACGAATTCTTTGTTGTGAGGGGTCGTGCAAGAATCCCAAAGCCCCAAACCCTTTATTGTCGTTTTTATCGTGTCCGCCAGCAAATCTAAATCTTTCTTTTGTTTTTAACTCATCATCATGCGAGTTTGATAATTTCTCTGTTACCCATTTTTTACAAGCATCTCCTCCATGTAAATTCCAAACCAATAAAAGATTAGATTTGCCCATTTCGTCTACTGTACCTATTCTTTGTTGAATAATGCCTAATTTTTTTCTTTCTTCTGTTACTTTTGCAGTATTAGCCTCAAAAAAAGCTTTAAGTCTTTTCATTTCAGTGAAGCTTTGTGGGACTTTTTGAGCAAGTTTTTTTGCCTTCATTCTCCCACTTCCTTGATTTTGGTTGGCATCTATACTCGTTGGTTGAATTCCATTTTGTTGTGCTTTGCCTATGGCACTCAATGCCGCTTGTGCTGTTTCAGCTACTTTTTGTGGTGGAACATAGCTTTTATTGTCATTATTCATTTCATAAGATTCGAATAATAAATCAATTTGCTCTCTGATTATTTTTCTGAGAACATTTTTCATAATTATTCTCCAATCATTGAAAGAATTGTAGTTTTTATATCAATTTCATTAACTGCAGGAAATCCTAAGTTCATTAAATTCCAATTTACTTCATCATAAAATGAAATGTTATTAATTGGAGTTCCAGATTTCAAAACTCTTTTAATACAAATTTCTAGTGCTTCATCTGGTTTAAGATTTGATGGTGCTACTTTAGGGGTTTTTACAGCTGGATTTTCTTTATAATCATCTAAAAAAGAATTAACTGTTTTTCCTCTACCGCCAGTACCAAACTTACCAGCTATATAGTAATTCTCACTTTTGAAGTCGGAATTTGTGCTTCTAGAAATAAGAGTTCTTAATCTTTTATTTTCTGCTAAGATTTTTTCAGCATCTGGCTCTTTTGAATTGTCTTTGTAAACTTCATGAGACTCTTCAAGAGAAGTCATAATTTCAATCATTCTTTTATCTTTTTTCATTTTATCTAATTTTTGTATATTACCAAACTACAGTTCCCAAGCCTAAGTTTCCAGAATAATTTCTTACTGATGGAGTCATTGACCTTTTAAATATTTTTTCCAAATCCATTGTATGTCCCGCCCCAACCATTCTTCCTGTTGCATTAGAGGAAATATCCTGGTCTGGCATAATTTCATTTGTATCATCAATTATTTCATTTATTTGTTTTATGTCAACCTCTTTTGCACTATCGAAATAATCAGAAAGATACTTTTTAAATAAAGAAGAATTTTCTCCTTTTTTAATATTGATAGTTAACCATTTTTTGAAATCTGTGAACTTAGCTACAAAAGAATATTTTAAGTGGTTAAAAAGTCTATTTTTACATAATCATCTTTGTTATCAAAATCCACATCAAGTACTTTTGCAATAGTATCACCTTTGATATGGATGAAATTGTCATCTTTTTCACTTACGGATTCTAATAAGAAATTTTTTATGCTATTTTTCATAGAAGTGTTTTTAATAAATATATAAATTTTTAAAAAACAATCAATCATGAAATTTTATAAAATTGAATTTGTTTGCAACTATTTAAAATATTATTATTCGTTTCGTAGTTTTAAATCCATTATTGGTCTGAAAGAAATATCTTTCTCTGTAAGATATTCCATTAATAATTTTTTAAACCTATCGGTTCCTGGTTTATTCATAATTCCCTTTACTTGATGAAATTCTAATCCATTCACACTGTCAAACGTAAATCCAATTGTGAATCTATTCAAATCTTCTGCTGGAAGTCCTGGCGTTCTATCAAATATTTGTCCTATAATATAAGATTCTGTTATTACTTTTTTGGAATATGAACCAGCACTATGTTTCATTTGAACCCCTTCTGCTATAAGCATTGCTGGAGTTTCTATTAATTTAAGTTCAAGCGGTCCAACATAATCTCCTCTATCTTCTAAAAACTTAAATCTTGCCACGAAACTTTTAAATTTAGCATTTTTTTCTTTATCTGATACGACATTAAAATATTTAACTAAATTATTATGATAATCCATTAACTCTTTGTGCGTTTTTATTTTATTGAACTCTCTTCTGGGGTCAAACCCAAGAACTTCCATCATCATTATACTATCATCGTAATATATAAACTCAAACTTGCTTACAAAAGAATAATCTGGTTTAAAGTTTTCCATATTGAGAGTTGGTTTTATTGCTAAGGTTTCTTGAGTTATAAAATCTTTGATTATTGTTATAATTCTCTCAAATTCTTTGATATCAACTGAATCTCTAAAGTAAACTAAGTCTATAACTCTTGTTAATAAATCTATTTCATATTTTTGTAACAATGTAATTATTTGGTGTTTATCATAGAATTTAAAATATTTTAGCAATTGTTTATAGTCTGAGAAGTTTTTAATGTTTTTATATATAAACTTTGAAGCGTTGGCATCATTTGATATTTCCATTACGTGGAATTTGTTTACATCAGCATTATGTGTAACTTTTGTTTTATAATCTTTATTCTCTTTGTAAACAATTTTCATTTCTTTCTCCTCACCGTCTATTATTTCAAAATTTTTGGCTTCTTGTTTTTTATCAGACTCATCAATGTCCATTTTAATCATTTGACTTGATTTAAATAGAAACTCATGAATCTCCTTGTTGTCTTCATTAACCTCTTCGTTGACTTTTTTAATATAATTACTTACTAAATGATTAAATATTGGTATTGGGGATGTTAGACCGCTTTCTGTGAGTTTTTTTACACTAGGAATGTCACACTCTTTCATTAAGTCATATAGAAACTTACACCCCTTTGTTAAAGCGATTGTCGATAGGTTGGAGTATTTTATAATTCCGAAGAAAATAGATATAGCTTTTTTAATTACATCAAGACCCGCATAATTAAATCTATTTTTTGTTTCACTTAAAAGCTCTTCTATAATATTTGTGTTGTTAATGTCAATAACATATTTGGCTAATTTTCCAATATAAACTTGAATATGATATAAATTATAAATATTTTTTATTTCTTCAGAAAAGATATTGTCTGTAATTTTTATAATTCCATCTAAATCAAATTCTATTTCGTTTGAGTCAAAATCTTGAAAGAATGTTTTTTTTGTTAATTTATCGTATTTTATGTATTTTATTTTTTCATCAAAAGCAAGAACATATTTCCCGTCTGTGTTTTTTATTATATTTGCCCTTAATTTGCCATAATACAAAAATAATTCGCTTTCATTATCTAAAATATTATATCCAGAAACAAAAAAAGAATTATTAACAATTAATCTATTTTGATTTTCCAGTGTTGCAAAGTTTTTATCACATCCACTGCACTTAAAACCATCATCATCTTGAGATAATTGAATGCTTTTGTATAAATCAAAATAATCATCATCCTCATCTTTTGTCGACATTAAATTTGTTATAGGCGTTTCTGAAACAGTCGTTTGTGTTTCTGGAAAAAGATAATTTACATGTTTTTCAATTTTTTTATTTCTTTCTGTTATTTCGCCACAATTGCAGAAATAAATTTCTTTGTTTTCTTCACTATCTTCAAATAAAAAAGAATATTCGCTTTTAATTTCCTCTAAGTTTAAAACTTGCATATGATGTTTTTGTCTAAATATAACAAAAACAAAAAAAAAGTCAAGACTTTTTGCCTTGACTTTTAAAATAAAATTTATATTGTATTAGATAATTTTTGTTAATTTAATTGCTTCTTTTCTTATAAATTCTAACATTTCTTTTTTGTTTTTAAATCCTTCTGGTAGTTGAATGGTTTTAATAGAATCTCTAAGTTTTTGTTCATATTCATCTTTTTCGTTTTTTGCTTCTTTGTTAACTTCTTTTCCTGTTTGCCCTTTTGAGAAACCATCTTTAGATATCTCACCTTTTCCCAACACTTGCGTCATTGGATTTTCGGATTTATCTTCTTTGTCTTCTTTGTTCATTTCTGCAGAATTGTCTTTTTTTCCAGGAATTCCACCTTCTTTTGTTGGGTCAGCTTCTATGGAAACATTTGGCTGAGTAGTTTTACTGTCAACTTTTGCTTTTGGTTGTCCTTGAACAAATGGATTTGTTTCAGTTCCAGATTTTTCTGACTTTGTTCCTTCTATTTTTGCTGCCGTAGCAATTTTTTCATCCCAACCCTCAGCTCTTTCTTCCATTTTTACTTCAGTTGGGTCTTCTGTAGTTTTAAATTCTTTTGGAATATTAGTTGGAGCCGCAGTTTTCATTTTCCCTTTTGTGTCAACTTGTGCTCCAGTTGAATCTTTTGAGCCATCGTTCTTGTTCATTTTCAAATCAATAGGGTTACCAAGATTTTCAATTTTTTTTTCTTCTTGAAGAATTTCGTTTGCTTGTGTTTTAATATAATTTGCAAACTCTTCTTTGGTTTTGAATTTAATAGTACTCATAATTAATTAATTTTTTATATAAATATACAATAAAAGATAAAAATCAAAAAACCAATAAACTTTTTTTAAAAATTATTCAAAATGTAAAAAAAAAGTTATATATTTGCCTTATGAGAGAAGAAGAATTAGTAAGACAGTTTGCCTTATCTGTGTCAAACAATTATCCAGAAAAGGCATTTATTAAAGATTATGGGCAAGAATTGTTTGATAAATTAAGCGGCGAGGCTTTTGCAATAGATAAAGGTCGTTGCTCTGGGTGCGGACACACTCCTCCAGACCACAGAAAAAAAGATTGTTTATTTTTTCACATATATGAGGTTAATAAAACTCAACCAGAATTAACAAAGGGAGTAACTTTGTGTAAATCTTGTCACACTACACAACATATAGAAAGTGCAATAAAAAACAAATGGGTTGTATTTGTTAATTCAATATATAGTCAAAGTAATTTGATTAGATTATGCAGGAATGGTCAAATATATGGAGTTGTCGCCCAAAGAGGAGTGGTAGAATTAAAGAAAACTCCCCAACAATTTCTTAAAGAATGGTATGCTGGAGAGGTTAAATTTACACCTACATTAAAAGTTATTTTTACAAATAACTTTTCTATTGATGATTTGTAAGATTTTCAGCAAAAAACCAAGTCATAACGAAGTGTGACTTGGATGAATTGCTGTTGTTTTTACAATTATACAAAATTTTTTTAAAATAGTTACAAATAAATTCGATTTTATAAATTTTTTGCATATTTATAATTAAAAGTGAACCAATAGGTTGTGCTTGCAACGTGGAAATTTAATTGGCTTTGCTAATTATTTGTTCACAGTTGAGATTTAATTGTCACTGGAGTTAGTTTGTAAAGTTTATCCCCTATTCTTACGACTTTTTTTTCTTGATTTACGACTTCATAAACATTTTTTTTCTTTTGATTGTCAGCATACTCTTTTAAAACTCTTCTTATTGTATCTTCAGCAACTTTTTTTGCTGTAGCTTCTATCATCGGTTTCAAAGACTCTAAATCATAACTACCACTTTTTTGGTTGTTTTTCATCATTGTCTCCATCATCAGCATCATTTGATTTAACATAAAATCATTATTACTTGCTTGTTGAAATACTTGATTTTGCTGTGGCTGTTGTCTTTGTGACGGCAAATCTAACATTACGCCTTTATCTGCGGCTTTCTTTTTTAAGTGAGCTACTGGGTCAAAAGTGGGTCCTATACTTGAATAATCTTCAGTAATTAAATTGCCTTGTGGCACTCCAGAAGTTGAGCGCATGCTGATTCCAGAAGCTTTGTCTGTAAACATATTTTCAAGTGCGTCTGCCTCTGCATTTCTTGAGGCCCTTGTCCCCTCTAATGCTATTGACACCTTTGGCTTTTCTTGTGGTTGCCCAGGTCTTACTGGCTTTCTTTTTCCAACTTTAGGTTCTGGCAACTGTTCTCCTTTTACTCCTTTTGTTTCTGCTTTAATAAAAACGCCAATCTCTTGTTTTTTTGCCCCCCTCTTAATTGCTTCCAATGCACTATATCTATCTCTTGGAGCAGTGTACATAGCGGCTTGACTTTGTTGTTTTTCTTCTGCTAATTGAATTTGTATTTGTTGGGCAATATTAGCCCCATTTTCCATTTCTATGCCTGCAACTTTTTGTTCCTGCTGAGCATATTGTGGTTGTTGAACTTGTTGTTGAGCATATTTTGATTGAACATATTGCTGTGGGCGAACTTGTTCTTCGACAACAGGTGTTGGTGCTACAGCAACTCTTTGAGTTGGCATGTTTTCAATTGGCATATCTGCAAGCTGACCAGCTGTGGCTGGTAAACCCATGCTTTTAAAACGCTGTGTTCTTTGTTGTCTTATCACTTCTATTTGAGCTGGCGTTAATTGTGACTGTTCCATAACTATTCTTTTTTAAAATTTTTTATATCACTTATTTCATAATCGTGAAGAAACTTAAGTTTATTTTCTTTTAATAAATATCTTAATTTTTCTAATTCATCTTCTAACATTTCAACTTTGAGTGTTAAAACCATTTTATTTCTTTCATGCTTTCTAAATTTAATTTTATCGCAAATAAGTTCTGAAATCATTTTTTTTAAATCTATATAGCTTTCTTGTTCTATATAAGAATAACTAACGCTATCCCCATAATATTCCTCAAAACAATTCATTGGAAACTTATATTTAATATCAATTAAATAAACTTGAGTGTTTTTTCTATCTTTTGTCATATTTTAAAATTTTAGCTTCTTTTTCGTTTTCATCCCACCAAACATATATACTTGTATTTCTATTAGAATGTAAAAAAAACAAACGATTAAAATGATTCTCTTCTTTGATTTTTTTGAATCTGTTTTTTAATTTGTTTTTTTCTTTAATAATAAATTCATCTTCCGATTTTATGTCATTAAGCATTTTTTTTGCTTCGGCATTTTCTTTCGAAAAAAAAGAAAGTATATCTTCTTTAAACTTAGTTTGATTTTCTATTATTTGTTGAATTGAGTGCATATAACAAAAATATAAACCTTAAAAAAGAAAAATTAAATAGTTATTTTTAAATTTGTATTATACTGGAGGCGTTCCTGCTGGAGGCGTTCCTGCTGGAGGTGTTCCTGGCATAGCTGGATGTGCAACAGATGCTGCTGTCATTGTTTCACCTGCTTCTTCTCCAGTTCCACCTTCTTCTTGCGGATTTATAATTTCATTAAATTTTTTCTTGAATACCTCTTCGTACAAATTTAATAATTTACCAAATACATCTTTTGTATCTTTATTTATTTCAAATTCTTTTGGCATTCCATTATCGGCAACGCTTTCAATTTTAAGCCCATTTGTTAAAGACATTGAAAATCCGATTTTATCTTGTCCAACTGTTATTGTTCCAGATGTTATAGCATCTGTTTTTCCATCTTTTATTGGAAAATCAACTATTTGCCCATTACCACTTTGTTTATCAAATGAAATTCCTGGAAAATGGCTTTTAAACTCTTTTTCAAATTGACTAAGTTCATTTGCTAAGACTTTAGGTTTTTCTTCGTTTTCATGAAGTTGCAATTTATAATTATGTTCTTCCTCTTTTTTTCCAAATAATGCATCATGAGCATCTTGAGCCCTTTGAGCTTTAGTTTTACTCATTTCTTCTTGTTTTGCCTGCAATTTCTTTGGCATTTGTCTCATTTCATCATAAACTACTTCATCTATAGTTTCTCTGATTATTTCTATTACTTTTTTTCTTGTATTTTCATCCATAATTATAAATCGTTAAAATATGTCGTTATAAATTTTGATTTTTCCCACATAAACTTATGCTGTTTCATAAATGCTTTAGATAATAAGTCTTTTATTTCCTGTTTGGTTAAGAATTTTTTATCTATTGAATTGAGTTCTTTTTTGAGAGATGATAAAAATTCATCCTTCTGAGCTTTTTCACTATCTTTAAAAAGTTTAGATAGATTTCTTTCAGCGTCTTCACGTTCTTTTTTTATTTCTTTGTCGAGGGCGCTTTTTATCATTTCTCGAACTTTTATTTCATCTTCTCTTGTCATTTTAATTTACTTCTTTAGAAATTTTATTAAGTATTTCAAACAATCTCTCGTCTGGATATGAATCAAATTTATCTTTTCTTACATTTGTGTGAGACCATATTCCAGGCAAACATTTATCAATAAGCTCTTGATTGTAGTCCAACCATGATGCGTTAAAATTGTCTTGAACTTTTATGTTGTATTTTTTAACTAAAAACAATAAAAGATGTTCCAAATTTTCAAGTTGTTTGTCGGTATATTTATAATAATATTTATATCCCCTAAATGGCACATCTAATGTATAAACATTCTCTGAGGAAACTTTTGTCGTGTAGTTGTTTGGCCAAGCAAAATATTCATCTCCTTTTTTAATCAAAGGGCCATAAGCACATATCTCTATGCCAACAGAGGCTTTATCAAGTTTTCCATTTGTTCCTTTAATTCCCAAATGAAACCCCCAATAATCTGGATTATAAGCTTCATATGCTATTCCAGAATTACCGTCTACTACAAATGATGTTGCGACTCTTGTTTCATCTCCTTCCCAATAGTTAATTGTGTTTTTTGCACTTGGACCACCTGCTGTAAAGTGGATGAAAATTTGACTTTTAGGTGTAACTTGTTTTATATATTGATTATCGGGCATTATATATTCAGTGCTTATTTCTAAGTCGCCATAATCTACAGGAGTCACTGAAACAACATCTTCTTTTGCGGTTCTTTTTTGTGCAGCTTTTAATGCTGTTAAAGTTTTATCTCCAACAACTCCATCTTGAAGTAGTCCGTATTTTTTTTGAAAGGCTTTAATCGACCTAAGAGTTTTATTTCCAAAAGTATTATCAACTATTAAATCATAACCTAATAATGATAACAGCTTTTGTACTTCCGAAACTTCCGCTCCCCTATCTCCAAATTTTACCATATAAATTATTTTCTTTATAAATATGTATTTTTTATTAATATTTTATTCCTACATAAAAAAAAATGACATTACAAAATAAAATTTAATAATTCTGTAACTTTTATAGAATTTTCTCGTATACTTATATAGAAACAAATTAAACAAAAAAGTTATGGAACAGATTACAGGCAATTTGACTTTTGGAAAAGATGTTAATGCAGTAGAATTCGCAAGTGACAAAAGAAATGTTTTTAATGCATTATGCGAAGCTTCAAAAAAACTAAAAAAGGCTACAAGTAATTTACGCCACTCAATATGTGTAACATCTCTATTTGTAACGCTAGCAATTTTTTCTTTTTCAAAGTTTGGAATTGATAATTTTATTGGAATAACATTAGTTGCCACAATAGCTTTAATAACAACTGTAAGTGCCGTATTAATAATGAAATTTTACGCAACCTTTTCTTTACAAAAACATGTTTACAATATTATGTATGCTGGGTATATCACAATATTTTCAGAAAAAGGAAGTGAAAAAGAATTTTTAGAAAATATTGACAAATGTCTAAAAATTTGTTCTGAAGAATAACTGACAATATAAAACAAAAAAAGAAGGACATTTCCTTCTTTTTTTGTTTTAATTAAGCTTGTGGTGGGGTTGGATTAGCTTGTGGTGGAGTTATCTTAGTTTGTGAATAACCACCTACAGCTCCAGCTGCATTTCCAAGAGCGGGTGCTAAATCGGTATATTTTTGTTTTGTTTCATCCCATTGAAGATTTGTAGTTATTGGAGCTGCTGCCACTGCTTTCATATAAGCAAGAGCTCTTTCAAAACTAACTTGCATAGCTTCTTGAAGTTTTGCTAATTTTGCTTGACTAGATGCAACTCTTTCTTTAAAAATTTTTATAAGATTTACAACTGAACTTGGGTCCACTTTAAGTAGTTGAGTAAAAAAAGATTTTGCAGTTTGACTTTTTAAGGCATCTATTAAAGGTTGAGCTTGTACCGCAACTGCTGCTGGGTCTGCTTTTGCAAATGGATTCCACTCGTCAAGCGTCTCTTCACTAAGATTTTCTTCATACAACTCATTAAGTTGTTTAAGAATATTTTCTTTTTCTTCTTTAAGGACAATAAGCTTTTTAATTTTTATAGCCTCTTCTTTAATTATTTGTTCTACTAAAGATTTTTTAATTTTCATAGCAATAGATTTTTATTTTCTATAAATATTAAAAAAAAACGATATTATGAATAACTGCAACTTTTTTATATATTTTTCGTATAATTTAATAAATTTAAAAATATTAAAGCCGTTTCATCTCATAAAAATAGTCGTATTTCTATTATAAACAAATATTTTACCATTAATCTAATGAAGTTATGTCATACTATTTTCCTTTTATTCTTTTAAGCAATTCTTTAAAAATGCTTTCCTCTACTATTTTACTTTCTCTTTTGAACTCTACATTATCTAATGTTTTTGAAATTATGAATGATTTATCATTTAATAAATCTACAATATCTTCATCAATGGTGTCTCGACATATTAGCGTTAATATTTCTATATTATCTGATGTAGCACCAGCTCTGTGAATCCTATCGTGTATTTGTTCTAATTCCCCTGGTGTCCAAGGAAATCCTATTACTATTAATTTACTAGCTGCGGTCAAAGTAATACCAACCCCCGAAGCTATAATCATCCCAGCAAATACTTTTATGCCAGCAATCTCTTGAAATTTATCAACCGACTCTTGCTTTTCTACGTCATTCATATTTCCAGTGTGTAAAACTGCTGCATCCCCAAATTCTTTGGCAATTTCTTCGGCCATTTCAATATAATCAGAAACAACAACGACTTTTTCTCCGCTATCAACAATATCTTGAATCATTTCTTTTACTCGTTGAACTTTAATCCTTCCAGTAAACATTTTAAGTTTGTGTATTTTAGCTAAATAAGAATCCTTTTTCTCAATTTCCTTTCCATCAACAATCTCTTTTTTTATATCATTTTCTAATTTCAGATATTCGGAATATTCTTTGTCGTCAAGTTCAATTGGAATATCAAGATATGTTTTAGGAGGAAGTTCTGTTAAAACATCTTTTTTCAGTCTTCTTAAAAAATAACGAGAAACTCTGGTAAACAATTCTTCAAGATTTGATGCTCCGCCGTAATCCCAGCCGAAATTATCTTGAAATCCTGCGCAGTAGCGGACTCCGAATTCGTGAGAGTTTTTCCATTCTTCTGGGTCTATAAAACTTAAAGTTGAAAAAAATTCAAAGGGTCTACTTTTAATTACAGTTCCAGATAACAATATTTTTTTTGGAATTTTCGCAAATGCTTTATGAATTATCTTTGTCCACGTTGTTTTCATTTCCTTCATTCTATGACATTCATCAATGATGATTAAATCATAATCTTCTGGATTTATTTCGTGGTCAAATTTGTCATCAAAATATACAACCCCTGTAATTCTTGATTTAACTGAGCCTGTATTTTCACAAATAGGACATTTTTTATAATTTTTTATCAAGTCTGTTTGTTCCCAAGCGCACTTTCCCATTCCCCCTTTGGCTTGAAGTATGTTTCCACTACATTTATGGCGATATTCAAGTTTAATGTAAGTTTCTATCGAATCATAGTTTGTGATGTGAAAAAGCGATTCTTCTTTTGTAAATGCGATAGTTTTACTTTTCTTTTTTGGTTTAAATTTATAAATGAATGCTTTTTCATTTGTGAATTTTATAATTTCATTTCTCCACATATGCTTTAAAGTGGCAGGACAAACAATCAAGGTTTTAAATTTGTATTTTACTGCGTAACTCATTGCAGGACAACTTTTTCCAACACCAGGCTGGTCCCCTAATATAGAAATTCCATCGTTAATTTCGAAAAATTTTATAGCCTTTTTTTGATATTCATAAGGTTCTATTTTCATGAAGGAATAGTCTTCTCCAGAGACATCGAGTTGTTCAGCTTTTAACCTTAAGATTTCCGCAATTTTTCTTTGCCTTTCTATATATTCATTTCTGAGTCTTTCTAATACGTCTGGAGTAATATTTTCGAAAACGAATCTTATTTTATTATCAATCAGAAAAGATAAAATTTCGCCCATTTTAACTTCACTAATAGTTCTTACCCAGTCATCTTTAGGTAATCCATCCATTCCAATGACGCTATCTTTTCTAACGGCTCTATGTTCTTTGGGCAATCGCTTAATATATTCCGTAAGTATTTTCGAGTAATTGTATCTTAATTCGAAATTTACTCTTAGTTTTCTTATTTTAACATAATCAGTTGCTTGAGCTTCTGCTTCTTTTTTTATTTTTTCCCTTTTTGCCATGTTTACCTTCTTAATCTCGCAATCCTTTCTTGTCTTTTTCTTTCTGTCATTTGCATTTCTTTGATTGCTTTTTTTTGAGCTTCAGCTATTGCCTTGTCTAAAGCAGAAACTCTTTTATCGCCCCAGGATGCTTTTTTTCTTATCTGTATTTTGTCTCTTATTATTTCACATAACAATTTAACATTTTGCAGAGATTCTCTCACACGTATCCCTGGCTCCTTTTTCCCTTTAAGAATTTTTTCTACATCTTTTTTGTTAGATTCAGAAATTTTTATCAATTCATAAAGCAAATCAAGTTCGTTAAAATCAACAAATTTGCGAAGTTCACTCAATTCCATTATTCTTCTTTTTTTGTCATTTTTTCTATAATACTATTTTCCAAATCTTCCTTATTGTTTTGAACAGATTTTTTTGCTCTTTCTTGGTCTATCATTCGATTTTTTATGACTTGAGAAACGGTTATTGACTCTATTTGTGATTGATATAGGTCGGCTGCGAATCTATCATCTGTATAAAGATTAAAATCAATTCTAATAAAAGTTTTACCTTCCATTTTTATCTTTGCTCCAGTTCCACTTTCTTCATTAATATCAACCCAAAAAAAACCTACAACATCTTCTTCTTTGTCTAATTGAGAAAACGGCTCTTCAATAGGAGTTACTGATTTATGTCCTTTGTTTTCAATCTTTTGATTGCTTTCATTGATGTATGTCTTTACATCTTCTTTGCTGTAATATGCCATAATTTTGTTTTTATTTAAGTATTTTCAATAAACTTTTTTGCTCATTTTCCTTTAATAATTCTACATATTGATTGTACTTGGAATTACATAGGGGATGAATTCCTCCTTTGTATTTACAAAACATACAATGATATTTTTCGTTGCCAGTAAATTTAACTTTGGGGAAAACTTTTAAAACATGAATGTTACATAATGTTGCTCCAAGTTTAGTTAATGATTCTAAAATTTCATTTTCATTAGAATTAATATCAACTGATTGTATTTGTCCAAACCCTTTAGATGTATTTTTTTTATCTTTAAGTCTATTTAAAACTACATACTTACAATCAATTTTATCTAAAGGAATTTTATTTTTTCTTCCCCAGAAATATTTATAAAATCTCATTTGACACAAGAAAATTTCATCTTTTTTCTTTTTATCAACATTCCATTCTTCTCCCGAAGTTTTCCAATCTATAATTAAAAACATTCCAGTTATCGGATTATATGCAACCAAGTCTATAAATCCTTTAAAGTAAAATTTCTTATATATTTGCTCGTACAAAGGTTCTTCTACGCTGTGTATTTGATATCCTTTTAAAAGAACTTCTGTGTCAAGAATTTTTAAAATATTTTTCCCTTGGTCTATGAAATCATCAACATCTTTAAATTGCTTATCATGAAGCATATTATCCATCATATCCTTCTTGAATTTGTCGGCAAAATGCTTAGCTCTTTCATCTGGGGTTAATTTATGTTTTACCCCCATTTCTATAGCTTCATGTATTGCGTTTCCAAAAAATAAATGTATAGATTGCTCTTGTACGTCTAATGTCAAATATTTAAAAACTAAATGTTTTTGCCCACATTCATTATAGAGAGAAAATTCACTAAAACTAATATGAACGTTATTTTCATTTACTAACGTTGTGTGTTGTTCATTTTTGTTTAATTTGTCATTTATAACCATAAATCGCCTTTTTGCAAATATACGAAAAAAAAATTTGAAAATTAAGTTTATTTCTATATTTATTAGATATGGGATTTTTATCAGAGTCATACAAAAATAGAATATTGGAATTAGCTGGAATTATACCCAAGAAAGTATATTACAATTCTCATGGAAATTCTATACCATTTTATCAATTTATTGAAACAGAAGTAGAAGAAAGAGAAAATTATAATTTAAGAGACGTTAATAAGTGGAAGAAAAAATATAAAATTAAAGATGACTCTGAAGTAATTTGGGTTACTCCAAATAAAGTGAAAGCTCAATCATATATGACTTTTGCAAATAGTTATGATGAATTAATGAATGCTAAATCTGATAAAGAAGTGGAAAATATATTAAGACAAGATTTAGGAATGGATGCAAATATTGAGCCTTTTGCTTTTACTGAAAGTGAAGGAATTATAATTCCAGAATCTGATGATGGCGATGATGGGGTTTTAATGGTCTTAAACACTCCCGCTATCAACGAAACAATTGAATTCAACCGAAATGACCTAACTAAAGCATATGACAAAAGCTGGCAGAGAACACAAGGATTTGATTTGGGGTTGATTAAACAGGCTATCAGAGAAGGGAGAGCGATTGGAATTTCTTATAAAAGTACAGATATGCCAGTAACTAAATTTAGGGTTATTTTACCAGTAACTGTGGGAAATTACAAAACAAAAAGTGGAGTTCCGTTAAAACTAAGCGCTTTTCATTTAGCAGGACAATCTGAAAGAGCTGCTCAACAGACTGGGAAACGAAGTGCAGAACCACAAAGTGTTTGGAGATTATTCGATTTAGACCCAAAAAGTTTTAAAAGCATGTGGTTATCAGATAAGTTCTTTTATGAGTATCCTCCTGGATATAAAAAGGGTGATAAAAGATTTGCGAATATTTTTTCACAATATGATATAAATACTGCAGAAATTGAAAGAGACACAAGAGAAGGTAGAGGGGAAAAGCAAGGCGAACCAATAGATTTAACTGGAATAAAACCAACAGGACAAGTTCCATCTGAAGCACCAGAAAATGCAGAAACCCAAACTCCAGAAACCAAAGCACCAGAAACTCAAACGCCAGAAGCAAATGTGGAGCAACCAATAACTGAAAGAGAAAGACACGCCTTGTATTTGAAAAAACCTTGGAACAAATTTTTAAGAGACGGGTTTAAATTTTAATAAAAATTCTGGATTATTCCAAAGCACCTTATTTGCCTTTTCTTGTAATTTAATAAGCTCAGTAGAGGAATTGCTTTTTATATTAACTTTTAATTCTTTATGAATAGTTTTTAAAGAAAAAGTCAAAATACCTCTTTTGATTTCAAAGCATTTTTCTTTTCCAAATGTACCTTCATAAACGGTTCCGTTTTTAAATTTATCTATCCAAGTAATTAAATTTTTCTTAATATTGGGTTGTAATAAGATTTTTTGATGAGCTGCAACCGCTTTACTTTTTTCTAACTTAGTTTTTTGTCTTCTTTTTTGATATTCAAGAGAAGTAGCTTCATCTAATTTTTGTCTTTCTTTGCTGTCCATAATTATAAATAACTAAGAAATGTTTATTTGCGTTATACCTGCATGTTCATTTACATCTAAAACTTCCTGTGGAATATTTTCAGTTGTTTTATACACTTCTATTATATTATTCACACTATCTTTTATTTCATTTCTGTGGGTGATTACAAGAACGTTTTTGTATTTATTTTTCAAATATTGAATAACTGTAACGATTCCAGAAATTAAATCATCATCAAGAGTTCCGAAACCTTCGTCAATGATATTTAAAGATGGTTTGATTAAATTACTCATGTAGTGTAATGCGTCTTTTATAACCACACTAGAGATGAATTTCTGAGCTCCAGAAGCAGAACATAATGGTAGCATATCAGATTTATCACTGCTATAGTAGAACCCCTCTACAACATCTCCTTTGGGGGTTACGCTCATTTCTATTTTAAAGTTAACAATTGTACTTAAAATACTGTTAATTTTATTGTTTATAATGGGAAGCTTTCTTCTAATAATTTTAGCTGGAATTCCATCTCTGTGAACGGATTGTAAATATAAAGAATATTTTTTATATGTTTTTTCAGCAGTTTTTACTTCTTCGAGTTTGCTTTGGAAATTTTCTAAGTTGTTTTTTTCTACTCTGATATCTCCATTTTTATTTGTTATTTGCTGTGAAAGACCATAAATGGAAAATTTATATGCTTTACTTTCTTCTTGTAGTTTTTCAATTTGCTGTTCTGTAGATAAATTATGCTTTTTACAATTTTCTATCTCTTTTACTTTTTCTAGATTTGTTTTAAGATTTTCTATCAATTTGTTTTTAATGTCAATTGTGTTTTTTGTGTTTTGTGCCAACTTATTTTTTTCTTCAACAGTTTGATTATGTACTAAAATTCCTTGTGATTGTATAACTATTTCTCTTTTTTTCAGTATAGCTTCTTTTTTTTCTTTTCGAGCTGTTAATGTTGCATATAATCTTTGAAAATTTGAGTTTTTTATCTCAAAACTATTGTTGTGAGCTAAATCTTCACGATATTTTCCAACAGTAGTAATGTGGCCATTTAGAATTCCAGTCTGTATATTTATGTTATCTAAACATTCATTATACATTTGAACATCTGGCTGTAATGTAATATGCCCACATGTAGGACATTGCTCTCCATTATATGTTAGTAATTTTGCATTTAATGCAGCAATTTGAATATTTAAATTTTGAATAATTAATTCATATCCGTCAATATTAGATAGTTGTCTTAATGGGTTGAGTTTTAGCCAATCACGTAATTCATAATATTGTTTGGTTTCTTTTTTATACTCAAAATCTTCTCTTGCAAAGTCTCCATCAAGTTTTTCAACGGTGTCATTTTCATCAAATGAAAGTTCTTTTTTAAAGTTTATCGAAATCCAGTTAAGTAACTCTTGGTATAATACTTCGTTTTCTTTTATCTGAACTTCAAGTAATTTTATACTTTGTAATATATCTGTCTCATTATCAATTTCATTTCCTATTAGTGGAGCATAGTTTTTTAATTTTTTTGATAATTCTAAAATTTTGTTATCTTTTTCATCTTTAAGTTTTTCAGAATTAGCTTTTTCAAAAACTAAAGCGTTGTATTCAGTTTGTAGCTTTCCAGTTCTTTCTTCTATTTCTAAAACAGTTGCCTGGAGTGTTACTATATCCCCTAACTCCTTTTGTTTTTTCTTTACTTCATTAAATTCCTTATTTCCATAATCATATCTATTTCTAAATTGCTCTAAACCGATAAAGCTGTTGACTAAATCGTTTTTAGGTTGCTGGTCTTGGTTAACATAATCTTCTTTGCCACCTTGTGTCTGTAAACAAATTTTTGTGAAATTTTCTACGGTACTAATAGCTTCCAAAACAATAGTTTTAACTTCTATTTTTGTGTTAGCCTTTTTATCAGAAATTTCGGGAACCCATTTTTCTTTTCCATCATCATCAATAATCAATTTTCTAAATTCTATGGGATAAGAATTAGAAGATTCTCCGTATTTATCAACTTTAGTAATAACCTCTCTTTTGATATAATATTTTTCTCCATCTATTGTTAGATGTATTTTTACATATCCTTTGTTTGATGAAGTATAAATGTTTACAAGTTTTTTTGAGCTTGTTGAGTTGCCTCCAAGAATATGTTGATATAACCCCCAGACGATGGCTTTCACAATGTTGGATTTACCAGTATAGTTTTTTCCAAAAATACCAGTGACCCCTCTTAATTGCCCAAGATTAATTATGATTGGGTTTTCTGGAAATGAAAAAATATTTGAAATTTCTATACTATCAACATCCCAAAGTTTGATATCTTGAGTTTTGTCTACTATTTCTAGCTCTCTATCAATAAATTCAGCAAGCTTTAAAACCTCTTGAATAATTACATCATCTTCTTCTGGATTTGTTTCTTTAAGATAATTTACAATTTGTTGAGCAAATGTTTCTTGATTTAATGAGTCGGCGACATCTTCGTTATCAAGTTTAGTTTTTTTAATTTCTGAAAATTCTACTCTTACAACATCACATCCGTGTTTTTCTTTGACCAGTTTAGCTATTTGAGTTTCTTTTTCAATAGAATAGTTTTGCTCATAATCTGTCCAAACAATATAAACTTTTGTCTTTTTTTTGTCATTTGAAAATTTAATATTTTCAACCCTTTCCTCTATAAGCTCTCCTCTTGCAATTGTTATTTTAGCAAATCCATAATCATTAAGAACATGTTTTTTTTGAAAAGAGTTCGTTTCTAAATCCCACATTAAATAACCCTTATCTATTGATTCTCCATAATCCTGCTGAATGAGAGACCCTGCATAAGCCACACTCTCATCATCTCTAAACGCTTGATGTTCGTGGATATCTCCCAACATAACTATATCAAAATTATTGAAGGTGTTTATGTTATATAGATTATCTCCAGCTAATGTATAACCATTATCTCCCCTTGCGCCTTGTAATTGCCCATGATATAAAGCAATATATTTTATTCCAGGTTCTTTTTTGGTAAGGGTTAATATTTTATTGTCTTTACAAGAATATACTCCATAAACCAATGTGTCTGATATTTTATAAAAATCGCTATCTGGAAAAAGATAAATTGCCTTTTTGGAAAAATCCACAGAGTTGGCATTTTCACTTGTAATTACAAAAGATTTTTTAGAGTTTTTCTTTACAGATTCTGTAAATAATTCTGAGAACTTATTGGCAACGTCAAATATTGGAGTTATTGTATCTCCCTGCTCTTTCTGTTGTAAATTTAAGTCATGATTCCCAATTATTATATCTACGGGGGCAATTTTTACCAAGTTAACCAAAAACTCAGTTAATAATCCAATAGACCCTGGAGACATATTTACTTTTAAGTGATTCAAATCTCCTGTAATAACTATTCTGTCTGGTTTCTGTTTTCTTAAGTCATTATATAATCTTTCAAAAACTTCTCGGTATTCCTGATGTCTAGACGCAAAACGAACATGTATATCAGAAACCTGGGCTATCTTCATATGGTTTTAATTTAGTATTTCTGCAAATATATAACATTTATTTTATTTTTAAAAGAATTGCTTTAAATATTTATATTCTATAATTTTTTTAATATATTTATATAAGACAAAATAATTTAAAAACAATTTTTATGAAAAACAAAAATGAAGGCAAATTGATAGAATTTAGAACATTAACATTTAGATTAAGCGATGATTTATATCAAAGATGTGTTAAAAAAACAATTGAACAAAGCGTTCAACGAGGAAAAATTATTAAAATATCTGAATTTGTAAGAGAATCTATGGAACAAATGCTAAATAATCAATAAGGATAATTATGAAAGAGCACATTAAATCTGAGAAATGGACAGAAAGTGATATAAATTTTTTAAAAGAGAATTATAAGGAAAAGAAAACTAAATATTGCATGGATTTTTTAAAAAGAACTAAGTGTAATATTAAGTGGATGGTACAAAAATTAAATTTATCTTATATAAAAAATGATAAATTTAATATAAATCATAATAAAATTATAAAAGTAGAATGTCCAGAAGTTGCTTACATATTGGGATTTTTGTGGGCAGATGGGCACATTGGTCATGATAAAAGATACAATTCTTGTATTACAGTTTTAAAAATAGTAAGCGAAGATATGGAGTAAATAAAAGATTTGTTTAATTCTATTGGAACATGGAAATATTATAAATGTAAACGAAAAGAATCATGGAAAGAAACAACAATAATATCAACTACAAACCCATTTATATATGATTTTTTATTAGAAAATGATTATGATAAAAAGTCATTGGTTTCTCCAACAAAAATTTTAAGTAAAGTTCCAGATGAATTAAAAAGTTATTTTTTTCTTGGATTTTCAGATGGAGATGGTTGCTTTTATACAAATCCAAATGGATTTTGTAAGCAATATGCCATATCTGGTTCTTATGAGCAGAGTTGGGTAGATTTTGAAAATTTGATGGGGATGAAGGGTTGTAATTATACAATAAAAAAGACAATAAATAAAAACGGCAACAAATCATCTTGTTTAAGATTTACGAACAAAAAATCATTACTAAGCTTTGGTGAGTATATTTATAAAACAATAGAATTGGATAACATTGGATTGCAAAGAAAATATAAAAAGTTTTTAGAAATCAAAGAGCATTTTAGGCTTGCCGAACTAAATTCCAGAAGCAAATTGTTTATAAAAACAAAAGCTTAATTTAATATTTTTGATATTTTATACATAAAGTCTATTTTTGTTCTGGTTTTTAAAAGATTTATAACTGCTTTTTGCCCGAAGTTTTCATAACAGAAAGAAATATCAGAAAACCCCTTTAAATCTACAAAATAAACATCCAAATCTAAAGAAGAAAGTTTCTCATAAATTTCTAAACTATCCCTAAAAGCATCTTCATCAAGGCAGATTATAATTGTAGCATTATGTTCAATAAGTTTTGAAAGCAATAACCATGATGGAGTTTTTCCTAACATAGGAATTGAATTCGGAATTCTGAACATATCAAACACTCCCTCTACCAAATACACTGGCAAATCCCAGTTTATATTTTTTTCGTTAAATATTATATCATATTTTTCTGGAATGTTTTTATCTAGAAATGCTTTTTTATCTGGTTTATAATATGGAAGTTTGGCGCCTTTTAGAAACGCTCTGGCTTCGAAATAATTAATGTTTCCATATTCATTAAAAGATGGAATTATTATTCTGTTCCTATAGTTCCCTATTTCTGTATACCCGATTTTATGCTCTACAATTTGCTGTACTGAAAGTTTTCTTGTATTAATTGCGTAGTCAAGCGCTAATTTATGCATTAAAGAGCTTATTGTATTTGTTAAAGGAGTATACCCTTCGGGAAGAGGACAAGATATTAAATTGTGATTTATTGACGGTTTTCTAAAAATATTTATAAAGCTACCTGTATATGTTGGCATTATAAGCTTAAGTTTTTTATTATCCGCTTCTGACCCATATTTATACACTAATTTATGAATAATACCGCTGTCTTTGCATTTCCAGCATTTATAAATATTGTCATCTGTGTTAAAAGCTAAATTATATTTATTATTATCATTTCTACAGTAGTGATTTGGGCAATTAAACTCCCATTGTTTTCTTGACTCCAAGTCTCTTGATGATTTTGGCTCTCCTAGAAAATTCTTAAGTATTGATAATATAATAAACTTTTGGTCTTCCATAATTTGCAAATGTATTGTAAAATATTGAATTTTCCAAGTAAAAAGTGGTAAAACAAAAAACTCCCAAGTCTAACTTGGGAGTTTTTTGTTTGCTAAATAAATTTGTATTTATTTTACAACAGCACATGAATCTACTTTTACAGCGCATGTGTCTATACTAAGACAAGTTGTGTCTGCTACCATTACCGAGTCAATAGAAGCCTCTACAGACTCTGTTGACACTGTTGAATTACATGAAGTTAATGTAATTGCTGAAATTGCGAATAATACTAATAGTTTTTTCATCTTTAAAAAATTTTAAGTTAAGTTTAAATCGAATATAAATATAAAAAAAAACACAAAATTCTTAAGTTATTTTAATATTTTAGAGTTTTGTGTCTCGAACATTTTTATGTAACACTTTCCAACTACATATGAATCGGCCATATCATAGTTTTCGACCATTAATTTTCTGCTAATTTTACCATATTTCCAATTTATTTGTGGTTCAAGTTTTACAACCTCTTCCCAAATTTGGTGTTTTGTAGATGCTCCCTCTTTTGTTATTTTAAGAGTTGGGAAAACGACTTTTCTCGCATTGTTTACATTATAATAAACGGGTTCAATTTTAAAATGACTATATAAAAAAGAGCTAATCATTCCGTTAAAGAAATTTAATAAAGCAATTGTTTCTGCTGATGAAAACTTTCCTTTAAATTTTTTCAAAGGTTCTTCTATTGCAATTGCTGTAATATCAAATTTTAACAAATATGATATTTTCTCTTTAAAATACTCCAACCTCTGAAATAAAGATGCTTTGCTATCAAAACTTACATAATCTAATTCAATTAAAGTATTTTTCTCGTTAAATACTGAATAACCGATGCAGCTTGAGCTGATGTCTAAGGATAGTAACATTGTTTTTAATTTTATAATTAAAAATATAAATAATAAAAAAATAAAATCAATGGTTAAACAAAAAAAGGGAGAATTTTGTCCTCCCTTTTTTTGTTTATTTTATAATTAAACGTCAATTTCTAGATTAAACGTCATGATGTTATCATATGTTTTTTCAACTGGTCTATCAAGTTTGGCGACAGCAATTAATTCTTCCATAGCATTATATAAACCAATTTGAGTGACAAAAATAGAATCAAAATTTTGATTTCCATTAGGACTTGCCTCTATTAAATTTCTTTGCAATGGCCATGTTGGATTTTTTGATATAAAAAATGTTTTTGGCATTGCTATACATAACACAGATGTCATATATCTTACGCTCATATCAACAAAATTTAAAGTTGATGTTGTGCTTGTAAAAACAATACTTGTAGTTGCGCTTGTTGCGCCAGCATTTGAGCCTATTATAACATTTTCTCCATCATTTGTCATTAAACTTCCATTATCATAACCAGGAACACAACTTGTACTTCCAGAAGTCCAAGGAATATCGTTTATAATTTCTGGATGTGTAAGTATAATAAATCCTTTATCTAAACAAACAAATCCAACTGGAATGTCATAATTATACCCATTTAAAAGGTCTTGAGATGCAAGAAGTGATTTTGGATATGCTTGATTAACTGCTACTGCTTTTTTTGCAACAGTCCAAGCTCTTGTGTCAGTGTTTAAATCTGATGTTTCTAATTGAGAATATGCAACAGCAGATGGTCTATCTCTATAGTCAGTTGTTGGGTTCCATGCTGCTAAATTATGAGTTATAGCTCCAGCGTTAGAAGTTCCTGTATATGGAGTATTTATATCATTTGAAAATAGAAATGCTACATTTTTTGGACCAAAGTATTGAGGTAATGGGGAGTCAGCTTTTTTTAAAGTTCTTTGTTCATCTGAATAAAAACTTGATATTACAGTTTTAGAAGTTCCGCCCCACTGTGGAACTGTTAACGTAATTGACCTTCCATCAATATATTCATTAAAATGATTTACTCCAATTGGAATTATTACAATTTTATCAACATTAAGTTGAAATAATTCTGGGTGGGCTCTTGCTGCGGAAGCAACACTTCCTCCACTATAAAATATTTGATTATTCCCTATATGAGGAATATTAAATGCAGTAAAATAATTCCCATATTTTACGCTTACAGCTGTTCTATCTGCTAAAGTATATGAAATTTGAGAATTGGAAAGCGATACAGATGAAGCAACTTCTTTTCTTAATGAAATTGTATTATTTACTGCGCATTTATTAATTTCTTGTGGCATATTTTTGATTTTTATTTATTCTTGTTTTTATGCTATTGTTGATACTGGTGGAACTGTTGGTACAGAACCTGGAATATAATTAAATCTAACTGAGATGTTTTTTACCCCTCTATCGCCAGTGGAAGCTCCAGCCACTGAAAAGTTAAGTGTTTTTTCCATTTTACTCAATTCAGATGTAATTGTTTTTGATTTAGATGAAACTCCTGGAGTAGTTGCTAGGTCGGAAACATTATTTGGCAATGTCATACACCAAGTTGTAAAAACTTGTTTATAAACATCTGAAACCCTTGTTTTATAAACTCTCCATCCAATATCATAAGTAGCATCTACTTCTCCAAAGCCAAAACGAAACTCATCATAAGATTTTACGTCATTGCTATTGGGAAAGAAAAATATAAGTCCAAATGATGTTCCTGGAAATTGTAAAACATAAATTGGAGGAGTAACGCTAAGATTTTTTAATCCAGGAAAGCAAGCATTCATTGTAAATGTTTCTGGAATAATTTTTTGTTTTGTTGGAACAGTCATATCATAGCTTGTGAACTTCATTGCATAAGTAAGCAATGATGTAGGGTCACCATTTGACTGTTTTTTTGTTGCCGAACTTAATTGAGATGCCAAATCTCTATTTATTGTACTTTCAGATATTGCGTTTTTTGTTAAAACAGCACTTACTGAATTTAAATTAGTTGTATTTAGACTTGTTGCCATAATTTATTTGTTGTTAATTAATTTGCAGTTGGGGCTGAAGGTATGATATCAATAGACAATGGAAATTGAACATCTGTATAATCTACTGTAATTTCTACTGGTGCGTCTGCTGGAATATCAACTGGGTCATTATTAATATTCCCTCCAACTACTCCGTTATAAGAAATTAAATTAATTTCTTCTCCAGTTAAAGTACCTTTAATACATCCTTCATTTTTTCCAGAAACATCTATAATGTCGCCAGTTTCCAATAGCACTCCAGATGTTAAGTTATAATTTGTATCTGGGTCAGACATTGAGAAATAAGTGATTTTAAATAAATCTATTGTTACTGTATTTCCACCTATAATTTGCTCTACGAATCTATTAGACCCCATTGGGTCAAAAAGATAATTTCTTCCCTTTTCTGTTAAGTATGCTACTGCATAAACTGTATCTGATGATAATATTTGCCCCATAATTTATTTTTTTTTATAAATATATTAAAAAATTTTTTTAAAAATCTAATTCTAATTGAAATGCTAAATATCTTGATTCATTTTTCTTTATGGGATATGAAGGTTTTGCTACAGCAACCAATTCGTCATTGGCATTTAATATTCCTATCTCTGTAATAAAAGTATTTTCATCATATAAAGAATTAAATGTTGAATTGTATGTAGATGAATTAAATTCATCATTTCTAGCAAATACTGTAATTATAGTTTTGAAAACGTTTGCTTGAATTCCTGTTGTTAAATTACCATAGAAAAATGTTTCATTTCCAAAAGTTAATCCGCTAGATGCTGCAAAATCTATATTTGACGTAAATGCTGAAAATTGCCCAATTAAAGAATAAGTTGTTCCAGAATCATAATCTTGTTGAGTAATCATAAACGCATGACTTTGTAAGCTTTGTGGGGCAATTGTGTTTTGTCCAGTTTCTCCAGTATAAATTCCATTTCCAATTCCATTAGAAATTAATTTCCAATTACCTGTTGGTAAGTCGCCAACCAAAGTTGTTGCAGATGTTGTGATTTCTTGCAATAATATTTGTATAGAATTTGCGTTCCAACCAGTTCCACTTAGTGTTTCTAAGTTTGCGGAATTTCTCATAAAAGGAAATGCAAAAGAAGGAAAACTTACCGCTAAAACAGAACCCATGTCATTAGAATCGGTTTGCCCATCTATTCTTTCGACATATGAGCATGGTAGACTTTGTGGATATCCATAACTTGTCCCGCTTAAATAAGTGTTACTATAAGTTACATATGTTACATAGTAAGAATAATCTGTTTTACATAATCCAGTTGCATTTGCTACTGAGTTAGAGGGCATTAAATTTAAATTAACTTTTGGTAATGTATAATTTCTATTTGATTTATATGTTAATACCGTTAATAATTCTTGGTCGGTTATGATGATAATTTTTAATTTATAATAAACTCTTCCTACAACATTAGAGGTGCTTGAAATTCCATCTCTTAATTCTTTATAACTTGTTTGAGCCACATTATCGAATATATTATTTCCATAAGAATCATATAAAGTGATTCCATAACTCATTTCTTGTCCTACTTGTGTAGAAAAATATTTATGCCACATTATGTTTGGAATTTCTAATTTAACTGTACCAGGTACAAGTTGTTCTGCATAAGTGTTTCCAGAATATTTGTTTGTGTAATGTATTATTCCAAAAGCTTTTGTTTCATTATCAAATCCAAGATATTGTTTTGTTCCATTAAAGTCTATAGACCCATAAGTTGTGTATCCACTCATTGCAACTGTTGTGCCTATTTCAGAAGATGTTCTTATAATATTCATATTCCAAATTCCACAATTAGTTGTTACTCCAGACCCATAATAATCTTCAACTTCCCCAAACGGATAAAAATATGCTTTAATTTTTTGTGTTGAGCCAGCAATAGATGAATTTCCAAAATTTGGAGTACTTCTATCTAAATCTAATTTTAAGCCACTTCTTCCTTGAACTCTGTACCAAAGAGAAACATTTGGTCTTCCACTAAAAATAGTACTTCCAGAATTTGTTATTCCGCTATATTGTGGTGGTTCCCAAGGAATATAAACCAAATTTCCTGTGTTTGCAGAATATCCTCCTGCAGTAAAATAAATTTCAGTTCCACCACTTGGAATAGTTAAAGAATAATCTATTTCAGCTACCCCTAAAGGTTCTCCTTGTCCTTCTGAAGCGGTTGTTTTTATAAAAAAGCCGCCAGAACCACCAGAAAAAAACCCAATAGAATTTGTCATGGCTGTTACAATTTGTCTGGCACTTGTTAAGTTTTGTCCATTTATTGTAGCTGGGGTTGATGCGTCAAAATTAAAATTAAATTTCGGTTGGTCATCTTTTGGAGATAAAACTCTATTGTGACAAAGGTCATAACCGCTTCTTCCCATACTATAGTTGATTTCTCTATCAGAAAGAATTATTTTGTTGAAAGTTAATGCTCCCAAAGACAACAACCTTCTTCCAGTGTCGGTGAGTTTGATGTTTATGAAATTTGATGGTTCTTGAACTAAATAACTCATTTTATTAATTTTTTCTTATAAATAATCAAATAAAAAATATTCAAACTTTTTTTTAAAATAAATAGTTAATGCAATGAAAAACTGTTATAGTTTATTTTTAAATCTTTTTTGCTAATATTTATAAAAAATAAAAATTAAATGCCTATTTTTAGCACAATACCAAATTCAGCTACAACGCTGTCTATAAATTATAGACCAGGACAAGAAAAAAGACTGGTAGCTTCAAAATCTGAGGCTATATTTAGTTTTGGTGATTTTACTATTGAGAGAGATTATACGTTAAATACGCTTACCGCTAATACGCAACATTCTCAATTTGGAACATTTGATAACTTAGAAACTTTAAATGCTGTAAATTTTACAAATAACGCAACAAGCTCGTTTGTACAGCATAATGAATTAAATTTACCTAAAAATAATCCAAAAAGCTATTCTTATTTTTCTTCTTTTTATACTAATGTTGCAACTGCGATTAATAGAATAATTGAAAACTTTCCTTATGCTATTTTGTGTAGTGGTGGAACTAATAATATTTATGATTACGTAGAAAATTACAATGGAATTACACTTGAAAAAACTTCTATATTTAAAATTCCAATTTCTGGAATAACAAATCAAGGAGAAATCGCATTAACATCTGCTGTAACAGAAAATAATTTAAGCTTGCCTTATGATTATGGCAAATTTTGTATACAATTAAGCGGGGGAACAGATGTTTTTTCTATAAGCAACTACTCTCTTTCTGGAACATATATGTATTTTGAGGTAAAAGAGTGGTTAATGGATGGAAATAGTATTACAACTTATGATAATGCTGTTTATATAAGGCCCACAAAAGAAAGAGTGTATGATTACAATAAGTCAATCACATCTTTAGAAACTCAATTGTTAATGGGCGGAGTAAGTGGATGTACATTTTTAATTCCAGCAATAGAAACTCCTCAAGATGATTCATTTAACCAAAGCTTTTTGTGGCCAAGAACTATTGATGGGTTTGCTCCAAATTCGTATGGAGCTGAATTTGAAACTTTTAGAGATAATTTATTGCTTGCCGCTGAAAAAGTTGATGATGAAAAAACTGATATTTTTATAAAAACTGTTATTCCAGAAAATTATTTAGAATTAGATTCTGATGGACAAATATATAGAACAATAGTTCAAACTTATGCATATGAGTTTGATAAACTTAAAAACTACATAGATGCTATAGCTTATGCACATAGTGTAGAATATAACAACGAAGAAACTGTTCCTCAAAAATTCATGCTTAAATTAAGTCAACTTTTGGGATGGAAACTTGCTGATGGATTTAGTGAGTTGGATTTACTTGATTATTTAACATCAGATTTAGATTCGCAATCAAATTCTTTCTCATATTTCAATGTGGAAATTTGGAGAAGAATTTTAGTAAATCTAGTTTGGCTGTATAAGAAAAAAGGAACCAGGGATGCAATTATGTTTATTTTTAAATTATTGGGTGCCCCAGATTGTTTAATTAATTTCAATGAGTTTGTTTATGATATTACACAACAAATTCCAGATTTAAATGATAAAATAGATAGTGACGGGTATATTAAATATGATGCTAGTACCTATGTATTTCAAGAAGGGGGGTTTGGTAGGGGCGATGGAGATAAATACATTACTCAATGGATGCCAGAATTTAATCCAATAGCAAGAATAGATAATATTAAAACACAAACTGGAGATACAATCTATGGAACAAGAAACGTTGTAAACACAAAAGAGGCTACAATTAGATTTGAGCCATCACTTGCTGTTGAATGTGATGTTTTTGAGTTTTATCAAGAACCATGTAGTTGTTGGAGTTGGGGCAGCGGATGTCCATCTTTTAGTTCGCTAACTGTACCATTTGAATATTTAACATTTACTTGCGATGATGTTTCTCCAATTAATGTGACAGCTATGACTCTAAGTCAGTATATAGATTATGTTTATACAAATTCAATTGACCCGACAACGAGAAAAACAAATTCTCAAGTACATACAACCTGGAGTTATCCAGAATTAGAAAACATTTATTTAGCCTATTATTATGCGACTTATCCAGCAAATAGTCATTTAACAATTGGTAGATTAGAAGCATATTTAGAATTATTAGAAGTTCAATTGGGAGATTATGTATTGCAATTAGTTCCAGCAACAACAATTTTTGACGAAGGCGTTTCAACTACATATAAAAACCCCGTTTTCCATAGACAAAGATTTGTTTATAGAGAAGGAATTGATAGAGGGTCTATGTTTCGAAAGGGTTTTCCAGATGATTTAAATCCACAATTAGCTCCTGTAAATATTAATTTTATATTTACACCAACAATTGCTGTTAGTAAATCTCCTATATCAATTAATATTGGATATATAGACACTTTGAGCAATTCAATAAATATAGCAGATATTGGTGTAAATATTATAAACACACATAGTGCAAATTTAAGTATATGTTCTATAAATTGTTTTGTTAATGAAAATTATATAAACACTAATGTTCCTGCTGTAACTATAACAAATATTTCTATAAGTGAGACATCTGAAAATTTTGTAAACGAGCAAGTAATTACCAATTAAAAATTTAAAAAATGCCATTAATATACAATACAACTCTTCAAACTTTTCTTAAGAAAGAAATTCAGAAACATTCTGGCAATTCTCCATTTGGAAATAGCACAACTATTAGCTCTGCAGAAAGTTTTTATATTAATAAATTTATTGATGTTAGTCAATATGGTGCTTCATATTTTACTTTTGATACTCCGTTATATTATACAATGGGTGGTACACCAAATTATTATAATCAAGATATTTATTCAATTTTCACTAATATATCAAGACCTTTTATTCGTTTTGTATTTACTGCAAACACAATAAGTTTTGGAACTGGTACAACTATCAAGCATAACATTTATAGAATTCCATATGATGAATTTTCTAAATATGCATCTGAAATAATAAGAAAAAGCATAGAAGAAATTGAAGATAGTTCGACAGAGGAAATTAAAGAAACTTTTACTGATGAAAGTGGCAGCATAAAAACAACATCTACCAGTAGAACAACATCAAAAACAAATACAACTCAAAAATCAGCGCCAAAACTTTTCCCCTCAAAAATTAGTAGTACTGATAATAATGATAAATTAGCGCCAATAAGAAGTTTGTTGGAAAATCCAATTTTAACCATTACAGCTACCACAACTGGTATTACGACTGATGTCTATAATTTATTTTTAGATGAATATCAAAAGAAAAAAGGTGATTATAAATTCCAATTATTCCAAGATTATGCACAATATTTTATTACAACTCAATTTAACTTTCAAAGAGAGCAGGGAGCTGATTATACAGAGTTTTATCAAATAGATTCAAACAAAAATCTTATTCTAATAGATTATCAAAAGGATTTTACAGAAACTACTTTAAATAGAGCACACACTATAACTGCAGGTACATTCTCTGGAGTAAGTGTTGTGGGAAATTTTTTTACATATTTTTTAATTCCTAATAAGCCAAAATGGGAATCACCTTTGGTTTCTGGGCAGTTAACTACTTTTTCTCCAACATGGAGATGGTCTGAAACAGATGACGGAGATAATTTTGTATTACAGGTTGTTTATAATACTGGAGATACAACGTTTAGTGGAACGGTATACTCATATCCAATTTCCAAAGAAGATACTCGATTGAGCACTAATGAAATGCTGGGAACAGATGTAGAACCTTGGTCAATAACACAAAAAACAACAGACGTAATAAGAAAAATGTCTGTGTCTTTGTCACCTGGAAAAACATTTCTATATAGAATAGGCAATGTTAAAGAACTTATAAACTTATTTGGAGTTAAACAAAGAGTTGTTACCTTTTCTGATATAAACAGTGCCACAACCTCTTATAATGCGTTTAACACTTATATTTCAGTTGAATCTGATAGTCCGTATGTAGATGCTTTACCAAAATTAGAATATCCAGATTATTTAGATTATGGTATAACAACTCTTGATAGTTTTATTTTAAGTGGTACTGTTTCTGGAAGTACGGTTACTGGAGCAACTATACAGTTAATTTATCCAAACACAAGTTATGTAACTCAATCAACAGATTCTTTGGGAAATTATTTATTTGATAGCTTAGAGGCTGGAACATACGCTCTTAATACATATTACAGAGGATATCAGCAAGATAGTAGGGTAATAAGTATAACTGGAGATACATCTTTGTCATTTAGATTAAAATTGTTGTGGAGCAATAATGTTGACACATGGGATAAAATGGCTAATGAAAACTATTTTGTTTAATTTTTTGACACATTAGGTAATTACTACTTTAAATAAAATATTCTAACTATTTATAAAAAAAAGAAAAATGGCTGAATTAATACAAACTGGATATACTTATGACCAAGGAAGAATTGCTATAAACAATGCCTTTAGTTCACAAACCTTCCAAACACTTACAGATGCCGCAACGATAATATGGGATTATTCTTTAGGAAAAAATGCAGAAATAACTCTTGCGGCAACAAGAATTTTATCAATAACAAATGTTTCTGACGGAGATTATGGAAACATAATTGTTGAACAAGGGGGGGCAGGAAATTATTCACTAACTTTACCTGCTACAAGTAAAGTTGTAAATGGTGGCGCTGGAACAATTTTATTCACTACTGGAATAGGAGTTCAAGACGTCCTTTCATTTATTTATCGAGGAGGAACAGGAACATTTTATTGGACTGCTGGATATAACTACACATAGTGAACTGACCCAGAATTTGGGGCTTTTTATTGATTTTGTGACAAATCATTAAAGGTTTGATTATAGTTAATAATTGTTCTACCTTCTTTATAGTCAACGTTACCATTTGAGAACACTTTTTTTCTAGTTAACAAATTATATTGTTTATAAAGATTATTGTTTTCATCAAATATGGAGAATAATCCAGTTTCCATATCTTTTGTAGAGTTTCCAAAAATACCGTAGCTCAACGTTTTTATTGTTTGGTCAACCATTTCTATTTCCAACATTGTTGGGTCAAAAAATGTATTTGAGATAAGAATTTTTTGGCCAGCTTTTCCAAGGTCAGCCCTTGCTGTATTTGATATAAGACTAATTTCGTCTGGAGTTAAAGTAAGAAACAAAGAATCTCCGCTGTCATTTAATGAATAACTTGTTGTTGAACCTGCCATTTGTTGATTTGTGTTTTGAGCAGGACTTACAGAGTCACTTCCAGTTATAATTTTATGAAAGTTTTTAATTTTAATTCCATTATCATCAAAGTACTCAATTTGATAACCTATTAAGCTTCCAGTGCCCTGAAATTGTAATTTTGGAATAACTATACCTTTTCTTGAAATTTGTATGTCTTCGTTTGTCTCAGTCACTATAAAAGAACAATCTATTATATTAGTCTCAAAAGTCTTGGGTTTTATTAAAACCACATAAAATCCCAATTTATTAAATGTAGTTGCTGGAAGTTTTAATTTATAGGCGCCATCTGCACCGAACATTTTTGCAAAATCACTACTTGATATAGTGGAAAATAATGGATTTAATTGATTATCCGTTACTGTTTCTCTGTTTGGGGCAAATGCATATAGAATGTCTAAGTCATTATAATCTATGTCTGCCAATTTCTTCGTTCCGTAAATTCCTACTGCCATAATTTTATTTTTTTATAAATAATTTAAAATTTTTATATTATCTTGTTTGAAGTTGCAAATTCTGAATCTGGTTTAATTAAAGAATTTTTACTTATTGATATCGGTTCAAAAAATGGAATAAAATTTTCTAAATCCACATAATCTTTTTTATAATTTCTATCAACCTTTTTTTCTAAAATATAATCATAATTAAGCAACCTGTAGTTAAATTCATTTGCGGGCAACTCTTCTATTTTTAAAAACAAATCTAATTGTGCTAAATTTGTAAATACAGAAAAAACATTTACATAATAATCTGGGTCTTGTATAAATACTTTTTTTATTTTTTCGATATGCAAACCAGCTAAATATATAGAGTTTATAAAGTTTACAGCTTGAGTTGGCATATTATTCGGGTTAAAATTTTCTATTACAACATCACTTGAAATAGACATTGATGCCGTTTGATTGTTATTTGTTACTGAAAAATCAACATCCTTTAAATAATTTTTATACACAGTTCCTTGCTTGCTCAAAGCAAGAGACCCACTAAGTTTAAAATCACTATTATTAAATAAAATTGTACTTATAACTAAAACAACAAAATCTGTTTGTAATAAATCGCTGTTTTGTATTAAAGACGCATCAATTTTTATTAAACTATTTAAGTTCATTATTTTATTTGCGGAATTAGATATAACAACATTTTGAATATTTATATCATCTGACCATATTTCGTTTTCATTTATTTTAAAATTTGGGTCAACAAAACATTGAATTAGTGGCGTTCCAGTTACTCCGTTTACCACAATACCATTTCCTTGATAATAATAACTATCATAACTATTATAATTATCATAACCTAAATTTATCTCTCCACTTGTACTTGGATGTAATGAATGAGATTCTGTTGTCTGCAAATCATAGTTATCAATCCCCTTAGTTGTTGATTTAAAATAATCATCATGCTTTATTTTATCTATTGTGTTTTGAGAAAAAGTAGAATTATTGTTAATTACTTTAAAAACAAAGTCTTCGCACACCTCAAAGCTTATTTTTGACATTTGAGTATAGTTTTTTTCTAAAAAAACATTTATATAATAATTTTGCCCTAAAGATTTTTCTACAAATCTTTCTTCTCCATTTAAATTTCTATCACCATCATTTATACTTAAAGTTACAGCGGTAAATGGGTGTTTTTCTGGAGAATAAGCAGGTGTGGCTGGAATTGGACTTTGCCAATAATAATTATTATGATAAACAGTTTGTGTTATATTTTCTTTTCCATCTCCTGCTAATAATTGATTAGAAATAGAGTTTTTTGTAATATCTGGATTTACCAAAAAACTTGAGTCTTGTCCTCTCGCAATTGATGAATTATAGAAATTATTAAAAGAATTTGCTAATTTTTCATCATCGTAATATATATCTTTAAATGCTGCGGTTGGGGCGAATGCAGGAGGAATTAAAGAATTCATTATCGTAGAAGAAGTTATAAAAGAAAAATATGCTTTTACAATCTTTTGGTTGTTTTCATTAGATAAAAACCCTCTTACATTTGAGAAGTCTACAACCTCATCTGCTACTCCAGTTGGATTTAAATAATATTCATTAGAATATTGCAAAATTCCATCAATATTTATAGTTGCAGTTTCTGCGCTAAAAAATCTATTTAATAATATTTCGTGGACTTGTTCCATCTTTATTTATTTATAGGTATAGGAAAAAAATAAGCTTTAGATACTATACTGCTTGAGTCAAGATTTAATTTTTCTAATTTTTCTATTTCATTATCACCAGTTGTTACATCTTTGTTTAAAAGCATTTTATTGTATCCAACATCATTAAACCACGTTTTAATATCCCAGTTGGGGTCATCAAAATGTGCTTCTTCTGTGGTACTATTTAATCTGTCATTTATAATTTGTATTGTTGCTATATTAGGGTCTACCGCAACATAATTCCAGTTATTATATGTAAACGAATTGCCTTGCAATGGTTTATCTGGCTTACACATAAGTATAGAAATTGTATTATCTGGGGCAGGGTCTTTTAAATAAGAATCATAAATATAAACTCCATCATAATATGATGTTCCAGATAACCTAAATTTTCTCAATAATTGCCCATTTAAAGATGGAAGGTCTAATTTTCGAGAAGGAACATCAATAATAAATTGCAAATAATTGTTAAGAGGGTCATTTGGATTATTATTTGTATAAGTTTCAGATAATTTTCTAATATATAATATTTGGTAAGAATCAACTATATATTCTTGAGAATAGGTCTTTCTTAAATAATTTATCATATCTGAATTTAAATCTTTTCCTTTGTTTGCTTTTATTCTGTTGGTGGTATTAAAAAATCCAAAGTTGATATAATACGGATTTATTTGTTGTCTTTCTATTGTATATATTTTCTCATTCTTTTTAGTATCAACGTAATCTATTATTTCAAATGTTTTTGTTAACAAAACATCAATATAGAACGCATTGTCCTTATCTTTTGAAGACATGGTTAATACTGGTTTTAAGTATAACTTCTTTTTTATATATGATTTATTAAGATTCATGATTTATCAATTTATATATTGTGTGGTGCTGGAGTAAAAATCCAAGTAATTATAGCCTCTGTGTTTCCTGTAACATAAATATGCAATAAGTTTGGAGAAGAAGGAATAATAGTTGCCCCGCCTGCTGTGGTTCCAGTAAAAAACCATGTTCCTGGCATTTCTTCATAAATATCATAGAAAGTAGACCCGCCTCCTTGATTAAGTACAAAAACTCCTTCCCACGATTGCGTTTTTGCTGTATAAATTTCTCCTACCTTGGGGTTTATTTGTGGCCACCAATTTGATTGTGTCGAAATATAAACTTGTGATTGGTCAAATAAATTAAGAGGAGACATCGTATACCCCGATGGAAGCATTACTTGTCCAGTGGTTGATTGTTGGGTTGAAGGTAATACTGGAGTGAATATATCAAGTTTCAATCCACCTGTGGCTGTGCCTGTTAAATCTTGATTGTGCCCATAATGTGTTTTAGATACAGTCGTTGCAGTAACCACATCAAGAGTAAGAAATTTCTTATAAAATAAATCAACATAAGTATCCTCAGTCATCATCATCATAAAAGACGCAAAGTTACTAGGAGTATAATTGTTTTGAACTAAACTTGACCCAGTAATATTAAAATCATCTATATAATAATAAGGCTGTGATATAATTACTTGAACCTGTTCTCCATTAGAAAATTTCGTTTTTTTATTAACATGGTTTTGCCCAGAGTTTTGATTGTAGGTTACAGAGCTATATGGCGCAGCTGGTTCTGAAAAATAATTTGGGTTTATAAAAACAGGATTTACATATAAAGATAATGGGCAAATTTCTTGATAAACTCCCTCAATTATTGTGTTTTGCGTTATATTAAAATTAAATGTATCTCCAGTAAATTGTTGACCATTTTGATATCTGAAATACAAAAAATCCCAATAAGTATTAATGTAACTATTATAAATGTTAATTCCAGAAACTGGTTCTGTTTTCATAAGTTGTGTTTCATAATATGGATACCCATTTGAGTTTGGATTTAAAGGGAAAATATTAACAGCATTTTCATATGGCCATATTATTGATGCTGTCCAAATAAGATTTCCAGTTGCTGCAGAAAATACACGTTCAAATGTAAAACTATATGTATCAGTTGTTGGACACAATCCATTACTTGGAACATGGGGAATATAATGAGTTGTTCCTGTATTTGGCTCATAATTTCCTGTTGAAGATGTGTTTATTTCGTAAACCTCCATTACTTCTCCATATGCGAAATATCCAGTATTAAAAACACCATATACAGTTCTCCCATGATATATTGGATTCTGCTGCGTTTCACAAAATTTTGTTTCTTCGTTACCAATCCAGATTCTATTTAAATTTGAAACTGATAAATTCTTTTTAATCCAATGCTTATTATAAAAAAAATCAAAATCGTTATTTATTTCAAAAACATTTCCATCACAATCTGTAACAGCCTCATTCAATCCATAATTAAGTTTTTCAACTACTTTTTCTCCAGAACTACTCATCGTTAAGGTTGTAAAAATTAATTGCTGTTCAAATACATTGTCTTGAATTTGTTGATTTATAAAACTATCTGTAGATTCAAGTTTTAAAAATACTGAATATCCAGTATAGTTTACAGGAATATTATCAATTATATATTTTCCTTTAAGTCTACCATAAATATTTGGAAATTGCATTTGAGTTGATACTATATCTTGAGTTTGTACAGTTGACAAAAGGTTTGAATATAGTGATGTGCTATCATATATTTTTATAGTTAAATTATTACAGTCACAAACATAAGAATCTATTATCCCATATATAACAAAACTTCTGCATTCATTTCTTTCTTTGTTGTAAAATTTTGTTAAATCAAATATATTATCATACTTATATGGTATAATTTCCCTATTATCTATAGAAAGATTTACATCAACATAAAAGTCTTGTGTTTTCCTTGATAATATGTCTTTATTTCCTAATAATGTTTTTTTTCTTTCGTCCATTTTATTAATCATTTATATAATAAGGACTATTATTGAGCGGGTGGTCAGGGGTGTCAGTATATTGTATAATAGATATAGTAGATATCTTACAATCGCCTCCTTGGCAACCAGTTCCCGCAGCAACTCCAGCATACAATCTTCCGTTGTCTCCACCTTCGGTGTCTGAGACAACCATCCAATTTAGAATAGCATTACTTTGTAATGCTTGTACATTCCAAGGTATTTCTATATGGCCTCCTAATGTATACATAGTACTATCAAGAGGTTCACTTGCGGTTATACCTATTAAATACTTTGTTTTTGTATATTGATTATCTATATCGCTGTAGTTGCTATTTCCAGGAAAATCCATTGCAGTAAATGCCATAGTTAATTCTATTCCAGTAGTGTTATCTCCATAAAACACACTAAAATACCCATTTGGTTTTAAAACAAAAGAGCTTCCAAAATAATGAGTTTCTACTGGCATATTTGGATTAAATAACTTTATTGGGACTCCTCCATAATTAAGAGTGTTTTTAAGGGATGCATTTCCCTCTCCTAAATTTGTAACTGTTAATGAAAAAAATCTATTAGCATATCCCCCAAAATGTAACCTTGCATAAGTTGAAATACTTTTCTGTTTTGTAGTGTATGGCAATCTATGTCTCCCATCAATTATTCTATATATATTAAGTCTGTCGTTAATTATTGGGAAGTCGTCTGGAAGAGATTTATTGCTTAAATCCATTGCTATACTTTTTCCTTTGTTTAATACACTAAAAGAATGATAGTGATGAGCCCATGCAGAAATATTATTATATCCTAAATTTACAGCATCATCATGTGTTGTATTACTTCCATTGTGAAGTACATAATCTGTTTCGTTAATATGAAGACCATCGTAATACCATGGATATGTTATTATTCTTGGTAAACTTGATGGGTATAAAAAATATCCATATCCAGCTTCTGTTCTTTGATATTTTTCTGCATTTATGACATTTGATGTAGCTCCAAGTCCAGCCCAATCGAAATCTGGGGTATATCCATTTACATAACACCCAGCAATATCATTTCCTACTGGCTCATATTTGTACATATCAGCATTTCCAGCTGCCCCTATAACATCTGTAGCAAAATCTGTATATTGGATTACATTATCGTTCCAACCTAGTCCAAACCCATTAGCGACTTCATATGAATTTCCAAGTATTAAGTCTCCATCTTTCCACACGGGAGTTTCTATATACGTTCTTCCTGTATATGGATTGGTAAAATTTGCGATTAATGGTTTTTTGGGGATTGAATATTTTGTTGGATAATTTTTTGACCAAACCTTTTCATATGGAAATGTTCCAATTCCAACTCCCATAACTCCAAATCCATTATCAATGGTACTATTAGAATAAGCGTTAATATTATCATTTAAACAACAATGAAAGTGGTCTCTATCAAACCAAGGATTTGGTGAAACTTGATGGTATCCAACTTCCATCCCCGTTGTTCTGTAATATGTGTTTTCTGCGGTTAAATATACTTTAAGTTGATAACCACACAACCAAACTCCTTGTGAATATTCATTTATTTTGGGATTTCCAGATAAATCGGTTTTATAATTTTCATCATCATAAATATTAGCTGGTAATTTTATAGCATGATATCCATATGTGTAAAATAATGCCTTATCTTTTATTTGAGAAAATTCATTTGCCCACTCCCATTGCTGGTCAGCGTTTTTGTCAATTATATTTTCAATTTCCACCATTTGAATTTGTTTCGATGGATATGTTTCTGATTTTAAATTAATATCGGTAGAAACAGCATTTAACGCATTGAATCTACTCATATCTCTAATTTTTACAGTAAGAGGAGCTCTTGATATTTCTTGATATTCTGCAGAATCTATTGGAAAATTATTATATGTAACTGGAGGAATAATATATGTAGTCCATTTTCTCAAGTCCAAATTTACAGCAACATCAACTTCAGTGTATCCAGTTTGAAAAGATACTCCCCAGCTTGGAACAACGTCAATGGGAATTGCTCTATAAAAATAATGAGGAATTGTATCAATAGAAACATTTTCAAAAGAAGGTGGATATGGAAAGAAATTTAGTGCAACTTCATCCTTTGTTAAACCTTGTTTTAATAAATCAACTTCGAAAAACAAAATCTGCCCCCCAATTTCAACATCATGCAAAATAAATTCTCCATTTTGATTAGTATACACAACATTTTGAAATGTTGGGTGAGGACTAATCCCATTTAAAGGAATGTCAATCAAAAATTTATTATCAATATCAAAAGATTCTGGGTTAAAATACTGTTCGGATTTAGTCACAGGAAAAGTTTTATAATTTAATCTTAATCTGTTGCCATCATCATCCATTGTGTTTGGGTCTGGGTAATCGTCTGATGGCACAAAAACTCCTATTGGAACATTTCTTAAAGGAATTCTTAATTTATTTCCATTTGCATCTGAAAGCTTTTGTATAGCTTCTAGTTTTCCAAAAACAACTCCTATAGGAGATTCTCTTTTAGTAAGTTCACCGTCAACTTTATTATAAATGTTCAATGTATTAAGCACGTCAAAGGTTCTTTCTAATTTAATATTTACAAACAAATCGTCAATTTCTATATCTTCAAAGAAAACATATGTTGTAGTACCTGCAGTAAAAAGAGAATTCATTGAGTTTATAAATTTATTTCTCATTAAATCCTTTTTAGAATTAGATAATACAATTTCAGAGACTTGTGAAAAAGTTCTACCAGTGATGTAATTTAAATTAGGCAAAAAGGTGTCAAATTCAAAGTTTTGCTCAGCATTTCTTTTCCACAAAACAGTTGAATTAGTTCCAGTTAAAAAAACGCCATCGTAAGCATTTAATTCTATTGGCACATCTAAATTGCTATTTATTTTAACAATAGCGGGTATTGTGGAAACAGAATAGTTGTTTTCATTAATATCCGTATTAAAAAAATGAATAGTTGTGCCTAATCGGCTTTTATTTATTAAAATTTCTTCTTGCATTTACAATTTTATTATAACCATTAACTTGCACGAACTTTTATATCCTTTTCACTATATCGAATTTCAAACATAGAAAGAGGTGTACTGTATATAGCATTATCAACATATTCTATTTGTGTGCTATAAACTCCTAAATTAACATCTTGAGTTCTTCCGCCTGTTGCTTGAGAGCACAATACTGTGGAGTATGGACCACCCTCTAAATTAAAAAATCTCACATCAACTACATTTATAACACCAGGCACTTCTCTTAAAATATCTGTTAATTGTGAAACGTAAATATGTTGGTTCATTTGCCAATTATCTGTTGTAAAAAATTCTTTAATTTTAAGTATAGCATTTAATTTTACTTCACTTGCGTTATATGTTTTATCAATAAATAAATCAGCTTCAACACTAAGATTAATAAATTTTCCATCATTAATTTCTACAAAATCATTAATCATTCTGTATGGAATTATATAGGTTACCAAATTCCTTTTTATTTCTCCTGTAGAAATAGCATTAAGTTTTCCATTAGCATCCATTGTTAAAATATATAAAATAACTTTGTTGTCATCTACAATGCCATGAACTCTAAATGGGGCGCCAAATTTTCCTGGGATTTGATATGCTCTTGAAATATAATCTTCTAAGGTTACACATCTATCTTGCGATGCAAAATTTGAAGATATGAAGTTTTTAATTTCGCTTACAGTTGGAAGTCCTCTTCCTCCGATTGCTGGAATTGGGTTATTGGCTCTTATTGAAGATAATACGGCTTGATTTAATGAAGCATCAGTGCCTAAAATTATACCATTTACATTGCTTACAGACTGTAAAACATTAGACCCTATATTACTTAATATTCCTCCGCCAATTCTATATTTTATATATATTGTACAATTTCCTGGCACCATTTCCCCAAGTGATGGATTAAGTAGTAATGAAGACACATTAAGGTCTGTCATCGTTGTACACCCATTTGTATTTGTTAAGTTTTGCAAATAATCTGAATAGGAATCATAATTTTCAGACCCACCTCCGAAAGTTAATTTACAACTTCCATCTGACATAAATTCTTTTATAAATCTTTTTGAAATTTCCAAATATTTTCCAATTTTTATTCCACTAGTTGTAATCTCATTGTCATCATTTACAAAAATTTTATCTGTTGCTAAATAATCAACTTCCCAATATCTTTTGCTTGAATCGTGGAAATCTTCGTAAGATGGAGTTCTATTAAGTCCAACCCCAGATTCAATAATTACATCTGTTATTTCTAATACATTTGTTTCTGGCAATGTAAATTGCATAAAAGGCTTTTGGTCTCCAGATGCGACTTCTATTTTTAAAATTTTTGTAACTCCAGCTTTTACAACTTCTCTTTTTAAAATTCTGTATTTTATAAGGTCTTGATTTCCATTAAGAACGGGTTGTATTGTTCTATTTGTTCTTCCGTCTTCACTAAAATCGTTTGCAAAATCTATATCATAAACTGTTTCAAATGTTTGTCCCCCGCCTCTAATTTGTAATCCAGCTCTAAGAAGTGGAGTATAACTATAATCTGGACCATTTGCAGTTGTAGGAACCTCTATAGTAATATCTACAATCGTAAGAGATGGTCTTGTTCCAGGAACTTTAAATCCGAATGTTTTTGCCATTCTATAAACAGCACTTCTTTGTTGCACTCCATCAAGGAAAAGTTCGTTATATTTTTTATCAATAGAAAAAGACAATAAGTCACCAACATAAGCATTAAGTTCTAAAAGTGCCATTCCTGGAGATGCAACATTAAAATCTTGCCATTGCTCTGGAAAAAAAGCTTTTAAATAATTAATTAAATCTGTTCTAATAGTTTGAAAGTCTCTACTTAAGTAATTTACTTGTTTGATTCCAACTGCAGATTGAGAAAATTGTGCGTTTAAATTTAAATTTGCCATTTTTTATTTTTTTTTAAGATTCAAGAACTAAGTCCAAAGAAACATTATCTTTTACTTTTAAGTCAATAATTGTATAATAAATAGTTATATGTAAGAGATTTTCTGCCTCTTCAAAGCTATAAGCAATATTATTAACCTCTATTTCTGGAAAAAAATCATTGAGTTTCTGTCTCAAATCATCATTTAAACTTGTTTCAGTCATCTCATCCCAAACCTCCATTATATAATCATATATAGGGGAATATAAAGAATTGTGCATAGGCCTTTGTCCTCTTTTAAGTACAAGAAACGCTAATAAATCAGATTTTGTTTTTTGAATATCAGTCTGCGTGACTCCTATTATTCCACCGTCATATGTTTCAGTAAATGGGAATTTTATTCCTAGTGATTCCATAGCTTTATTGTTATTTTAATATAAATATTATCCAAAAAAAAATAAACATTTATATTTATTATTATGCATGCCAAAAAAACAATAAAGTAAGATATTTATAATAAAAAAACAAAATGTCAATTTTTAGAATTTACCCTTCAAAAAGCAATACAATTGCTAGTAGCAGCTTTAGTTCATTAAACTCTGGTCAAAATGCTGTTACAGATTTATGGTATGGTGGCGGAGGAACTGATACTGCACCAGATAAAAGAAATTCAATAAGTAGATTTTTAGTTAAATTTGATTTAACTAATCTACAACAAAAAATGAGCATAAAAGAAATAAACGAATCTTTTATAACTTCATATAAATTAAAATTAGAAAACTCAATTCCAAAAGATTCTATTCTTGAAGATGAATATGAGCATGATATTTTAAGAAAAAAAATTGCCACTTCTTTTGATTTAATTTGTTTCCCTATAAACAAAGATTGGGAAGAAGGTAGAGGCTATGATTTAATGCAAGAATATTATATCGTTAAGCAAAATGGAAATCCAATGTATTCTGGAGTTTCCAACTGGATATCAGCAACATCTACGAGTGATTGGGATGACCCAGGTGTGTTTACAAATCCCACAGCCTCAACTGCAGTAACGTTTTATTCTACTCAACACTTTGACCTTGGTAATGAAGATATAGATTTTGATGTTACAGATATAGTGAGAAATTGGTTAAGTGGTGGTTCTGAAAATTATGGTTTTGGTATAGCTTACAGAACAGATTATGAATTACTCAGTACAGATACAAGATATATTTCTTCTTTTTTTACAGAAAAAACAAACACAGCATTTAAACCATTCATTGAAGTTGGTTATAGTCAAGTTATTCAAGATGATAGAAAACAAGTTGCCAACAATAGACCATCTAATCTATTTTTGTATACTTTTAGCGGTCATAATTTTGTAAACATTGCAAATCTGACAGCTGTTACAGTTGATATAAAATTAGGAAACACAATTGTATCTGGATATTCTGGTTTAACTCCAAGTCAATTGTGTACAGGAACTTATTATATAAATGTTTGGATGTCTGCAGCAACTGCTGGACAAAAATATACAGATGTTTGGAATAATGTAAGTTTTAGCAATTATGATAATCAAAACATTTCACAAACATTTCAGATACAAAACAATTATTTTACATCTAATATACCAACTATAAACGAATATGTTCTTGAACCTTATGGGTTAGAACAAGGTGCAATTCTTCATCAAGACGATAAAATAAGAGTTTACTGTGATTTAAGAGTGAATTTTAGTACAAACAAGCCATCAACATCATATTCATTACAATATAGAATAATAATGAATAGTCTAAATGAAATAATTCCGTGGACTGAAGTTAATCAAGCTGTTATAGATGATTGTAAAACGAATTATTTTGATATAGATGCTTCGTGGTTTTTACAAAATCAAACATATCAAATAAGTTTTAAAATTAATGAAATGGGTACCAGTAGAGTTATGCCAGAGCGATTGGATTTTAGAGTTATAAAACCATTTTAATTAATTCTAACATGATAAGATAATAGATTCTGTAGATATCCGTCTACTGTGTATTTTTTTAACTCATCGGCTAATGCAGTTGTTAAAAGGGGCATTTGAGGTGTGTGAATGTGTGTTAATAACAGTTTAATTATAATATCAAACAATCTAACTACTTCGTCTCCAAAAATAGCTGGATGTAATGTGTCTGCAAATTCACCAAAAGATTTTAAATCTGCATTTTTTTCAAAATTTTTTAAATCATTTCCTCTAAATTTCCCCCTCGGAGAATAAATGTTAATATTGGTTGACAATAATGTCGCTTGAGAAAATTTTTGTAACAATTGCTGATTACTTGTTGGTGGCGATGTAGTTGGAGTAGGCGTTGGTTTTATGTTAGCATTTGCTGGTTCCGTTTTAAATTCATCAGCATTAGAAGAAAATTTCCACCCTTTATATTTTTCTTTTGCCTCTTTAATTTTTTCTTTTAGCCAATCAATAATAAATTTTCTATTTGAATAAGAGTTTGTTTCTCTTTTTAATTCTCCGTTACTTGTTAAATGTGTTACGACAATTGTTCCTATAAATAAACCATTTGTGTCTATCATTACATCGGCGCTAATACCATAAATTATAACAGAAGGTGGAGGAATTGGTGTTTGTATATTTAAATTATCAAATTGTTTAAGTCTTAGAAAAGAAGGAGAATCTGTGTTTATAGTTAAATTTCCACTTTTTCTATTATTAAATTTTCCAGAAACAAGTAATAGCTCTCTGTTTTTAAGCATCAAATCCGCATCATTTCTACCTTGCAATGCTACGTCAGATTCGCTAGGAAGAAGGTTTGTTAATTCAATAGAACTACTGGTTTTAGTATTTGAGATAAAATCCGTTTTGTTAAATATTTTAACGGCATCTTCATATAATTGAGACTCTAATTTAAGTTTAGATGATATAATAGGGCCAATCCAATATCTTGCTCCAGCGGTATCTTTGGGATTTTCTAAAATAACAAAAACCATTTCCCCGACTTGTGGCCTTACGTGAAAAAATTCTGGCAAAAGCGGAATACACAAAACAAGATTTTCATCATTTATTCCTCTGTCTTTGCCAGAATAATTGTTATAGTTTTCTATTCCATCTGCAGCTTTAGGAGTTGAATCTGTTTTTCCTTTTATTTTTCCATTTTCATCCACTTCAACAATTCTTGCCCTTATTCTATTTTGTTCTGAATTATCATTTGTGCCATATGGAACAACTATAGCTGGATAAATTGCTCTATCGCTTCCAATATTTGCACTATAATCTCCTACTCCGTTCTTTTGTAAGCTGCTTTTTGATATACTGTCAATTCCTGGCATAATTAATTTTTTTTAATTTCCTCAACAACTCTGCTATATTCTAATTCTATTTTGTCTATCTCGCTTAATATTTCTGTAACTATCGACTTTAATTCAATAATTTTATCATATTCAAGCTTCTTTTTTTCTGCCTCGTCAAGCATTTCTGTAATTGTTGATTTTAATTCAGCATGCTTGTCTGCTAAATTCCTAACCTCTTCGAGAAGTTCCGCTTTAGTTTTTTTATCCATATTATCTTGCTATTCCAATTCCTTGTTGTGCAGTTATGGTTGTTCCAATAGAAACAACTGGTCCTCCAGCATTAGCACCATTTGCATTAACGGTTCCACCTGGAAAAATACCAATATCAACCCTCATATCATCTTGTAAAGTATTAATAATCTCTTCACATATAATAACCACAAAAGCTTCCATAACATTTGTAGCGCCATTAACAAGAGGTCCAGTTGGTATTCCAATTTCTTTAAATCTTGAAACGATTGAGTTTGCTAAAATTTCAGAATTTAAACCTGGTCTTATTTTTTGAGCCAATATTTCGTAAACTGTCAAATTTCTATTAAATTCAACACTATCACTAATGAAAGTCATTAATAAATCAGCAATTTCTTCTGCAATATCTAAACTGGGGTCTATATTTATAAATGCCATAAATTAAGAATTGATATTTATATTGTTAATAACTGAATTTTTTGCAACACTTAACACAGGAATAACTTTCTTCATTAATTTAACTTGTCTCGCAGATTTTTCCACTTTTCTTCTTTGCCTTCCACCAGTTTTTTCGTCTAATTTAGCTTTCATTTTTTCAATTTTTCTCTTTATCCTTTCTTGTGCTCTTTTAACTATATATTTTACAATTAATTTTTTAACTTTTTCAAGAACATATGCTAAAATAAACCCCAAAACCATGTTTAAAATTAAATTACACAATATAGTTGTTAAAGCTGTTTTTTTCTTCTGAGTATCATCTAAGTTGTTTTTATCTAATTTATTTCTTAAAATATCACAACTTGAATATGGGTGATAATCTATTGTCTCAAGACCTCCATAGTTTGGTTGTGTAGAATTGTTAAATATAAACATTAACAAACCATCTTTTAACATATCATAGGCATCTCCAGTAATCCCCATTGATGCAGGCGAACCTGGTACCATAGCTGTTATTCCTAAAAAAATTGGTTTTAACAAAGTTGTTATAGAAGTAACTAAAGTTTCAAGAAAACTTTGAGTAAAACTTTTTGCCCCAGAGCTTGCATTTGATTGGCTGCTATCCCCAGATGTTCCTTTTTGAATTTGATTTCCGACAATGTTAAATACATTTGTCATTGCTTCTTGTGGAGTTACTGGCTGAGAGCCCATAATTCCTGGTGGAGCATCTCTAAATAAATACATTGGGTCATCTGGCAAAGTGATTTCAACGCCTTGGCAAGTCACCTTAAATGAAAGATTTCCATTTTGTATTTGTTCTATTTTTTTAAGTCTATTATATTCTAAATCTTCATTTCTAACATTTGCTGAACTTGATACACTAAAGATTGAACTTCCACAAACCGCCTCGTCCATAAGTTCACTGAATCTTGTTTGGTTATAAGTTAATGCGTTGTCACTACCAAAAGCAGCTTCGTTTTTTTTCGGTTTTCCAAAAATTAGAATCATAAGTTCTTGAATAATTCTAATTTTGACAACACCTACAAGTGTTGTCAAAGTTTGTTTTATAAGTCCAGAATTTAACCAATTGTAATTTATATCAGATAATGCTTTTTTTTCATCATTTGTCATAGTTCCAGTTGGAATGATAAATATAATACTTGGGTCTTGATTTAATTTAACTTTTGCAACCGTAGCCAACTGACTCACTGCTCTTAAAATCAACTCAACTAGCTTTTCGGTTCTAAATAAATCATTAAGGAAAGCTGATAATAAAATTTGAGAGTCAATACCCATTGACCTTAAAACTTTCATTAAATAATCAAATAAAGACATGCCATCTCCCTGTTTAAAAAAGGTTTTAAATTTTTTCAAAAAAGGCAAATCAGCAAGATTTTTCATTGACCCAACTTGAGCAATTAATTTAGCTTGAGTTTCACTTAGGGGCTGGTCTAAAGGAATTGTATATGCCATTATTTTAAAGGGATTGATTGTGGTTCATCATTTTCAATATCATCTCTTCTTGTACTTCGCTTTTCAGCTTCCTCTATTTTTTCGCTAATAGCATCTTTCCATTCATCTGACAAGTTAAAGCCAGCATCATCGCCCCCCTCACTTTTATAAACAATGCTTTTTATTTCTTTGGCAAGAGCTGCTAAATCGTTTGTGGAAATTGATGCTAAGTTTAAAAAAGCAACAGCATTTTTTCCCATTAGCATAAATTGCTCAGCAGATTCCATTTGGTCATCGGCTTTTCTATATCTATCTAAAGCAAGTTCTCGTTCTTCAAGCTTATTGTCGAAAACTCTTTTTACTAGATTTAAGTAGCCATCTTTTGAAATTTCTAATTTTTCAGCCATAGTTTTAATTTTTATATAAATATATGGCTAAAAAAAAAATATTAATCTTCTTTTTTTTGTACAAATTCTTGTTTTAATACTTTATATACTATTCTGAATCTGTGCAAAGAATATGTAATATCCTTTGTTTCTAGCCCTGTGTTTTCTTTTATTAGTTGATAAACCTGATTTTTGTTGTAAACCCCCAAAATTTCGTGATTTTTAAATATTTGAATGATTGCATCTCCAACCTTTTGGTCATTTTTTGATAAAGAATTTTTGTTTAGTTCGGTTTCTATGGAGTTTATAATGAAATTAAACAAATCTAATGACGTATCCTCTTTTGCATATGGCTTTGGGTCTTCTATTTTTTTATTATCAGCTTCCTCTTTGTTTGTATCATAATCATATAGAATCTTTACATTTTTAGAATATTCTTTTTTATTTCCTAAAAAATAATGTTTTGCTATTGTGCCAAAATATGAAAACGATTTTGTTTTTCGCCAGGGATTAAAATTTGAAAACTTGAGATATAAAAAAGTAAAACAATCTTTTTGCTGAGTTTTCGAATCTGAATCTGGGATAAACAACCTATAATTAAAAAGAATGTTTTCTACCAATTTTCTAAGAGGAGTTTCTATTTTTTGTCTAAATATTTTTTCCCTTTGAGAATAACGGTCTTGTATTTGCAAGACTGCCTCCATTTTCATTTCCATATCCCTACAATAAGATTTATTTACTGGTCGCTTCTCTTTTACTGCATCTTCGTGTTCTTCTTTTATTCTGTTTTCATAAAAAAACTCATTCAAATATAAAAACTCAACAATTCCATCTTCAGTTTCATCGGTCCAATATGTTTTGATGCTTTTTTCGTCAAGTATTAACTCATCTGCCTCAGCTCTAATGTCAGATTCTAAAATTAACTCTTCATCTTCAAGGTCTTCAGATAAAGAGTTAGATGGCTCTTTTGTTAAATCATTATGTAACTTTAATTCTTCACCTAAATTAACTCTTTCTTCAGTTCCTTCATTTAAAAAAAGTACAGAATCTTTTTCACAAACCTTATCAAAGTCTTGCTCTGACTTTTTTTTACTGTTTAGCTTCTTCATAAACCTTATTCCTATCTTCGTCAAAAAAGTATTCTTTTTTAGCTAAGCTCATCCAAAAACTACCCTCTGCTGGTGTTATTCCACCTTTATCAATAGGAATTTGTGATAAGTTTTGAGGAATTTTGCAACCTGTATGTTTGAAGGTTTCAGAATTTTTTACTTTAAACTCGTATCCAATTCTTGGAACACACATGGCTTTCACATCATTATAAACCATCCTCATAAGAAATTCATAATAATGACTTATTTTTAAACTTTCTTTAAATGGGTAATATTTTCCATCATGCTTTTGTTCACTGTACTCTTTAAGGATACTTATTTTGAATATAGCGCTTAGTGGAATAATACAATTAAATCTTGACAATAAATTTGAATCTACTTTTCCTGCCTCTTCAGCCATTCCTTCAGCCCACGGAGCTTCGTTTATTAAACTACTAAAAACTCCATTTACGGTATTCCTAATGATTGGAAAAAAGATAGAAATGTTTTCGTTTTCTTTTGCATAAATATTTGCATGAGAATACCAATTTAACCCGACTACATCATTTGTTTCTATAACAGAATAGAATTCATATTCATTTTCTAAGGCGATATTAAATCCATCATTGAATATTTTAGAAAATGACTCAGCGGTAGAAACTGATAAAAAATAATTAATTTTTTCATCGGTTGTTAAAATTTCTTCTTCAAATTCCCTTTTTTCATTTTGTTTTCTCAAAACAATTTTCGGATTGGTTAGCGCTTCTTTTAAAGAATTAAGTTGGTCTTCTGAAAATTCTGGATGTAACACCAACAAATCTATTGGGTGTGTTTGTTTAGAAATACTATAAAAAGTTTCTTCTAAAGTTGTTAAATTACTTAAGTCATCTATATATATAGCGACAAGTACATTGCTATTTTTTAAGTCCTTCAAGTTCATTGATTCTTTCGTTTTTATATTGGTTAATAATTTGTAAAATATTTTCTTTTTCACCTTCTTCTGTGTATTTTGATAAGGTTTTTTCATATGATTCTTGAATTTCTTCAGCATCCAATTCTCCATTTAACCATTTATCAATAGCGATGCCTAAAATTTCTGCTGTCTGAAAAATATCTCCATTCACAGTCCAAAATCCATTTTCTGCGGTAACATACTCTTTTCCTCCATATGCATTCCACCCAACAACGTGTGTTCCAGTTGCCATCGCCTCTAAAGGAAGAGTCCCAAATCCAGCAATATCATCTGTGTATAAAACAAATGCGCAACTTGATAATCTCTCTGCGAAATCTTTTTTAGACAATCCTCCTAATTGAATAAATCTAACCCATCTTAAGTGTGGATAAAAAGCTTGAAAAGTTTTAATAATATTAAAAGTTTTCATTTGATTTTCTTGCCCTCTACTTCCCATGAATCCAATCATTGGATATTTGTTGGATTTTTTTCCAGGAACTTTAAATATTTTTCTATTAATTCCTTGCGAAAAGTTTTTAATTTTTAAGCCAGGCATAACAGTATTTAAATATTCAGTAATTGCAGCCGAAACAGAAATTACATCAAAGGCACCCATACTTTGCCAGTTTTCACCAGTATTTAAGGCGTTAAGGACATAAAACCAACTTTGTGCTAAAACGATTTTTTTACATGCAACCTGCATAGTTTTTTTCATTACATTTGGAAACCCTTCTGGAATAATGAAAAAATCTTCTGGGTTTACATTTAAAGCAGCACATTCTTGTTTTGTACCATCATTGTAAGTAATTGCCTTATCTCCCAAAGGAAGAAATTCGATATCAGAATAATCGAAATCTAACCAAGTTGGATTAAACTTTTCAAAAATATCAACTTGCTTATTGTGTTTTTTTGATTCCTCATAAGAAGCCTTTTGGTCTTGTCTGGGCTCAAATACGATTTTAGAATCATAACCCTCAGTTTTTAAAATTCTAGCTAATTTAATTAGTACTCCAATTCCGCCACTTGCAGTATTAAGAGGTGGGCAGTAAAAATAATACTTTGATTTATTAGTTCTTACTTTTTCAATTACAGATTCAACCAATTCATTGTGGTCTATCTGAGTTTTTTCAATCACTTGTTCTTCCATATGATATTTTTTTCAGTTATTTAAATTAATTATATTTATTTTTTAAAGTAAAATAAACGGTTATTTAACTTTTCTTTCTTTTTTATTGATTTTTTTAGGTTTCGATGATTTAAAACTTGCTGAAACTATGCTACGTCTTGGTTTTTTAATTCTATTAACTCTTTCTACTTGAGTTTCTTCTATGCGAGTTTCTGAAAGAGGACAAATTATTGTATCAGAATAAATTTGCTGTGCTATATCTAAAAGCTTTGTCACATCATCAAAAGTAATGTGTCCATGAGGAAAATATTCTCCTTTTAAATAAACATCGTTTAACAGTACAGCCTTAATGTTTGTTTTTGTATTTGTTTTTATTTCTACATTAAAAGAAAAGTGCTCTGGATTTATATTATAAGCTCCTCTGTTGAATTTATAGGCCACCTCAGTTTTATCTAGATGTAAATTTTTTTTATTTGTTACATGATACCTTTCCATTGAATTAATGGGATTAATGTGGAATTGTTCATGTGTTGCCTCTAAAGAAGATTTGTTATTTTTAATGTAATCAAATAAATTATCTTTAACTTCTTGCGTGTAGTTAATTCGTGAATAATCTTCAATTGCCTGGTCTTTTACAAAACCACTAAGTTTGTTTATGTTTTGCGGATTTGCTTTTCCAAAAACAATATCATTTGAGTAGCTAGATTGTGCTTTTTCTTTTTCAGCCAAACGGGCTGGGTCAAATAAAGTTCTCATTTGCTCATCTGTAAAAAGAACATTTGAGTTTTTTCTTTTAATTAGCCTATTGAAGTCTGGTGAGTTTTTGATATTGGGGGAATCAGCTATTTGTTCAAAATATTCCTTTTCTTCGCTATTAAGATTTTTGTTAATAATTTTAGAAAACTCATCTTTTAATTCGCCCTTTTTTATTCCAGCCAAAAGCTTTAATCTTTCTGGTGTAGTTGTGCCCCAATTCCATGGTTGTTCTGGGTGTGGAATAGCTGTTTCCTTAATTGCATCTTCTTCAAAAAAATCTGATACTATTTCTTGTACCATTTCTTTAAAAAAGTCTTCTTTTGCAATTTGTTTTGCCATTATTCTTGACAGTTCTTTTTGAACTGCTTTTTTCATTTCAGCTTTTGCTGAATCTTTAATTTTTTTCATATTATTGTTTTTAATTGATTATATAAATTATATTTATTTTTCTGTAGATTCTTTAGCGTTTTTTCTTATTAAAGACGCTTCACAAAGCTCATCCATCTTTTCCCAATAATCAGGAACATTGTTTCTGCAAGGTATAAAATCTTCATTTTTAATTTTGTCTTTATATTCTTCGGTTTCTAAAATAACTTTGTTTACAAATTTCCAATAATATTTTTTGTTAATATTAACTCCTTGTTTTTCTATTTCATACCCATTGTCTGTAATCAATTTTATTAATTGTTCGTAATAAGATATTTGTTTGTAATCTTTGAAGTCTTCATATGATTCCATAAAAAAGTAATCTGGTTTTTCCATAATTATAAGTATTTTAAACATTTCATTTATTTTATCTCTAAAAACATTTTTACCTAACAGTTCTTTTGGAAGATGTCTTTTTACAATATTTTTATCATATATAGCGGCTGGAACAACTGTTGTTTTGCTGTTTTCTTCATCAGTTACATTAAAATAAAAAACCAATTCTTTATAACCACTTGCATTGCTAAATTGTAAAATAAGATTAATTCTATTTTGTTCTTTATTTTCATCATCAACTCCAACTTCTAAAGCAATGCTTTTCCGTGCATCATTCTTCTCAAAAACATTATTTTGGAAGCTTGGCGAAATTGTCATTTCCTCGTTTAAAGGATATTTAACTAAATATTTGTATCTTTTTGCAAAATTATCCATTGACAATAAATAATTTTTTAAGTAACATTTCATTATTCAAATCTTTAAGATGCTTAAGCGAATAATCTGCTTCATCATATTGATTAAATAATCTTTCTATTTTAATAGATATTTTTCCATCTGGTTTATTTTGAAATGCCTCTGGAGATGCATCAACTAGAACGTCACAAAAATTCCATTTATCTACATTATCCTTTGCAACTTGTACGCTTTTTGCTCTACAGCCAGTTTTATGTAAGAAAAAATAATTTGCAGTCACAGCGTTAGCTTTTAAGTCTGTGATAAGAATAGTTTCAAATAGATTGTGTTGCAACCCATATGCTTGAATCCTATTAAAGTGACTCATTGCGTTCTGATATTCTTCTGAATCTCCGAAAATTCTAAAAGGGTACTTTTCATACATAAATTTGTGCAGTGCTTCCTGCGGAGTTAGAATTCTATTTTTGAACTCTGTTTCCATATTAAAATTGTTGAATTCGGAGTCTTCTGGGGTTTTAAATGCATTTTCATTTTCAAATTCTTTGATTTCATTGAATTGATAGTGGTTAAGTAAATCAAGTGAGTCCACTGGCAAAGAAATTAACTCCTTTGTTTTTTCTTCAATTCTTTTTGTTGCCTCCTCTAAGTCTTTTTCAGTCGGGTCTTTAAATTGAAATTCTTCATCCATTTGAACAATGTTTGCATTATGAATAAATGCTTTTCTATACTGTTTGTCAAATGCATCAAGATAATTTCTTATAACGCCATCAATTGCGATTCCTAATTTTTTCATGATTTATTTTTATATTTTATCTTTCCCAAGCAATATAAACTGCTCTGGAGTTTGGTTTATACACATTCTGAATAAAAGGTTTTTTTCATCTGTAGATTCTTTTAAGAGAGCTTTTGCATCCATCTCATTTCCATTTTCTGACATAGGAATTTTTTCGAATTTTCCCCTAATTCTACCAAGCATTTCTTTGCAAACTGCCAAGGTATATCTTTTTATCCAGATGTTTTTTACTCCTAACCTTGGAGTTATTCCAACAGATGATGTAATGAATGTAAATTCTTCCTTGGCAATTCTAATAGCTTCTTTGATTTGCTCATCAATCAACTCGATTGCAATCGTTGGAGCACCTAATCTTATTCTAATTTCATTAATAATTTTATCGTTTCTCATAATATTTTATTTTAGCAAAAAATGGTTTCCACCTACTGTTTTCGCCTCTAATGGGAATATAAATGACAATTGCATCATCAAATTTTTCTATTTCTTTAAATGCTAATTTTGCTTTTCCCATGTAGGGTAGAATTTCGGTATCCGATAGATTTCCCACATTTGTATAAACGATAAAAATTCTTTTGCCATTAATTGACTTTTCACTATTCTTCATAAATTTAATTTTTTAATTAATTATGAGAAAAATAAAAAAAGCCTTCACGAATGTAAAGGCTTATTAAAAATATTTTGTATTTTATAAGTTTTTTAATTATATTTAAAATAAAATAAATCTATGAAAAACGAAACTATGAAATTAAGTATCACTTTATCTCCAGAAACTATAAAAAAATTAGAAGAAGGTGACTTTAATAAAAGTAAATTGATAATTAGGCTTTTAAAAGAATATATAGAAAAAAAACAAAAATAATTTACACGACCTGTTCTGTTTTTATTTTTTACTTCTATTTATAGTAAACATTAATAATATTTATTATGGGAAGAAAGAAAATTGATTTAGAAAAACAAAAACAAACGATTGCTGTGAGAATTCCTAATGAATTATACATTCATTTAGAAGAAATTAAAAACAAATCTAAATTTATTGAGTGGTTGTTAATTGAGCATTTTAACAAAATGAAAGGTGAATATCATGCCTAAAAAATTAACAACACAAGACTTTGTTTTAAGAGCAAAAAAAGTACATGGAGACAGATACGATTATTCTTTAACTGAATATGAAAATAGCCATAAAAAAATAAAAATCATCTGTAAAACTCATGGAATATTTGAACAAATCCCAGATTATCACATTAATCAAGGATGTGGATGTAAAAAATGCACTTTAAATAAATTTTTAACAACTTATGAATTTATAAAAAAATCAAAAAAAATTCATGGAGAAAAATATGATTATTCATTAGTCATATATAAAAGCAATAAAAGTAAAGTTGAAATAATGTGCAAAACTCATGGAGTATTTAAGCAAACTCCACATAGGCATCTACTTGGTAGCGGGTGTCAAAAGTGTGCTGGTAATAATAAAATGACATCTGAAGATTTCATAAAGAAATCGAAAAAAATTCACGGAGATAAATATGATTATTCCTTATCTATATATACAAGTGGAGACAAAAAAATTACAATCACATGTCCTATACATGGAAACTTTTTGGTGAGAGCGAATTCTCACACAAATGATAAAGTAGGTTGTAAAAAATGCTCTCCAAATTATCCCTTAAGCAAAGAAGAGTTTATTAAAAAAGCAAATTTAATTCATAATTTTAAATACAATTATTTTTTAGTAAATTATAAAACGATGGATGATAAAGTAATTATAATATGCCCGAAGCATGGAAATTTTAAACAAAAAGCATCAAAACACTTAAAAAAACACGGATGTATACAATGTTCCAAAACAAAAAAATTAACAACAGATGAATTTGTAAATAAATCAAAATTAATACATGGAGAAAAATATGATTACTCCGTATCTGTGTATAAGAACAATATAAGTAAAATAAAAATAATTTGTAAAAAGCATGGAATTTTTGAACAGGTTGCTGGCACACATCTCGCTGCATGTGGATGCCCTATTTGCAAAGAATCTGTTGGAGAAAAGCTAATAAGAAACTTCTTAAATAAAAATAACATATGTTTTTTATCTCAGCATAAATTCAATAACTGTAAAGACAAAGGTTTATTGCCATTTGACTTTTATTTACCAAAAAGTAATTGTTGCATCGAATTTAACGGAATTCAGCATTATTCTCCTATAAGTTTCTTTGGAGGGGACAAATCTTTAGAGTATACAGTAAGACATGATAAGATAAAAAAAGAATACTGTAATAACAACAATATTCTCTTAATAGTAATTAATGAAATAAAAGATATAGAAAATAAATTAATTGAATATGGAGTTATTCAAAAGTAGTAAATTCTGCGTTTTTTCCGATATATAAAATAGTTTGGCACTTTCCATCGTTATGAATGATAACATCTGAGTGTACCCAATCAGATGCTCCATGATTATAGCCCTGTCTTAATTTACAATTACATCCAACTTGTACCGCACCATCAAATCTTGCTACACCGTGTGAGTGAGCAGTTACAATTTTTGTGTTTAGGCGTTTAAATTGTTGAATACCTCCTTTAGACCCTCCTGCACCATCCATTCCATGTTTACTTAATTCCCACCCCTTTACTTTATATGAACCGTCTCTGGGTAAACATTTAATATTTGGAAATTTTTGATTTATTATATACCCCAGAAGTCCGTTTGGAGCCTTATTTTCTAATAAAACTTTTGCGTATTCAATAAACTCAAATGCATTCTTTATATTTTTTTTAGGGTCTGCGTTGATAATAAATCTATCAAGGAAGTTATCGTGATTAGAAAAAACAATAACTAAGTTATATTTTTTAATAGTATCTAAGAAATTTAGTATTTTTTCAATTTCATTCTTTAATGAACTTACTTCTTCTACTTCATTTCTATATTGTTGAATCCAGTTTTTTTCTTCGTGTGGATTAATGCTTTTAAAGTCTGCTAAATCGTGTAAAAATATTTCTTTAGGATTTAATTTAGGAATCAATTCTGAAAATGACCTATTAATAACCTTTTCGTCATGAGCTCCATAATGTATATCACCTTTAATTACCGCTGATACTTCGTGATTTCTTGTTACTTTTCCATCATTAACATTCCAATATAAATCATTAAAATTGCCATTATCTTTTGCAGTTATTTGTCTTGCATAAAAAGTTTCTTCATCTTTTATTTCTACAATTACAGCGCCATATGTTAAATGAAATTCTGAAATATGCCCAATTTTTGAATCGGTGAAATTTGGTTTAGTTAAATTGCCAGTTGTAAACATAATTCTTGGTTTATCATCTATAACTGGTAAAGATTTCATATGCACTCTAGGATGCCCTACTATACACGACTCTCTACAAAGTGATTCGAGATTTTGCAATGGAAGCATTGCAGTAGGCTGAATCTTAACGTTGCTAAGTACAGTTAATTTATTGTTTAGGTCATGTCTATTTAAAGTTAAATATGGAATAATTTTATCATCCCACCACTCTTGTTTTTTATCTGTTTCTAAAATAATACTAGTGGGATTGTGATATCTATATGGAATTACTAAAATTTCTGCTCCAATATGTTCTGCATATACTTGCAAATTTTTCCAAAACCCTACATTTATTTTGGTTGCATTTTGTGCCGCAGTAATCAAAAATCTTTTTTTACTTACATCATGTTGTTTTTGTTTTGCAACTTCTAGTTGCTCTGGAAGTACTTCGTTTTTTTCGGCAAAGCCTAATTTTTCAGAACACCATTTCCTTACAGTGCGCTCTCCTTTATTAAAAAAATTCATTAGCGTTAACATTCTTGTGTCCCAAGATAAAGAATTGTCTTTATAAATTTTTCTTGCATAATTAATGTCGTTTTCTGTTAAGTCTTTAAATTTCATGTCTATTGTTTTTATTTGGGCAAATATATAAAATAAAAATAGAAATACAAAATTTATTCTATTTTTCCATAATTTACAAGTTGTTCAATGTCGCCTTTTATTATTTCTTTAACCAAGTCTTCAAATTTTATTTTTGGTTCCCAGCCCAACTTCTCTTTTGCTTTGGTAGCGTCTCCCAAAAGCAAGTCAACTTCTGTTGGTCTAAAATATTTTGGGTCAATCTCAACTAATAATTTACCAGTTATTTTGTCATATCCTTTTTCATCTATTCCATCACCTATCCATTCAATCTCATAATCCAATTCTTTTGCAGCAAGTTCAATGAATTGTCTAACGGAACAGAGTTTTCCAGTAGCCAATACAAAATCTTCTGGTTCGTTTTGTTGTAACATTCTCCACATTCCTTCCACGTATTCTTTTGCGTGCCCCCAGTCTCTTTGTGCCTCTAAGTTTCCAAGTTTTAATGTAGTAGTTTTGTCACCGTACTTTATTCTTACTAATTCGGATGTAATTTTCCTGGTGACAAAAGTCAATCCACGCCTTGGACTTTCATGATTAAATAGAATTCCGTTGCACGCAAACATTCCATAAGCTTCTCTAAAGTTTTTTACAATCCAATATCCGTATAACTTTGCTACACCATATGGACTTCTTGGATAAAATGGAGTTGTTTCTTTTTGTGGAGTTTCTTGAACTTTGCCAAAGAGCTCGGAAGTTGATGCTTGGTAAAACTTTGATTTGGGGCAATGGTTTTTTATTGCTTCTAAAATGTTTAACGTTCCTATTGCATCTACTTGCCCCGTATAATACGGAATTTCAAAAGACACTTGAACATGTGATTGTGCGGCAAGATTATAAACTTCATCTGGGCGTATTTTATCAAGTAGATTAGAAATTACAAGGGGGTCAGTTACATCTCCGTAATGTAATTTTAATTTATCGTAAATGTGGTCTATTTTTCTTGTGTTAAAAGAACTACTTCTTCTAATCACTCCATGAACTTCATAATTTTTTTCTAATAGCAATTCAGATAAATACGAACCATCTTGACCTGTAATTCCAAATATTAAAACTTTCTTTTGCATATATTTTATGTTTAAACAATTAAAATATAGCAACAGAAAATAATAAATTAAAGATAAAATTAGGAAAATTTATTAATAATATTTGAAATAAAAGTTATGTCTTCCAAAGATAAATCTTGATGATTTGGTAAATAAAGTCCAAACTTATCTACTATATCTGCATTCGGGAATGTAGTTTTTCCATATCTTTTTATCCAGAACGGCTTATTAGCTATTGAGCCTGCTATTAATGGTCTAGCTTCTATCTTGTTTTTTTGTAATTCATCCACAATAGCATTTCTTTCTTTGTGAATTACTGGGTATCCAAGATTTGAAATAAATGAGCTTTCTCTATTTTCTAGCTTAAGCTTATTATTTTTTATTAAATCTTGATAATAGCAAAAATTTCTATTGCGAAGCACGCTATAAGAATCTAATTTTTCTATTGCCCTTAATCCAATAAATGCTTGAACGTCTGTGGAACGTAGATTTAATCCTGGATAATAAAAACAATACAATTCGTCAAAGTCAGAAGTATTCCATTCTTTTTTTAAGCTTTGTTTGGCTTCAGATGACAAATCTCTATTCCATCCATGACTTCTCATTGCTAACAAAATCGTATTTAGTTCATCATCACTGGTATTTATAAGACCCCCTTCAATTGTTGAGATATGGTGTCCAAAATACATACTATAAACAGATGCTAAACCAAATGAGCCAAGCATCTGCCCACTATATTTAGACCCCATACTTTCACAATTATCTTCTAATAATTTTACATTATATTTTTCACACAATTCTAGAATTTCTTTCATCTTAGGCACTATTCCTAAAGGAGATACAGAAATAAACAGCATTGGTTTATCGCCCTGGTTTTCTTTGAATATTTGTTCTAAATTGTTTAAATCACAAGATAAATCTTCCAAATTGCAATCACACAATATAGGTTCAAATCCAAGTAATATAGGAGAACTTATATCTGTTATCCAGCTAAGGGTTGGACATATTATTTTGTTGCTATATTTTCCAGTTTCTTTTAACGCTGCTAATAATAACAAAATAGCCGATGAACCAGAGTTTACAAATACAGAATATTTTGTTCCAACTTTTTTTGCCCATTTTTTTTCTAACGAAACGGTGAGGTCACCTTTTGTTAGCCTTGGAATTGGGTCTTGTTGTAACCATTCTATTAAAGCATTAACATCTTCCCTGTTAATTGTATCGCTTACTAAAGTAATTTTTGCCATATTATTTTCTAAAGTTATTTATGTTTTTTAAATACCAATCTATTGTTTTGTTTAACCCTTCTTCAATTCCTGTAAGTTTGAATTCTTTTGGGATATCTGACTTGGCTGGTTTTCTAAATTGTCCTTTTGGTTTGGTAATATCATATTTAATTCTATCCTGGCTTATTTTAAAGCGATTTGCGATGACATCTACGATTTGTTTAATAGAATACTCAGTTTCGTTTACAGCCATCATAGGAACGCCAGAATCCCAATTTTCAATAGCCCACAAAATAACTTTTGCCAGGTCATCTGAATATAAAAATTGTCTCAATGGAGTTCCATCTCCCCATACAATAAAATCTTCCCCAGAAATAGATGCCTCATGCGCTTTTCTTATTAAAGCAGGAACCAGGTGACCTTTTTCTAAATTAAAGTTATCATTTTCTCCATAAATATTATTTGGAATAATAGAAATCCAATTGTTTCCCGTAACCTCTCTGCAGTATCTTGTGGAATGATATAAAAGTCTTTTTGAATAAGAATAGCCATGATTTGATGGGTGGGGAGTCCCGTTATCAATTTGGTCTGCGGTCAGTGGATATATAACCTCTTTGTCTGGAAAAATACAGGTAGATAAAATATTTACAACATTTTTATAATCATAAACAACTGCTGCGCCAATTATGGCATTATTTATATAAAGATTTTCTAAGAAAAAGCCTTTATTATTATCCATATTGGCTTGTACGCCCCCAACTCTTGCTGCACAATGTATAATTGTATCTGGGGGATTTTTACTGCTTAATTCTGAGAAATAAGAATTTACCTCGTTTGTTCTTAATAAATCACAATTTTGTCTAGTGTGATAAATATGTCCCTCTCCTAAATTGTTTTTTAACGCTGAGCCTAAAAGCCCATTTGAGCCTGTTACTATTGCTTTCATATATTTAATTTATAATTTTATCCAATTATCACAATACAAATCTTTAGTATTATAAGAAGACTTAACACTAAACCATTTATTTGGAGCTATGACAATTTTATTTTCATTTGAGTTAAGCCAGGCTGCCCACCAAGAAAATGATGAATTTGAAATTATGTTATTTTTACACAAAGACATGAGCAATAAATCTTCATAATCCTTTTGTGACTCTATAAAAATAAATTTTTCTGGAATTTCTGGAAAATTGTCTTTACACCATTGTAAATCATCGGAAAAAATGAGAAAAATACTATTTTCTGGCATTTGTTCAGACGCTTTTAAATAATAATCTAAACCCAAAATTGTATAAGCATCTTGATATTTTAGATAATCTCCTCTTCTTATGTGAATAGAACATGTTTCTTTTTTTAGTAAATGCTCCCATTTGTTTACAATTTTACTTACTACTTCGTTGGGGTAAGAAAAAAGTGTTTTAATTTCTTTTTCATTTTTCTTAAAGTGTTTTTCACTTTGAAAATCTCCATCTAAATATACATTATCATTAAAACTAGGAATTTCTGTATAGTAATAATGAGGCTCATTATACTTTGCAAAAGAATTGAAGTTGTAGGTGTTAAGAAAAACTACATTATTTAAAACATTGTTTTTATAATTATCTACATGATTGTGCCTTACCACAGAATCATCTGTTGTAAAAAAACACTCTTTGTTGTTTTTTATAGAATAAGAATACGCACATGCTATTTGAAACATGTAATTACACAATCCGCCCTTAAGTTTTGCAGATACTTTATCCATATTAAAAATAATTTTTATAGAATATAATAAAAATTATTTTTAATATAAAATCTTTTTGAGTATTTTTTTAATATTATCGACTGAATCAGAATAGTTTTTTGATAGCTCAAGGTTTTTTTCTATTGACGGAAGCATATTTTGATAAGTTTCTGATGTTAAGTTGTTGCAACAGTCTATAATCTCTTTAAAATTATTAACGATGAAAATTGAGTCTGTGTCAAAAAAATCTCCAATATTTGGACATCCCCAGTATATGGGAACTGTTTTTGTAACAAAACAATCCATTACTTTTTCTGTAAAACAATTTTTCTGCCTTGAGTTCTCTATGCAAATATGAAATTGTGAGTCAAAAAGGGGGTCTTTAAACTCTCCAAGTATTTTGTTATTATTAAAATTTTCTACTCCAAGAAATTTACTTATATAAAAATCTGTTGGGGTTGTTATGCTTTTTTGTTTATAATGTATTTTTTTTCTCAACAAATGTCCATTTGTAAATTCTTTGTGTCCTGTAATATTTGATACTTGGAATTTTTTTTCTGGAAACTTATAATCGTGAATCCAGGTGGTACCAAATGGCATAAAATATGAATGTTTACAATTATTTAAAATATCTTCATCATAAGTTAATATAGCGTCAAACATATGTTGATTTTCTATTACAACTTTTTTAAGTTTACATATTTCTTCAACCTCTTTTACCATTAGTATTTTAAAACTATCTTCATTTACGTAATAGCCCTCAAACCCATCAACAAAAAATCTTATTTGTTTTTTATAATCAACTTCTATATTTGGGAAGTCTGGATATGTGTAAGAATTTATAATCTGTTTCATATTGTGTTAACTTTTGTTATTTCTTTTGCTGAGTGGAAAAATTTTCCTCCTTTTCTCCCATACCAAACGACTTCTCTTGAAAAGTCTTTTTTGTTTTTAAATGATGTGCTTGGAAAAATTGAGATGCTGACTTCTTTTTTTTCGAGTTCATTAAAAATTCCCACTCTACAATCTTCAAAAAAATTATGAATGTCATAAGATAAAGAAATTGTTTTATTAGATTGGTTGTCAAATCTTACATTTATTATTTTTTGATATTTTAATATATCGTTTAGAATTTCATTGTCTTTAAAAAGGTTGTGATACTTTTTGTACAGAAAATCTCCTATTTCTGAATAAAAATTGTCAATATTTTCAGAAACTCTTAAATATGTAGCTTCTTCTGGTGGCCAAACTATAGATTCAAACTCTTCAATCTCTTGTTCAAACCCATTTCCACCCAATACTCCATTTAATATTTCATCAATTTTTTTAATTTCCTTTCCAATTATAGTCTGGGGATTTAATTTTCCATATTCTAAAATTCCTTTATAAAATTCTGAATATTTAATTCCAAAATGATATCTAAATACAATGGCAACAATTTGCAAAGTCCCCAACATATGCATGCTCTGAACTATCCAACTATACTTAAAAGACTTTATATAATCAAACTTATTCATAGTTTTAGTTTCAATAACAAGTTCTTCTTTTTCTATTACATCAAATGAATTTTTAAAATCAGAGTGAGCTTGGAAGATGGGGATTTTTGTTGTTTTTAAGCCGAATTTCTCTTTGTATTGCGCATTTCCCATCTTTGCGTTTGGCATTACCACACAATTATAAACAACAATTCCAGAATGTTGTGAATTGTCAAGAAGTAAATCTATTCCATCAATAAATGATTCATAAGTTTCTCCTGGAAGTGGTAAAATCAATTCAGTATATGTAGTAAGCCCATGCGCATTATATCTTTTTTGCAACTCATTGAAAAAATCCATTTTTATATTTGTCCTTTGGATGTTTTGTAAAGTTTGTGTGTTTAAGGACTGCATACTTATTGACACCCCTTTGTTCATTCTAGCTTTATCAAAAATTTGAGATAACTCAAAAACTTTATCTGTAGAGTTCTTTGTAAAACAAACTCTAAATTGTTTTGGATATCCACACTTCTCTTTGTTGTCGGCCATTCTTATTGCGTATTCTTTATCTCTTTTGAATATGCCAAAATTAGCATCTGCTCCAAATATAAGTTCAACTTTTTTTTCTGAAAAATAATCCAATTCTTTTAATAATCTATCGTTATCAAATTTTCTAACTTTAGATTCTGTGGCCGAACCCCAATCGCAAAAAGTACATTTAAACGGACATCCACGATTAGTTTCCCAGGTTATCATCCATGCATATTCTCTATCATCCAACAACTTGTCAAATATTCCACTTAAGTAAGGTGAGGGTATAATATTAAGGTCAGAAATTATATCCCTGTGTAAAGATTTTATAACTTTATTATTTTTTCTGTCATAAAATGTGGTTCCAGGTATTTTTTTAAGATTGCTTAGGTCTGAAGAATATTTTTTTAATATTTCATGAAAAGTCACTTCTCCCTCTCCATGCACAGCAATATCAGCAAATGGGTGTAGTTCAAAAAAATTAGAAATTTCATTAGGAATTTGTGGACCACCCATAATTATTAAACAATTGGGATTTGTTTTTCTTACTTCTTCTGCCAATTTTAAACTTAATTCCCAATTCCAATTATAACAAGAAATTCCAAGAATGTCCTATTTTTTTTACTAAGTCGGGAACACTTTCTATAATAGAAATAAATTCTTTAAATTCAAATTTGTCTAAAATTTCCTTATCTGCTAAAGCATAACTAGATAAAATCCCAATGCTATATGGTAGGTAAACTTGTGAACCATATTTGTTATTAAACTGAACTAGTTGTATTGAGTATTTTTTTGACACACTTAGGAAATTTTTTTATAAATTTTGAATTTGCGCTCTCCAATTGAGGGGAATGGATTTCCGTCAATAATAATATCATCAAATCCGATATACTCACTTTCATCATAACTGCACTCAATTGTATCAATCAATTCTAAATTTTTATTTCCTGAAAATAAATCCAATCTAATTGTAGGGTCAATTATTATAACACCTTCTTCTAATAGGTTTATTATTTTTTCATTCATCTTTTTATCTGATGATATCCAAATAAAGTAAACGTCACATTTTGGAATATCCACTTCAAACAAATCGCCCCATATAATAAATTTCCTTTCTTCTTCAACATCCTCTATTGCTTGTTTAAATCTTAAATCATTTTCAATTCCAACTATTGACTTGGCATGTTTCTGCATTTCCACAAGGATGTCTCCACATCCACAACCTAAATCACATACAGATTTATTTTTTATATATGGTATCAAGTATTTTACCACGCCTAAAGCTTGTCTAAACGGATAATTTTGTATTGGGTGCTTTAATCCAGTAAATTGTTCCACTTTATTTTTTATTTAATTACCACCCTTTTTTAATACAATCAACAATATATTGCCTTTCTTCTGATGTAATCCACCATCCTACTGGAATACAAATCATCTCCTGTGTAAGTTTATCTAAATTTGGTAGAATAGCTTTGAATTCTTTAACACAAGAATGTTTATCATTTCTTTCGTGAACCCTACTAACCATAATGTTACATTCTTTCATATAATCCATAAACATATCACGTTTTTCTACTTTTATTGTATAAATCCAATAGGATGATTTTCTGTCTGGGCTGTTTTCCATTAATGTGACTCCAGGAACATTTTTTAAATTTTCATTATAAAAATTAGCATTTTCTTGATGTTTTTTTACAACCTCTAATGCGTGTGGAAAATTGTGAATTCCAATAGTTGCATTAATATCATTCATATGAAATTTGTATCCCCATTCTGCGATATCATCTTCACATCTAAAATCTTTAGAATTCGTTTCTCTATCAATTCCATACCATCTTAATAATTTTGCTCTATCATATAATTCTTTGTGCGGTAAGACTAATGCTCCGCCATCCCCAGTAGTTAAATGTTTTATTGCTTGAAAGCTGAAGAAACAAGCATTGCCATGGTTTCCAATTTTTTTGTTTTTATAAGTTGAGCCAAATGCGTGGGCACAATCTTCTATGACAGCTGGTTTAAATCCAAACATATGTTCTGCTTTTTCTTGAATTTCTTTTATTTTGTCTAAATCGTTTGGGTATCCGCCCCAGTGAACTGGAATTATAATCTTTGTTTTGTGAGTTATTTTTCTTGCCAAATCTTCTAAATCCATGTTACAAGTATTTGAATCTACATCAACCCACTTTATTCTCATTCCGTTTGCTAAAGCTGGAAAATTTGATGCCGTGCAGGTCAGCGGAGTCGCAAGAACCTCATCGCCATCATTTATTCCAGACCATTTTTTTGAAATAAACGCTGTTCCAAAATATGATTCAGTATTTTCAGCTGGATTTTTTAACAATCTTAATGCTAAATGCGCAGCAGAAGTTCCAGCATTTGTTGTTACAACTAAATAATTTTGCAGGTATTCTTTTAAAATTTTTTCAAATTCTTCTACTTTTGCCCCCTGTCCTATATATCCAGACATTAAAACTTCTGATAGAGGTTTAATAACGTCTTCGCTCATATACACCTTAAATAAAGGTATTTTATTTTCTGGTTTTTTCATTTTAAGACTTGTTTTTTATTATTGTTACTGATGGAAATTTTTCTATTATGGATATGTCAAAGTTATCTTTTATACTTTCTATATATGGATTTATCTTTCTTTTGCTAAATTTATTCATCCATTCAACCTCATCTCTTTCTTTTGACCCTCCCTCTAATAACATAACTCCCCCTTTTTTAATTTTTTTCATATAATTTTCAATTGCAAACTTATATACATCTCCATTGTTTGCGATATCAACATGAAGAATGTCTATTGATTCATCTTTATATCTATCGACCCCTTTATAAAAATCTAATTTTTCTATTTTTATATTTTTAAAGTGTCCATATATTTTTTGTATGGTACTAAAATCTGCTGCATTAAATGGGAAATCATCAAACAAATCATAAGCATGAATTTCACACACTTCGTTTCTACAATCAACAAAAGCATCCAAAGAGTATCCATCTAGAATGCCAAATTCCACAATTAATTGCGGATTTATCTTTAAAATTATCTGAGAAAAATCAGAATAAAAATCATTTTTTTCGTATGATGACATTTTTATATTATTTTATTGTTTTTAACTCTTTCATAAATAGCTGGATATTGTTCTATGTTTTTTAAAGAAGAATGCAGTTTGTCGGAACAATATTTCTTTTCATCTTCTATTATACCAGAAGAAATCATTGTATTTGATATTCCATCTGCTCTAATTCTACTAACAGTGAAAGTATCTTCTATGAAGTATGGGTTACCATATTTATCAAGCAATCTACAATAAAATTCTACATCCATTAACCAAATTAAACACTCATCATAGAATGTATCTTCGTTTTTGTGCATAATAACAGATGGGCCTCCCATGTAATTATTGCCCTCTAGCATTTCTTCTTTAGAAACAATTTTTGGAACAAGGTAACCGTAAAAATTTTTTTTTGCATTTTCGTTAATACAAACGCTACCTGCAACCACCCAGCCATCAGTCCCGTTTTCCATAGCAGCAACCATTTTTTCTAAAGCAGTTGAGTTATAAAAAAAATCATCCTGTAACATTGGTTTGATATATTTCCCCGTTGCTTTTCTCATTGCATTATTTAAATTTGCCTCACAACTACCATATTTTTCTTCGAATTTGTAATATTTTATATTTATTATTTCTTTCCATTCGTCACAAATTGCTTTAACACTATCATCAATAGAGTGGTCTGAAATTATAGTTTCATAATCTTTAAATGTTTGTATTGCAATACTTTCAAATAAATCTAACAACATTGTAATATTGTTGTATGATTCGTTGTGTTTTGTCCCTTCTTTATTGTAAGTTGGAATACATATTGATAGTTTATTCATTTTTATAAAATTATGTTTCTCATATAATCATAAGCATAGTCATAAAATTTTTCATCGACATTCACTAAGTCATAACCTAATTTATAAATTTCATTTGTAAATGCTATCTCCCCATTTACAATTATATCTTCATACGATTGTGAATCACCTTGTTTGCAATGTGGTAAACTTCCCAATTTACCACACACCTTTTTTAAAACTTTTGTACTTGAGAGACAAACTCCCCCGTGTATGTGAATGTGCTCTTGTGAGGCTACTTTATTATAGTGCTGAATAGATGTTGATTGGTATGCTACAGCACCTATGTTTTTTTCGCTATTAAACAACTCTATTGCTCTAATTGCATAATTTGTACGGTGGATTATTATATCGTCTTCTGTAAAAATAAAGTAATCATACTCATTTTTTAAAATATTAAAAGCATAATTGTAGCCTCCAAAAGAGCGACCAAAATTTTCTCGAAAAAAAACTCGTATTATTCCATTGCTAATTTTTTTACCATCAATAGATTTTAAAAACTCATTTCCTTCTTTAAAATCAACATCATTGTTTACTATAACAATATCAGTTTCTGTTCCTGAATAAGATTTTTCTTCTAAAATAATTGTTAGTTTTAATAATTCAATCACAGATTGTGGGGTAGGAAAATTTTGAGAATGATTAAACAATCCTCTTGGAACGCCACACCTTGTGGTATCTTCCCTAATTTTTCTACCTAAAAAAACAGTTGTTATTACTTTACAAACTTTCATTTTATAAAAATAATCAAAAAATTAATAATAATCAAGATAATAACGACAAAGTTTTAAATCAAAATTAATATCTTTTAATTTATATCCTGCTTGAATATATGCATTTGTAAAATTAACTTCGCCAATTTCTTCAAATTTGCCATACCATTGTCCACTTACAAAATTAAAAGCAGATTCATTTTTGGCATATTGTGTCATTTGAGTTGTATATGGTAACTCAAAATAAGGCAAATGTCCTAATTCTTTATTAATTATGTTTAGTTTGTCAATATGAGTTGCTCCACATCCACCATGGCAATGAGATTTTTCATGTTTATTTTCAGCAAGTGTTGTATATCTATATGCACAAACAAATCCAATAGTGATATCTTCTTTTAATTGTTCTATACACGCCTTAAAGTAATTGTTTTCTATTTGAATAACATTATCTTCAGTGAAAAACCAATATTCATAATCATTTTTAAAATGCTGAAACGCATAATCAAACGAGCCAAAACTTCCCCCAATTCCTTTATTCCATGGTCTATTTATGATTTTTATCACACCATTTAGAGTTGGAGTACCGTCAATTTCCTCTAAATAACTTTTAGCTTTTGGAATTTCTACTAATTCAGATATATCATGATTTACGATTATTGTATCCATGAATACTCCAGAATCAATTTTTCTTTCATTTTCAATAAGCTCTTTTATGGCTCGTAGGCTTGATTCTTCTCCAGAGACTTTATCAATAATTCCCTTTACATTACTTTCTTTGTGATATGAAATTTGAGTTCTTCTAGGTCCAAAATATGTTGCGATTACTTTACAATTTTTCCCTTTATTATGATTTTTTAAATTTACATCTACAAATTGACTTATATTCTTTAATGCTTCTGGGGAAACATCCATAGGAATATTAAATTTTTCTTTGATGAATTTTAAAAATTTATCTGGTCTATAAAACATATTTGAAAATGTATTTGTCCATATATAGTCGCCTTCTTTTAAATGTTTTTTAGCATAATGTCTGTGATTAATAACTGCATTTCTTACCATGTTTTTTTCTAAACCATCTCTGTGAAAAATTGAATTTACTATTTCCTCTGTTTCTCTGTCTGAAAAGATAAATTTGGCATCAATATTTAAACTGTCAAATGCTTTAAGGTATATTGGTAAAATCAAAGAAATTCTAGGGTCTTTAATTACATAAAATTTGTTTTCTGGTAAATGGCTTAAATCATAAGCTATATACTCTATTAATTCGTTGTATAAATCGTTAAATCCATGGTCTAACCAATTGTCTGGAATATGTGTAACATGATGCCAGTCACAGTGAAGCCTTCTAAGCACTCTATTGTTAAACTCATCAGTCCATTTGTTTTCAAAATATCCTTTCTGATTATACTGGTCAGCTTCAAATTGGTAATTTATTCCCAACCATCCACCTGCTAATTCTAGCGAACCAGACAACATAGAGGTTCCGCTTCTGTGTTGTCCTATAATAACTAAAATCTTTTTCATTACATTATTTTTTTCTTAATTTTTGTAAAATTGGAATTTCTGAATCATATATCTTTATTACTCCATCACCTAAAAGTTTCTGCATTGTCCTTATACCTTCAATTAAGTCTTCAGAGCGCTCTACTGAGGCTGCTTGGTCAGAACCATACATAGTTCTATCTAACGTAATGTGAAACTCAATACATTCAGCACCAAAAGCTGTAGCTCCAAAGCAAGCCATAAGGCCGTTGTAGTGGTTCGAAAATCCTATTTTTTTATCTGGAAACATATTTTTAAGTGACGAAATAGCTTTTAAATTAACTTCTTCTTTTTTTGTAGGGTATGTACTAGTGCAAGATAAAATGTATTCGACATTATATAATTGATTTACTGCGTTTTTAATTTCTTCTTCTGTACTCATTCCAACTGAAACAATAACTGGTTTTTTAGTTTCATTTATTTTGTCTAAAAAGCTTTTGTCAGTTAACATAGCAGAAGCAATTTTATGATATTTTACATTTAAGTTTTTTTCTATTAAATCTAAACTATTTTCATCCCAACATGAAACTATAAAATCCAGAGAAAGGTCTTTGGAATATTTTTCGAGCTCAATATATTGTTCAATAGAAAATTCCAAACCTTCCTTTTGCTGTCTTGTTGTTGTTCCCCAAGGAGATTCTCTTGGTTTATCTAGCTCTTCTTTTGAATAGACTGAATCTATTGTTCTTTTTTGGAATTTAACAGCGTCAGCTCCCGAATTTTTTGCTTTAGTAATTAGTTTTTTGGCTAAATCTATATCCCCGTTGTGATTCAGTCCAATTTCTGCAATTAAAAACACTTTATTTTTCATAATTTATAATTTTTTTTTAAAGATAATTAAAAAAAAATTATAAATCAACTCTTTTTTAATTTCCAGTGGGTATTCCCCAAAATTTACAATAAGAACAAAGTGGAACTTTGTTTCTTTCCCCTTTGATGTGGGATAATTTCCACTCCATTCTTTTTTCGCTGTTCCATATTTCTTGCAGGGTATTTTCTTTAACATTTCCTATGACTCCAAGTTTATTAGGGTCGAATCTTACGCAAATAGAAACATTACCTTCAAAATTAATTGCTAGATGATTAAGAAAATCTAGACAAATACCCGTTTCTGGAACTGTTGGGTCTCTTCTATATTCAAAACTTCCCATTGGAGAATGGAGAGTCCTACTTATTATTTGAGTATTTAGGTTTTCATATTTTTGTCTCTCGACATTACCAACAAGCCTAAGAGTCGTATAGGGGCTTTTGCTGCCTTTTTTCTTTAAAAATTTTTTAATTATTTCAAATTGTTTTTCACTTTCTATATCATTCTCAAAAACGGAAATAGATAAAGTGTCTAAGTTTTCAACTATTTCATCATATTTTTTTAAAAGCAATTTTCCATTTGTTACAATATTTACTATTTGGTTATTAAATAAATTCACAGCATCTCCAAATCTTGAATATAGAAGTGGTTCTCCGTTATTGTGGAGTTGAACGGTGATTCCAAAAGGAGTTTCTTTAGAGATTTTTTCCAACAAAGAGAAATCCATCTCTTTGTTGTAAAAGTTTTTGAAATCTGGCATTTTCTTTTCTAGTTTTCTTCTTCCACACATCCAGCAACTTTTGTTGCATTTATTAGTTAGCTCGATGTTTATGTTAGTTAGTCCGTTTGTATTCATTATTAAAAAGTTTATTTTCTATTATCTCGCATATTATATGGCCAGCCAATATATGTCCTTCTTGAATTCTGGCAATATCGGTAGATGGAATTTTAATTGAATAATCAGCTAACTTATCCATTTCATTAAAAGTTTCACCAGTTAATGAAACGATAATCATATTTTGTTTTCTAGCTTCAATCATAGCATTTATAATGTTCTTAGAATTTCCAGAAGTGGAAATTCCAATTAGTATATCACCAGAATTACTCATGCATTCTAATAGTCTAGAATATATAAACTCATAACCATAATCATTAGCAACCGCAGTTAAGTAAGAGCTATTAGTGTGTAATGCTTCAGCAAACAAAGGTTTTCTATCAAATCTAAATCTGCCAGATAACTCAGCGGCAATATGTTGAGCATCGGCAGCAGAGCCGCCGTTACCGCATATTAATACCTTTTTTTTTGTTTTTAAAGCTTTAATAATAGTTTCAGCAGTGGAACTAATTGTTTTAGTTATTTTATCATTTTTCATAATATCTATAACCATTCTAATGTGGTCAGATAATCTAGTATCTATTGTTTTTAAATTATCCATGCTATTTTTTTATCTTTCTTTTTTTTCTTGTTTTATTAATTATACTTTTCTAAATCCTCTGAATTCTGCATTTTTACTTTTATATAAAGAGTCTAATGTTTTTTTATTTTTCTCTTTAGTTTTTTCTATATAATTGTTTAGCAATTTTTCATTTGCTTGATAAATAGCTTTATAAAACTCTTCATCCGTTAATTTTGTAAAATTTACACTTAATAAATCTGAATTCGTGTGTTTATGTTCATAAAAATCTTCACAATCTTTTAGCATGCCATTTTCTATTGCATAATAATACAAAGGGCTTCCTGGATAGGGAGTAACTGGTCTAATTGTCCTTATTTGTGAACAATCATCATGCTCTAGTAAAAATTCAACACCTTTATTTAAAGTATTTGTATCCTCATTAATATTTCCAAATATTATATTAAAGCCAGGACTTATTCCAACTTCTAATGTGTTTTCAATTCCAGTTTTTATTTGCTCTACTGTTAGTTTTTTATTCATTATTTTCAAAATTTCATCATCATAACACTCAATTCCATAATTAATAAAAACACACCCAGCCTTCTTCATAATTTCAACAACATCTTTGGTTGCATAATTTAACCTTCCATTGCAATTCCATTTAATATTTAAATTTTCTTTTATGATATCTTCACATAAGCTAATAACTCTTTTTTTAGAAGACATTAAAAGCTCATCGCTAAAAGAAAAATAATTTATATTATATTTTTTTTTCAAGAATTTAATTTCTTCGATAATAGCATTATTGTTTCTAACTCTAAAGCCTTTATCCATTCTATAACAAAAATTGCAAGTAAACGGACAACCTCTTCCAGTTAAAATTGGAATGACAAAATCAGTGCCACTTGAATTTGGCTCTTGCGAAAGTCTATAGTGCTCTATAGGAAATAAATCATATGCGGGAAGTGGTAATAAATCAATATTTTTAACAACTTGTCTTCTCTTATTAATTACTATCTTAGATTTCTTCCAAAACGCAACTCCATCAATATTTTCAAACTTCTTTATTTTTTTTTCTAATTCCTCTGCTAATTCTACAATTGTTTCTTCTCCCTCTCCAACAACAACAAAATCTGCTCTTGTTTTTTTTAAAAAATACTCTGGGTCGGCAGATGGACCATGACCCCCTATTACAAAATATGGTCGATTAATAGAATTGTTTATGGCTTTTGATAATTTTAAAAGTTTTATATACTGATAATACCCTCCTATAACTCCTATTCCGATTAAATCAAATTTATTTTCATTTAGATAATTTGTTAAATGTTCTTCGGGATAATGATGTATGTCCTGGTTGTAAATTTTAACCTCATGATTTTTTTTTAAAGCAGCTGCAATGTAAGCTATACCCTGCGGAAACCAATGAATATGAGACCCATTATCATAGACTACTAATAAAATTTTCATAATTTTTCAACTAACTCTATAAAATTACCTTCAAAATCTCGACAAAAACAAACTTTACATTTCCCATCAATAGATATTTTTGGCTTACTTACAAAGACAACTTTTTTTTCTGACAATTCCAAAAACAACTCATCTAAGCCGCCAACTGTTAAAGCAAAATGGGTAATATTATTTTGTTTGCATAATGTTTTCTTAGAAAAATTAAGGAAATGTACATTTGAGAATTTTAATAATTCTACAATTGTCTCTTTGTTTTTTCCCAATTTTATTATTCTAGCTTTAGAATTAGGACTATTTAATATAAAAGATAAGAATTCGCCGCTCTCAATTTCGTCATAATAAATTTCTAAACCTAAAAAGTCTTTATAAAACATTAATTGTTTTTCTAAATCTTTTACCACTATACCAACATGTCTAAACATTCTTTTAAGCTTTCTTTTAAAATTTCAACACCTTCAATTAATGCATCTTCTGGAATAGATAATGGAGGACCTATTTTTAATGTTCCGCTGCATGTTCTTACAGACATAAGACCTTTTCTCATGGCTACCTCAATTAGCTTATCTACAAAAACATCATTTTCACCAAGTTCTGATTCTATAAAAACACTGGCCAATAAACCTTTGCAATATACTTTTGTCACATTATTTGGCATTTCTTTTTTCCATTGCAAAAGAAGCTTATTTAAAAGTTCTCCTTTTGTTTTAGATTTAACGATTAAGTTTTCTTCAAATAAAACCATCAAAGATGCATGGGAAGCTGCAATTCCAATTGGATTTCCACCATGAGTACTATTCAAAGAATCACAAACCTCTGCAATATCAAAACTTGTAAGAACTGCTGAAACTGGCAAACTTGAAGATATTCCTTTTCCACAGGTTATTATGTCTGGTTTTATTTCAAAATGTTCATAGGCAAACAATTTACCCGTTCTTCCAAACCCAGATTGGACTTCATCTACGATAAGCAATACCTCATTTTTTGTACACCATTTTCTTAATTCTTGGGCATAATCTTTAGGAAGGAAAGCTGCACACCACCCTTGATATGGTTCTGTTATGACAGCTGAAAATTCTTTTGGGTTTATATTCTCAAATGTTTGGGTAAAAAACTCTTTACCAGTCATTTTTTTTTCTTCTAAAATCCATGGATAAGGGAATGAAATATGAGTTACATAAGAATTTGTTGGAATCCACTCTTTTTCTTTTTGCTTTCCTCCAACCAATTGAGCTCCCATTGTTTTGCCATGAAATGATTGCGTAAATGATAAAACTCTTTTCTTTTTTGTATATTTAATTGACATCTTTATGGCTGCTTCTACTGCTTCTGACCCAGTAGATAAAAAGAAAACTTTTTCAAATCCAGTTTTTTTTATAAGCAACTCTCCAAATTCAGCACGTTCTTTTGTCGGATAATAATATGCGTTTAACAAATCTTTTTCAACCGTTTTTATTATCGCCTCTTTTACTTTCGGATGCGAATGTCCAACGTTTGTTACAAAAATTCCCGAAGTGAAATCAATCCAAACGTTTCCAGAATTATCAAAAATTTGATAATCCTTAGCTCTGTCCCAAACTATTGGCAATTGATTGTTCATAGATGATGGCTCAAATTGTTTACATTTTTCAATTATATCAATGGTATCTTGAGCTGGGATGTCAGTAACAATAGTTCTGTTTTTTGTATTTATCCTTTGTGTTTTAAAAGGCTTTTCTGTGAATTTATACATAATATTTTTTGTAATAGAATTTTAAATATTCAAAATCTCTTATAATATCTACTTCTGGAGCAAACTCAGTAATGTAAGAAAGTATTTTGTTGCCATGTAAATTTTCGTTTTTCATAAAATATAACGGTCTTACAATATCGGCATATCCATTTGGGACAAATGTTTTTGGCAATTCTTGACCTGGTTTATTGTAATATTCTCCACTTTTATTAAATAATCCATTCCAATAAATTCCATTTTTTTTAAAAAACTTATAAGCCGTTTCAGATGATTCGTGTGCAGTTCTTAAAGAAGTGCAAACATCCTTGTTTTTTTGAAAAAAAGAAATAATTTTTTCTAATTCATCATTATTTACAAGAGGAGTTGTGGCTCTAAGATGTAAAATATCCTCTATTATTCCTGTTTCTGACACAAAGTGCCTAAAGGCGTCTATGTCCAAAGAAGAGCTAGTTGATAGGTGAGGTGGTCTATCAATCACTTTTGCTCCATATTTTTTTGCAACATTTCTAATTTTAATACTGTCTGTTGAAACGTAGACGTCATGCCCAAGTTTTATAGCAGCCATTATTGGAAATGCTATTAATGGGTATTTTCCTATTTTTAAAATGTTTTTATTTGGCACTCTTTTGCTGCCACCTCTTGCTAAAATTAAAGTAACCATTATTTTTCTCCCATTACTACAAACTCAAATTCTTTTCCAACATACTTGTCATCATTTAAATTTCCACAGAAACTTATGTTTTTAAATCCAACAGATTTAAGAAGTGTTTCTATTTGTTTTTTTGAATATTGCTTTAATACAATTGATGTTTTATCTATTTTTGCTTCGGTTCTGTGAATAAAATATTTGTCCCACTGTAAAAACTCCTTTTCTTCATCATATTGACAGTTCCACAAAGAAAATCTCCATGGGTCTGGCTCATAAAATTCGTCCCATGTTTTTTTATTTTTCATTTGAGTTAAATTTGATAATTCTAGAATTAAAACCCCATCAGTTTTTAATGAATTATAAATTTTTTTTAAAATGTTATAATCAAAATTTTCGCCCATTGGAAGAAAAAATTGAAAAACTAAATCAAATCCTATACATAAATCAATATTTTTAATTTTTTCAAAATTTATATCAAAAATATTTTTATTTATATTAGTAGTTTTATTAAAATTCATGTCACGCTTCCACTTTTCTGCAAATTCGAATCTGCTTTTGCTGACCTCTATACCTATTCCACTATTTAATATAGCATGTTCTTCTAATGCGTATAGTACTTTTGAGTTTCCAGAACCAATTTCTAAAACATTTAGTTTGTCAATTTGTTTTTTTAAAAAAATGTTTTGTATAAACTCAATTGACCCTTTCACCCCATTTATCTTTTCTTTTCTATATTTTTCAATAGCCTCTTTGGAGTCAATTGTTTCATAATTGTCATATGCAATTAAATTTATATGCTTTTTCATATGTAAAACTTGTTTTTAAGATTTGCTGTTGCAATAATATGAAATATTTACATAATTTCAAAATTAAATTTCAATATAATTAAAAATTTTCCAGTGTGAATTTTTATTTAAATTATATATTTTAACACCTTTTTTTTCAGCTGATTTGGCAATAATTTCCATATCTTCTAAAATTCCTTTACCATAAATATCAAAATGATTTAAATCTGAGACTGGAATATTACTTAGATTTGATGCATATCCAATACGGTAATTAAAATCTAACCCCGTGAGATAAATATCTGAAAACCCCATTAAAATGGCAACTGCTACCATATGTAGTGCGACTGTGCTACCGCAATCATAATGTTTATCAAATCCAGTATATTTTTGTAATTGCTCTTGTATTGTTAAGCGTTTTGGGTCAAAATATTTTTCACACCCCGCTCTTGTTCTGCAATCAACACATTCTTTCCCATCAAAATGTCTTTGGTCGTATGGTAAAAAGTCAACTTTTAAATTTTTTTCTAACCAATCTTGGTCTACTAAATCAACAGTATCTGCATAAATTAACGTTATGTTATGATGATTAACCAAATCAAGCTTGCTTTTACATGTTTCTACATTGTTGGCCAAAACACAATAATGAGGAGAACAACTTGGGTGAAATTCTTGCCATGAGTTACATGAAATAAGTGTATACCCCACATCTTTTAAAGAACTTAATTTATCTAAGTATTGATTAAGACTTGGTCCTTGTGCTGCCACAATACATTTTTGTCCAATATGTTTATCTATGATATTTTCTAATTGTAATTTCATAATTTTAAAGTTTATTATTTTAAATATTGATAGTTATAGGTATTTTTATCGTTAAAAAACCCAATGTTTGTGTTTTGAAACTTGTTACATACTTCTTTTATTTTTTCATCGGATAATGGTGATTGATAATCAAATCCCCATAAATTATAAAATTGAGATTCTGTTTGTGCTTGATTTTGTATACCAACAAAGACTCTTTCATTTCCTCTAATGGGGTGGTCATAAAAAACTTGAGGAACCCAAACTGTCCACATATTTTTTACCAAAGTTGCAAGAGACCAATGTTCATCTGTTAATAATGTATAATTTCCCCATTCTGGACACAATCCTATTTTTTCTAAATTTTCTGTTTTTATTAAATTTAAGTGCAAGAAAAACCCAGCAACTTTACATGTTCTTTGGGGCATATCTAAATAATCTTTATTATAAGAAGTTTCCATTTTATGTAATTCGTATGTTTTTGGCCAAGTAAATCTATCTTTGCAAAACATTTCTCTAGCGGTTTGACAAACAGATATGTTTGATATTCTGTAATATGAATCAGATGTATAAGCAATCCATCCTATTTCATCTTCATGGCCACTAATTTCATTCATTGTAATATTGAAAAAATCAAAAGTTCTTATAATTAAATCATCATGAGAGCATAAAATATAATCGGCGTCATCTTTGTATTTTATAAAAAACTCATTAAAGTTTTTAGCCCAACTTTTGGTTTTAACTACAATCTCAATAACGACATTACTAAGATTGTTTTTTTTTACTATGTTGTCTATTGTTTTTTTTCTATCTTCTGTATCTGTACATATATAAAACCCAAACTCAACATTAATGTTATTTTTTATTGAATTCATCGTGTCTTCTATGTTTTTTAAAATAACATTTATTCCTGCTGAATTTATAAAACATATTACTTTGTATTTTTTCATGTTTTATTTAATTAATTCTTTTAGTTTGTTTTTTATAGCTTCTTTATAGTCCCAGAATCTTTTGCTTTTCTCAAAATTTTCTTCAATAAATTTAATTTTTTCATTATATGTGTTTTCCGTTAAATTATTACATACATCAATTATTTCATCAACACTATTGACAATATACATTCCTTCCTTATTAAAGTAGTTTCCAATTTCCTTGCTTCCATAATATATTGGAATTGTTTTTGTTTTTAAACAATCGATAAGCTTTTCTGTAAAATAATAATCTCTTTTTATATTTTCTATTGCTATGTGGAATTGGCTGTCAAATAAAATGTTTTTTTCAACTCCCAGCGTTTGTGTGTTTCTTGCGTGTTTAATTTCTCCAGGGAAAGTTCCGCTTAAAAAAAAATCTTTAGGAATTTTTATTTGTTCTTGTCTTTCCCATAACTTATGCCTCATAAGGTGTCCTGTTGTTTCATTCTTTCCACCAACTACTGTAGATACACTAAATTTTTTTTCCGTGAATTCAAATGGGTCTTTTAGAAATGTTGTACCATACTCAAAAAGATAAGCGTTTTTGCAACTTTTCAAGACATCTTCATCAAAAGTTAGTATATAATCAAATAAATGATGATTTTGAATTGCTGACTCAATGATGTTTTTAATTATTGCGGATGATTCTATAAGAAGTAAAACTTTTACAGCATCATTACTTGCCAATTGGCACTGATACATGTCCACAAATAATTCAATTTGTTTTTCATGCTCAAAATCAAAAGTCCAACCAAAACTACAATATACTTTAATGGTTTTCATGCTGTTGGCTGTGTTTGATTTTATTAATATATTTATTAAGAAAATTTATAATAAATCCTTTAGCGCTTCTTTTATAGTTTTATACACATTTTTGTTATACCCAATTCCAATTTCTTCATTATAAAGTAGCTTCATATACAACGAATATCTTTCCTTTGCCCATTCACTATATGTATATGGAACATTACCATTTCCGTTTTTTGTAAAATTTTGACCCGACCCAACGCCTGCAAAATGGATTATGTTATCTCCAAAATCCATAATTTTATTTAATTCTCCATATTTGTTGTGCCAGTTTGCGTTTTCATTTGGAGACCCAAATTTTTCATAATCCAGATGATATATTTTTCCACCATTTTTTAAAATATCAAATGATATGGGGTCAAAAAAATCAATAGCGGGAAATCCAATAGGATTATGATATCCAACAACCATTTGATGTATTGTGTTAAAGTCAAAGTTTGTTATTTTTTTATTGTTATATCCAAAAAAATATGTGCCAACAACATCGGATATTCCATCATATTGTCCGCTTTTATTTGCTTCATTTTTTTCATACAATCTTCGTGGTCCTATTAAATCGTAACCTTCACTAAACTTATCTAATATATAACTTAAACATTCTGCACGAAATATAACATCACTATCAAAATGTATTATTTTATTATAATCTCCGTATTCGTTTTTTAAAACTTTTGAAAATATATATGCAGTCCCCAAATGACCTGCGTTTTTGTACATATTTAAAAGATTAATATCGCCTGTAAAATCTATGTATTCTATGTTTTTAAATTTTCCCAATTCTTTAAAATCTTTACATGTTCCAGCAACATAGATTTTAATATCTGGGTGATATTTAAAAAAACTTTCAAGACATTTTTTGCCAATAAGACCGCAATTATATATTTCTGTGTAAATAATTGTTCCCATAATTAGTTTTTAGATATTTTTTTATTAAGTTATTATTATATTCTTTGTTTATTTTAATTTTTTTATCACCTACAATGTTCATAAAATATAAATTATCTACATTGTAATCTTTTCCGCCTTCAATTGGGGACTTATCTATTCTTGTTTCAAGAAAACTTTCAAGCAATAAGACTAAATTTATAACATTAATTTTATTGTTAAAACAAATATTTATACTTTTATTGAATTCTTTTTCGTCAGAAATAATATAAGGTAAAATAGCAGCTAAATCATCAATGTCTATGAAATACCGTGTGGCGTTTTCTTGCAATTCCAAACGTTCCCCTTTCAAAATTTTGTTTTTAAAATAATTAAAAGAGGTGTTTGCATTATTTGTTTTACCAACAACATTTGGCAATCTTAAGATTAAATAATTTTTGAAGCTCTTTTCTATAAATGTCTCTGTTTTTATTTTATGTTTTATGTATTTAGAAGCTAAAAGACTTTCATCAAATATACTACATGTACTAAAGTATACCAGTTTTTTATGTGTTACAGAAAAAGATTTTAGCAGCTCAAATTCCCTTTCAAACTCTTTATCATTCTGCTCTTTTGAATTAGACACTCCAGATGCGAATATAATGATTTTGTCATCATTTATATATTGATTAAATGCATTTGCCAACATTCCGTTTCCAACTATCATATTCTAATATATTTTTTCGATTCTTTGGTATTTTACTTTTGCTCGTACTACAGCCTCTACCTCTCTTTGTCTTGGAGCGTTTGTATTTCCATCACTATTTTGATTTGCCACATTATAAATATATAAAATTTCTGAAATATATCTAGATTTTTCTGCAGACATTTCAAGCATTGGAAATTGGAAAGCTAAATCGCCAGCTGTATCTAACCAACGCCCATCGCTAAATTTGAAGTCTTTTTCATCTATTAAAAGGAAAAGTTCTCTTCGATATGTTCTTAGGTGTGACCCAAGCCATTGGTGTTCCCTAAATCCATTGCTTGCAATCACACTATCTGGATATGCATGGTAAATATGAGAAACACTTCTATATGGAAATTCACAATACGTTCCGTAAGTCATCCAAACATCTCCAGAATTATAAATATTGTTAAGTTTATTTAATACCTTACCTCCATTTAAATAATCGTCTCCATCTAAACTAACACAAATTGTATTTGGTTTCGAAAGCTTTGTTAACCATAACATGTTTGCTATTTGTGGTACACGAGTTTCATTTTGAAATATTTTTAAACTTGAATATTCTTCAGAATATCTTTTTGCTATTTCAAAAGTTTTGTCTGTAGATTTTGCATCAACGAGAATTACTTCATAGTTTTTATATTTTTGATTTAAGGCTGTGTTTAAACATTGCTCAATCCACTTTTCATGATTACATGCGTCTATAATTATCGTAAAATGATTTTCTTCCATTTTATAAGAATTTTTTTATGTGTTCGCTTTTCACTATTATTTGTTTTATCTTTTCGAAAGATGATTTATTTTTAAATTCTTCATATATAGCTTTCATTTCATTAATAAATGGATTACTGAAATAAGTTGGAGGATGATACATATGAAAAATATCTATTGGGGGACTTTCGGCTACATGCATTTTATCCCAAGTGTCAATTTTTTCCCAAAAATATGAATCTTCTGGAGAATTAGCTAAAAATAAATCTGCATCATAACCACCTACGTCAAAAAACAAACCTCTTTCTACCATTATAGACCCCCCTGGAGCTCCAAGCATCACCTTACCTCCTAATCTAGGCAAATCTACTCCTTTAAATCCTAGACTTAAATCATCTATGTTTATTTTTTCTTGAATAATTTCATTTGTTAAATCAATGTCACAATACAAGACACGTCTTTGTTGAAAACATTGTAGTGCCTTACATTTATTGTTATAAATGTTTGATTCTACTTTGTTAAAAAAGTCCGATTGTATAAGGCAATCTACATCGTGAAAAATGAAATATTTAGATATATTTGAATATAAAGCTCCCATATTGTAAGATAGGCATTTGTTAAACAGTTCACTTTCTTCACATTTAATCCAAATATAGTTAATTTTATTATCTTTACAAAATTTTGCATGTTCTGCAATATAAGAATGTTCTATTACTGTGTATACAATATTAAGTTTTGACTTTTCTTTTGCTTTTAAAAAACTATTATACATTGGTTTTGCAAATTCTCTTCTTCCACGAACTGGAATCAAAAAATTAATATCACATATTTCTTCTGGATTCTTAATGATAACTATATTATCTTCTGCTATTTTTTTATAATCAAACATAATTTTCTATTTTTTTAAATGATTGTTTTAGAGAAATTTCTTTATGAATATCCCATTGCAATTGTTGATTCATTTTATCATCACTAATGGGATTGTTTCGATTGTAGATGTATAATATTTCATCAATGAATTTAACTCTACTAAGCCCAGCCATTTCCATTATTGGCCACATTATCGCCACATCATATGTCATTCTATAAAAATCACCATTTTTATCTTTTAAACAAGAAAAATCTGAGTCTTGTTCTTTTATTTTCTGATATAATCCTGCTTTAAATGTTCTTATGTGAGAAATTCTAAAGTTCGCTTTTCTTAGATTATCAAATTCTATTTGAGAATATTCTGAAGCGAAACCCCTTCTTCCATCTGTCCATGAAGCTTGTCCATAAGTTATCCAACAATCATTTCTACAATAATTTTCATTTAAAATTTTAAGTACATTTTTGTTTGGCAACCAATCATCCCCATCAAGCAAAACTACAATGTCATTTGGTTCACAATATTCCATTATTGCCTTGTGAATATTTGGAAGTGCGGTTACATTCTTCTCATTCTTTATGCAAATAGTTATTTCATTGCTGTGTGGTAATAAATCCCAGGAGTTATCTGTAGATGCATCATCAATAAAAATAACTTTGTAGTTTGGATATTTTTGTGTAATAGCTGAGTTAATACACTGTTCTAAGAAATTGGCCGCATTATAAAATGGAACTATAATTTTAAAAGGATGTATATCGTATTCTATTGACGATGGGGCTGGTGCAACATAATGGTTGGAAACAAATTTCATATTATATTTTTTTAAATTTAAATTCTAATTCTTGATGGCATCCGAAAATATTTGAAAAATCTACTAAATTATAGTCTATTATACTATTAATCAAATATCTATCATTTAAATATTTTGTTGAAAAATTGAATTTTTCTCCGTTTATGTTTGAATATGCT